AGCTGCTGACTCGCCTGCGCCGTTGATGATGATAGTGTTTTCTTTATCAATCTCTACTCGAGCTGCCATGCCAAGATGTTCAACTGTTGCTTTTTCAAGTGTTAATCCAACTTCGTCGGCAATAACGGTGGCACCTGTCAAGATAGCAATATCTTCGAGCATTGCCTTTTTGCGATCTCCAAAGCCTGGCGCTTTAACTGCACAAGTTCTCAAGATACCACGCATAGTGTTTACAACCAATGTAGCAAGAGCTTCACCTTCGACGTCTTCTGCAACGATCAACAATGGCTTACCTGCTTTAGCTGCGCCTTCAAGGATAGGCAACATCTCACGAATGTTTGAGATCTTCTTGTCTACCAACAAGATGAACGGATTTTCAAGTTCAGTGATTTGTCTGTCTTGATTTGTAACAAAGAATGGGCTCAAGTAACCACGATCAAATTGCATGCCTTCTACAACATCAAGTTCGTCTTGCAAGCCTTTACCATCTTCTACTGTGATAACACCTTCTTTGCCCACACGTTCCATTGCTTGTGCAATGATTTCACCAATTGCAGGATCGTTGTTGGCTGATACAGTACCAACTTGTGCAATTTCCTTGGTTGTGTTGCAAGGCTTGGAAATCTTGTCTAGTTCTGCTACCGCGGCACTAACAGCTTGATCAATGCCACGCTTTAAGTCCATTGGATTGTGGCCGGAAGTAACAAATTTCATGCCTTCTTTCACAATTGCTTGTGCTAAAACAGTAGCAGTAGTTGTACCATCGCCTGCACGGCTTGCAGTCTTGGAAGCAACTTCCTTGACCATCTGAGCGCCCATGTTTTGCAGTCGATCTTCTAACTGGATTTCTTTTGCTACTGTCACACCGTCTTTGGTAACGTGCGGGGCTCCGTAGCTCTTTTCGATAACAACATTGCGACCCTTGGGGCCCAATGTAACCTTTACTGCGTTGGCCAGAATGTCAACGCCTTCTACTAACTTCTTGCGACCTTCGTCGCCAAATACTACTTGTTTTGCTGCCATATATTACTCCTCAATAACTGCCATTACATCATCCTCAACGAGGATCAAAAACTCTTCACCGTTTACTTTGACATTTTGTCCTGCATGCTTGCCAAACAATACAATGTCATCCGGTTTAACATCCATTGGAACGGTTGTTCCTGCTTCGGTCAATCGACCTGTACCAACAGCAATAACTTTGCCCTTGTTGGGTTTTTCTGTAGCTGCATCTGGAATTACAATGCCGCCTGCACTGACAGTATCAGCTTCTAGCACTTTTACTACAATGCGGTCACGATGTGGACGAATTTTCATAGGTTCTCCTTTTAAAGCGAAAATAGCGAAACATCCTACATTACGTAGGACAACTTAATAAGTGGATTAATGATTGAGCGAGGGCTCGTGTTGATTGATCATTGTTCTCTCCTAAAAAGCAAAAGAATTGTGTAGCCCGTGTGGCACTACAATTTTTATTTATTATAGCACAGAATCAAAGGAAGTTTTATTGTTTAGGTCAGATACAATGCGCCATCTGCCCAAAGCATGAAACTTTTTGTCCGGATTCCAGGTCATAGCAAAAAACGCATAGTGTGCATCATCATCAAATGTTATGCGTCTAGTGTATTTGATTAACTTGGTATTATACGGAATGTTGTATTTGTCGCTCCACTCGTGCAAATGTCGAGTTATGAGATGATTCGAATGGGCTGCGGCTTGACCAGCCGAACCGTTAGGAAGGCTGAATTCAATATACATTAATAGAGTTTTTTAGGTAGCTGTTGACTAGCTACTTTTTTGTTCCAACGATTTTCAGCAGAAGACTTTTTACGCTTTCTTGCTGTGGTTGGCTTTTCGTAGAATTCACGATCACGTAGGTCATTAAGTAAACCTGAATCCATTATCTTCTTTTTAAATTTACGCAACGCACGATCTACGTTGTCATCTTTAACTAAAACTGAGCGTCCTCGTAATTTCATAGGTCTCCTAAAAACTATGTAGTTTATTTATTAGGATTGTTTAGTTTGGAAGCGATGTTGAATCTGCTCGACTTCAGCTTCAGTTAACAAGTCAGGATCGTATTCTCCAGAATCGATTTTATCAATTAGATGGTCAATATATGCAGTATCATAGCTGTATTGATCACTTAGGTTCTTATCAATTTCGATCCAGGATTTACCGTTGTATTTGTATAAAGCACTAGGTAGTCGATCTACACGCAGATACATATCGCCTTTGTTTGGGCTATCGGGCCATTGCGATCCAAAGCCGCGCATTACGCCATGCGGCAGTTCGTTATCGGCTTCTAATCCAATAGCATGTGCTGCATCTTCCCAGGGCAATTTATCTATTTTACCATCGTCGTACAACGAGCGCTGATTCTTAATAGTGTCTTCTGGATTAGCTGCTTTCCACGCACGAATTGCTGCTTTTTCAGGGTCGTCGGCAGGCGGAGTAATATAGTCACCTGGACGTTCAACATCATCTATTCCCATAGCAAGAATTTTAGGTTGTTCTTGCTGTGCTATTTCTTCCTGTAATTTTTTGTTATCTTGTTCAATGTAGGAATAATCCTGCTCGACTGCGTAAGTCTCTGGGATTGATTGTACAGACACAATAGGTGTAGTGTCCCTAAAGTGACTAAAAGGTTTTAGCAAGTACGGATGACTTTCGAATATACTCTTTTCTTCTGCAGGTGCTTCTTTAACCAACTCCGCTGTTTCTTTTAGTTGCTCAACTTGATCGTCTGTTAGAGCGCCATCATCGGGCTCGTACTTGGGTACGTCTTTCTCTTCTTTGGCCCAACGTAGACTTTGTTGTGCGGCAAGTATTAGTACCAGCGCAAGTGGATCAAACACCGCAACAATTAGGATAATCACAAGGCGAACAGCTTTTTCAAGAATGTTTGCATCCGGATTATCGCCGTACACTAGAGCCGCAATGTATTTGATTGGTCCTACTTCTGCTTCCACCTTGCGAAACTCTGCGGCAAGGGGCGCCCGTTCTTCACTAAGTTGGGCAACAACTTTCTGTTCGGCTGTAATCTCAGAAAGTAATCTAGTGCGTTCTTTGGTCTGCCCTCTACGTATCGCAACTGCTTTTTCCGCACCTTTTTCATCTGCACTTCGACCCATAACTTGGTCCACAGCTTCATCCATTTGTTTGAGTGCTTTGCGATTTGCATCGATATTGTCCTTTGCTGTTTTGATCTTTTCGTCGTAGATAGCAACCTTGGCCATAGAGTCGCCGGATACCATGCTTTGGTCTGAGTGTGCTTTTGACAAGAAGCCAAAGATGCCCATGCTGGTCAGCACCATTAAGAACGCAACTGCTGGCACAAGATATAACTTGTAGGTCCAGCTGGCACGTTCCCAGTTCAGCTTTAGCCAAACAGCGGCAGTTACTTTACCAACACCCAGGCTTGCACCCATAATAACAATGGGCCAGAATGCAGCACTAAAAATGGCGGTAAGTCCTACAATACTGTAGAACTCGGCCACGGCGCTAATAGTTAGCGCAACAAATAGGGTAAAGTATCCGAATAGCATAACCTAATATTTATCGTTGTAATTGGGCCCAAGAGAGCCATTGCTTAAAAGCATTGTAAACTGTTTCTGCTTCTTTGTCATCCTGGGGGATCTTCTTTCCTCGAACATAGAAGCCATCTTTGGTAACTTTAAGCATTTCGTCGCCGCCATGTGCATGCATGGTAATGCCTGCATCTGGATTAGGCTTGTGAAGCTCGTAAGTATTATATTCGGCTAGTTTATTCCACTCACTTAGTGATAGTGGCATAGTGGGGGAGCGTGAGTAAGTAGCCATTACACAATCTTTCCAATACCAACGTAGATTAGTTCATCTAACTCACGCTGATAATCTTTGCCCAATCTACGCTTTTGATAGATGGCAGTAATAAGCTCAGTGCCAGTCTGAGATTCAACCTCTAATCCCTTGCCACGACGTGCTAATTCTTCAACTAGATCATCAGTTTCAAAATCTTCTAAGTCAACATCTACTTCAACTTCTGTGTATACAATTGGCATTATGCCTCCGGATTATTTGCAAGACCGCGCCATTTAACTACAGTAGTGGAAACAGAAATGTCCCACTTCTTGCCATCCCATGTACCTGCTAAGATATTAGATTGGAATGGCCACGCAACTTCTTGTTCGCAATCTAGCACTTGGTATGTACCTACACGAACCGGATTGATACTAGCAGGATACCATTCAGTTACTACCGGTTCTTCGTTCACGGCTGGGAAGTCAACAGGGTTGCTAGTATTTGACATATGAATAGCCGGCATACTATCAATTAACTCGTCTAGCTCTGCTTTCAACTGCTCTTCAGTTTTAACAGGTACCCCGCCGATAGAGATAGCATCTTCATCTGGCTCGCCTTTAAACACTTCGCCTGTGTCTTCATTGGTAAGCTCTAATGGTCCGTAGTAGTAATACTCTGTATCATCTTGACTCCAGCCAATTGCTTCAACACCGCTATACCAATCTTCGCCCCAGGCAATTTCAAATTCTTCTAAGTCAGTACTAGTGGTTTTGTCATTGCCAATTTCAATGTCGCACCAACACCCATCGCTCATGTCTTGCATTTCCCACGACTCGTCGTTGTCAATTGAGCCTAGATCGTAACCGTCTTCATTCTTTAGTTCGTAGTCAGTTAGTGGGCGCTCGTCTGATCGGACGGTAAAGTTGGCCCAGCGGAAGCCTTGCTCAATAGTAATGCACTTGCCATCTTTGTAGAAGAACATCTTCTCCACTGCGGATTTTTTATATTGTGGTGATAAATTCCAAGTTGCCATTTTAGTCGTCCTTGTTCATAACCCCAAACAATTGGAGTAAGTTGATAAAGATATTAATAAAGTCCAAGTACAAGGTAAGTGCGCCAGATACTTCGTCGCCTACAGTACAATCTTCATGTGACACCATTTCGCGTATTGTTTGTGTGTCGTATGCAGTAAGTGCAAGGAAGATGACAATTGCTAGTGCAGAAATCACCATCTGCATAAGTGCGCTACCGATAAAGATATTGATGATGCTAGCAATGCAGATAGCAATCAACGCCACAAATGCATACTTGCCTACCGAGTCTAAACTTTGCTTAGTAAAGTATCCATACGCACTCATGGTGCCAAACAATACCGCAGCACCCATAAAGGCTGTAAAGATCGATCCCATTGTGTAAATCACAAAGATCATTGCAAAGCTCAAGCCCATAAGCGCCGCAAATCCATGCAGTGCTGCCATTGCCACTGGCGGACTAGGATTGTTAGCCAGGATCGGGGTCACTATAAACACTGCTACAAGTGGTGCAAAGATCACAATCCACTTCATAAAGCCAGTGAAGAAAAAATGCACCAATTCGGGTGTCATCCCCACAAACATAGATACAATCATGCTGGTAATTACAGCCAGCATCATGTGTCCGTAAACACGACCCATTGCGGTATTAATTTGCGCCGCATCGCGATATTCCATTGCATACATTATGCATTCTCCTTGGTTAATTCACACACTAACAAAAATTGTTCGTATGCACGTTTTACACTTTCGTGTTTCATTAGTTTATCAGCTTCAGCCTCTAGTGCCTTTAATCCTGCTTCGGCGATATCACGAGTGCTGTTAATTTGTAATGTGGCTAACTCATCGCCAAACTCTTTTGCTAACTTTTCCCAGGCCTTCTTTTGTCCCGGCGTAATTGGATTCTTCTGTGGTCGTAGTTCACTGGCTTTGTGGATAGCATTACTTAACGCATCTTCGGCAACACGGCCAGCAGCAATTAAAGCCGCATAGTTAGGATCAATTTTGTATCGAGTGCTTTGGCCGCCCGGGTAGCACATGATTAGGTGTGTTCCTTTTGGGAGTGCCGAACAAAGCTCACTATCGTATTCATGCACAGGCACATACCTGCGTCCGACCTTTTTGTAGAAAATTTCTTTCATACCCGAGATGCCATTCCCACAAGATTAACCATGTTGTAAATGCCAATGATTGCTAGCACCACTGACCACCAGGCGCTGTTGGAAGCACCTTCGGCGTCACGATTTTGATCCCACGTGGCCCAGTGCATACCTGCTAGAAAAAATATCACAGCAGTAATGGCCATTGCAATTAAAATCATAGTTTTTCTCCTGGTTCAAATCCACGGAATCGCACCTGACGTGGAAACCTCAGGGAGTATGTTCCGTCTTGGTTTTGGGTGACTGCGTCAGCTTCGACTTCACCAACGAAGCCAAGTAATCGATCACGAATGGCCCACAGCTCATCACGCTCATTATCACTAAAGCCAGTACCAACATTAACACGAATATTACGTCCATTATCAACTCCTTCGTAAATTATAGCACCCAACCGGCCTTCATTGCGACCTGTTCCTTCTTCGAAACCTGTTACAGTTAAATCAACAGTAATAGTAGGTTTCCATTTCATCCATGAATCCGAACGCTTGCAAATATACGGTGCGCCCAAATCCTTGATCATGATGCCTTCAAAGCCTTGCTTTACTGCATCTTTGGCATAGCGATCCATGATGTCATGTCCCTCTGCTGTGTCTAAGTCCACGTCCAGGCCATTCATAACACGCAAACAATCAGTATCCATCAGTTGATTGCGAGCCGACTCAACCCATTCAATGCGCTTGGATTGTTGCAAGTTGCAATGGCCTTCTTGGAAGTTATCCAGTGGCAAGATATCAAAAATGTGATACACCATGCCAGTAGTTTCTACATCCGACTTGCGCTGTGCTTGCTTCATGAGCTTTTGGAAACTCTCGCCCACAATCTCACCATCTAGCACATAACGTCCGCCTGTGCCTCGACCGTACTGGAATGCTTTACGGTTTTCAAGAATAGCGTCTGCAATGTGTGGAAAGTTTAAAAACTCTTTGCCGTTACGGCTAAACAATGTGCAAGCATTACCGGTAACAACTGCTAACACACGCACCCCATCTAGTTTAACTTCCAGGCGCTTAATACCTTTCATTTTGGCAGGACGGTCAGTTGAGTCAGTAGCAAGCTGACAAGTGAATACAGGGATCTTCCACTCTGTCTTTGCCAGTACTTTGTTCAAAGTCTTTTCGGAGATACCGCAACGCAAGTCTTTGATTAGCACTCGACGGCAAACCGTGTTCCATTCTTCACTATCAAAATAATCCGACACATCTAAAATTGCATCACGGGCAGCATGGCCAGTAACTCCGCGAGTTCGCAAGTTTTCCAGCAGTGCCCAGAACATAGGCCAGTTGTTGTCTTTGTTCACAAGTCCCACAGTTTCAGGTACTTGCTTGACATTAAACGTATGGAAGGGATTATATGCTTCGTAGCAATTAAAAAGAAATGCCTGTGCATCAGCAGATCCGAGCTTTGCGGCCATTAATGCTTTTTCGATTACTTTCTCTTTGTGAATCCGGCTGTCGCTAGATTCTAAATCGCGAATCCAACCTGCAGACATAGTTCCCAGGAATTCCTTATTGTTGATGTATTTGCTATCATCCATATATTTAATCTCTTACCAGCTAGAATTATAAAACACTTTTAAACCAAAGAACAACTCTGCTCGAGCGTTCTTGATAAAAGTCAGATCACTTTCGCGATAGTGGTCGTCTGCTTCGTTGCCAAAGAAGAAGCCCGATGTGCTAGGCAACTGACCATGCGTTACTGCACGTTCGAGCTCGTCTAAATCTTCGTGCGTGAGTTCTAGTTCAACGCCGTTAAATGTGGGATCGTGGTCTGCTGTGCTTTCATCAAATCCTGGGCGGCCTTTGTCGTTCCACAACTTTTCCATCCAACCATGCAGGTTAGGATGCTTGCGCCAGTATGCAATCTCACGTGGCTTAGTCACTGTGCTAGTGTCTTTGTCGTAGTCGTAATTTTCATAATGCTCGTTCATTTGGCCTTGGTTGGCGGCAACATAAGCATACATGTCGAGTCCCATTATTTCACTCCTTGTTGGTAACGATATTCACGTTTAAGCCAATATTTGTATTTGGCAAAGTATTCATTTGCAGAATATGGAAGTCCTTGGCAGTATGATTCCATTTCTAACTTATGCTCGCTCCACATTTCATAACACCAATGACGAAAGCTCATTACATGCTCCAAAAACGTTCTTGCGAAGGGTCGTTGCAAGTGTTGCGATCTGATTCCATAATTTCAATCATTTTACCAGTCATCAAGTTTTTAACTTGGACTTTTTTGTTTGCATAGGTATTGTTAAAAGCCTCGAGCGTTAGCACACCGCAAGCCATTTTGTCAGGGTTCTTATTGTTGCGACCACGAGCAATCTTCGCACCACGTTCTGTTTCAAAGTAACGGGGCTTGTAGTTGGGGGCGGTATAGTTGTAAACTACGAACATTTGGTGCTCCTTTTTGCTGCTTTATGTGTATATTATAGCAAATCGGGCATTATTGGTCAACCAGTTAAAAAGTAACACTTTGGGTTTACTTTTTGTATTCTTTTGCAAATTTCAAATGGCCTGCCATTGCGCAGGCACAGCAAAACTTTTCACCTACTTCAAACTCAACTCCGTTAAACACAAAAGGCTTTAGCACACGATCGCCATTCCACCAGGATCTCTGAATTTCAATGTATCCATCTGTGCCCAATTGTTCACGTAGTTCTGAGAACTCTGGATGATCTTTTGTGCCTGTGCTACTGCATTGATCTTCGCCTTTGAGGATTTTAATAACTTCGTCGTGTGTGAGTTCTTCGGGCTTTTTGTGATCATACATGCCCCATGTTTGTCGAACAACCACGTCAGTGAGATATGTCGGGTCTAGTTCAAACTCGGGCAGCGTCATTTGGTGCTCCTGTTTGATAGTTCCAGCCTTTGCCGCCAAGCCTTGCCCAGTTATCCCACTTGTCCATTTCGTCTTTGCAACCCTGCGGCTGACCAATTGAGCCTACAACCGCGCCGCACAATTCGCAACGATAACTAATGCCCGAATCTTCGTCAAAGTATGCTTTGCTACCACAAGGCAGTAGCAAGAAGTCATATGCTATACCATCAACATAGTAAGACATTACACTGTTACCAATGCAACTAATCCAACATAAGTCATAGCATGCAGGAATTGATCCAGGCCCAACAGCCACCAAAACTGTTCATGTGTGGTAGGCCCCCAACCCATCTTAGAATTTAGGTTCATCTTTGCCCAGTCAATGTGATAGTGAATCACTGCATCAAACAAACTTAGAAATAATGCGGCCATCGGTGCATACCAAACAAAACACAACCAGGTGCCTGCACCATGCAGTGATGCGTGTAGCAAGCCACCCGGATGACCGTATGTGCCTTTGTTAGAATACTGGTACCGTGGTTGTAGCGGAAAGTCTACAATGAAGTGTTTTGTAAACAACAGTGCAATGAGTATTAGTGTATCGTTCATTGTTTTAACCTTTCAAATAATCGTTCACGCTCGACCAAGAAACATTCAAACGCTGCCTTGACAATGTTGTAGAAGAATGTAAATACTGCGAGCCAGAAGCAGGATGCTCCGATAATACCAACGGTAGCTTTATCTTCAATCAACCAAGCAGATAACAATAGTGTCACTAGCAAGGTAATCACTGAAAGAATAAGAAATCCGCAGATAGCAAAGATTGATTCAGGAGCCCCCTTCTTCAATTCATATCTGAATGTTTCAGCGAGGTTGAAACAACCGCCGAAGATTCGCATAAAGCACCATTTGAAAAATGCTAGGTACATTCGAATATTCATTTTTTTAACAAGTCCCAGACCTTCTTAGGGTCAATGACATCAATTAATTGTTTAACTTCTTTCACACGCACTTCATATTCCACAATCTCAAAGTCCTTTAGTTTTTCGCGTTGGTACTCGCTGTAACTGTTCATGTGATTAGTAATTGTAGCACGAAGTTTACCCAAGGTGTCATACACTTTGCCCGATTGGTTCCATGTACCATCTGCTTTGCGAAACAGGGTGGGATCAGACTTCTTGCGAATTTTGTAGTAGGTTAAGGTTGTCATTTAAAAATACCTTTCTTTGCATCGGCTAGTGAGCCGTAGCCAAATTCTAACTGAATCCAGGGACGATCCACTTCGTCACTCCAGTCCCGGTCTCCTGTGTAGTACGCACGTTCTTTCACTTGATCCAATACTGCTTCTACAACCAGCTCGGCAAACTTTTCGTTGTAAACTTCAATCCACTTGTCTGGGCTAAGTCCGTGTGGAACATTTTTCTTTGCTTGATCTGCAAGTTCTTGGATTCGTTTGCTCATTCGTGAAACTTTCTTTCGTGGTATTGATTGCAGGCTGCACAGAATCGACCTTGTCTAACATAAATGCTAGCTGCACTTCGTTTAGGATCACTGTATTTTGTCCACTTGTGGAATCCAAACCAACACCAAATGGGGCGAGTTTCCACCGGAGGCTGATCCTTTAGTGCTCTGAATGTATTTTCTGCTTCTCTGCTCATGCTTTTAACTTGTTGATCAAGTCTAGTTGTTCAATACACTTTAAACATAATGAGTTGTACTTAGGACCACCGTTGCTAGAAATAGCACCGCCACAACTGGAACACAAGATAAAAGCCTGTGTAGTAACATAACCGCGCTTGGTAGCGTAAATTGGTTCCAGCGTGTAGCCAATGGGATCGCCTGGATCTTCCTCTACTTTTGGCACTTCCACAAACAGCGTGGTTCCTTCGGCAGGTTGATCTTGTCCCAGCCAACGCACTTCGCCATTATCAATCCATCCTACTGTTTTCATCATTCAACTCCAAAATGTTTCTTCATCTTGTATTTGATAACATCACATGCTGCTTCACCTTCGGCATAGATATTCTTGTCTTGAAAATCATCTGCGGCCTTGCGATGCTTAAAATAGCCAGCTTGTGTTTCTTCGCACATTGACATACATTCAGCAACAATCAACTCAGCGAATTTTTCAAACTTGTGTTCAACGCTCAGTCGTTCTATTTCAGGCCGATGGAACCCAGCCTCGTTGAATAATTTTAATAATTGTTTTTTCATTTTGTTTCCTTAAAACGGGATATCATCGTCCATATCGTCATATACTACTGGCTTAGGCTTAGGTGCTACATAGTTTTCGTCATGGAAGTTGTTGAACACTTCTTGGTAGCCACCCGACCAGTCGCTTGACCGCAGTCGGTCTTGATTATTGCACAAAATCTCTACTTTGTCAAGACTGGAATGTGGGTTATAAGGATGATGCACAGTGACGTAACCATTGTAGTAGGTGCCATCCCAGGCACCGTTGACTACCCAAAAGTCAAAGTGTGTGGGACTATACTCTTGCTCAACATTGACAAGCAAACTTGGACGTTCTTTAGTGCCTAGCATGAGTCTCATTCTTCAACTCCGAAATGTTGTTTAATTAAATCACGATCCAGGCGTGCTTGAGCCTTACGGTCATCATTCCATCCTGCACGGCCTTGATGGTCACAGATGCCAGCACATTCCTGAATGATCAACTCGGCGAACTTTTCTAGGACCTTGTCTTGACCATATGTCATATAATCTGGATATCCGGCATCTGCGGCAAGTTCTTTTAATCGTCTGTTCATACATTGTTCCTTCCTATACGACTGTAGCCTAACTTGGCCACAGTTTCTTTGTCTAACACTCTAGGTGTTTTTACAATCGTTGGCTTTGTGGGCCAATACCTTGTATCCACAGTTTCGCCTGTTAGTTCGTATCTAAAGTCTGGATCATATACCATAGCACCATCTGAACGATATGCCGGCTTGCTATCTCTATAACGAAATATCACACCACGGCACATACAAAATGACCAGCCCTTATCGGTCCATACAGGACCGTTTTCTGTGCCAATGTATCGGACCACATTACCCTTATACATCTCATCAATCGCTTCGTGCCAGTTCATGCTTCTGCCTTTGTTAGTTTGTCCCACACCAAACCGTGCCAGGGTTTAAAAGCAACATACGTGTGAGTGCGTCCGATTGTCCACACAAGTTCCCACCATTCGTTATCGGTGTCTAGATAAACAACACGAACACGATTGCCATATAGTGAGCGACAATAATCCACAACATGTTCAGCATCGTTGGTGATGGTCATATGGTGCCCATATGCATTGTCGTGCAAGAACACAATGTTGTTCTCAGTATCTCGTTCAACAATAGTAAACTTTGCTTTCATGCTGTTATCCAATCCACAGTATCTCGAGTTTCGATATGTTCGTTACCATCGTATTCGTTTACTTGAAACTGTGTGCCTTCTTTGAGCCACCAAATTTGCAAATCGCGCAAACCGCCGGCGTAGATCTCCGGATATTTGAGTGTGACAAATGCCTGTAACTCGTCCCACTTTTCCTGTTCCACTAACTCAACTATAGCAGGATCAAACAAAATTTCCGGGCGACTGGTATTCCAAGAGAACCAACCAGCACCATAACCCGGCGAATACAACACCGCAACCATTCCGTCTCTAACAACTCGGTTCATACATTAAATCCTGTGTTACGCAATGCAGCCAAAGCAAGATGATACTTTTCATGTTGAATGTGCAAGAATTCGTTGCTGATCTCGTGACGAGCAGTGCGAGAGTTTACACGATCATACATGTCTTTGGCTTCTTTCAAGCCCAGCCCACGCTTGTCCCATTCACGAATTGTTTTGATACAACTTACTGCATTAGATTGTCCCGAAGGATACAAACTCTTCAGATGAATGCGATCGTTGTAGTTGCCAGTAATCATGGCCATGAAGATCTGTCCCTTGACATCTGGGTCAAGAGTGTTGGCAATGGTATCCCACAGCTTTAACCCTTCATCGGCACCGTAGGCTTCAGTAATGCTTCGCATAAAGTGTATGCCATTACTGATCACTGCGGTTTTGTGATCTTCAGGGATCATGCGTATTCCTTGTCGCTCAGTGTTTTCCACATTTTACGCTTTTCGTAGTAGCGAGCAAGTCCGGGCCAGTCTGCGGCAAACAACTTGAAGTCGTAGCTGGGATTCTGGCACCAGGTGTTGAACTCTTTGTTGAAGTGTCCACCGCCACCGCCACCTGTGCCAGTGTTAGCACGTTGACGACCTGTGCGGAATGTGCCTTTAGAGAACAAGTCGCTACCAAGATACATACCTTCGAGTTCCTTGGGCCATTCAACAAGCCATTCAATGTGTCCAGTCCAACCTGGGTAGCCTTGTGGGCGACCATCCTTGGCTTCGTGACTGCTCCAGCATGTGACGCCGCCTACAGGACTCGAGTGGCTATTACTAACAGAGTCGTTCCATTGAAGTCGGTGATTGATTTTTAGAACTTTTGGCATTGGGATAACCATTGCATTTTTGCCCCGGCCACTTTTCTTCCCAACACAATCCCAATCACGCCAATCACTTTGAGCAGCTTCTGCCCAGAACAAGTGCTGGTTGTCAATAACCATTTGGCACCAGTCATCAATGCTTTGCTCACGCTCGTAGAGTTCTGCCCAGAGTGCATCTTTCTCTGCTTCTGCTATTTGCAGTTTACGTTGGGACAGACGATGACGTGCAAGTGTACGCAGGTGGTTCTGGTACTTCTTCTTGTCCTCAAAGATCTTACCGTCTGCTTCTGATTTGTATGCTGTGATAATCATTTATTCATCTTCTTTCCAAGCAATCGTTGGCCACGCAACTTTTGAGCCGCGTTTGGCAGTCGACTTGGACCCCAAGCCCAACAATTCCTTTTCTTCGGGTGAAAGTTTTGCTAGTGCATCCTTCTTTGCTTTTTCACGACGAGCTTTTTCTGCAAGCTGAGCCTGCTCACGTGCGTCATCTTCTTTGTGCTTTTTCCACCACACTCGAACTTCGTCGTCGCGGAGCAACAGCATGTCTTCAATCTTGTTAGCTTCGAGCTCAGTTAGCGCCTTGCAGGCAATACGTGCCAGCATGTCAGCTTGCTTTTTCAGCTCGCGAATTTTACGAGCATCGCTACCGTCATCCCAACTTGAATCATAACTTTGGCAGGGCATAATTTACTCCTCGTCATCAAAACAATCGTGTTCTTCTTCGTCATCGTCGAAGCCAGTGTCAATTTCAACATGTCCAAACACTAGCACACGTCCATCTGACGACACTTCAAAAGGCTTTGTGAACTCTACAATAGCACCCAGCGTTTCCATGTCGTTGGCTTCATCGTCGCGAATGTCTTCAACAAGGATGCAACCAATAATCCCAGCGTCCACTGAATGGCTAGTACCAATGTTGCTACGGTAACCACCGTCACCATATGCTGTGGCAAAACTAGCAAAGCGGCGACCGTCTTTGAGAGTGAACTCACCTTCAACACCACGTGGTGGATGATTAGCCGGGAAGAACAAATTACAAACTTCGTCCCATTCAGGGTGCATAACATAGCACAGATCACCAACATAATATCGTCCTGCGGGCATTGTCATATCAAGTTCCTTTTGTTTCTTTATGTGTATATTATAGCAAATCGGTAAATTCTGGTCAACCGTTTACAAACTCAATGCTTTGCGTTCTTCGTCAGTGAGCTTAGCCAGGGCATTTTTACGCAAGTTATATTGACGCTCTGCTTCTGCGGCACGTTCCTCTTTCCACTCTACAGATTGCTCAAGCTCAACAAGCTCCATATCAGCTGATTGGTTCCATGCAGGACTTACATAAAAGTAGTCTTCGCGGCCGTCTCGATCAGTGACCAGGAATCGCATTGACTCTGAAACGTCCAGTTCAAAGTTCTGTTTAGAAGCACGGCGTAGGATTGCCATCATGCGTTCAACATAAGTAGCCTTAGCAACTTCGAGTCGTTGCGCCGCTTCTAGTTCCAGACGTTCTTCGCGTTGTGCTTTTGTTTCACGGGCCATATCAAACTCCTTTTTGCTTTGTATGTGTATATTATAGCAAATCGGGCATTTTTGGTCAAACAAAAACCCGCCAATCAAGCGGGTTTCTAGGGTTACAAAATGTAATACTTGAGTATTACTTTAGATCACCTTTGAGTGTGTGCCACATTTTAGGGTCTGTGCCCAAGTAGATGTGATACTTTTTGTAGTTGCGCCAACGGCTCAACTTGTTTACTCCGTTTTCGATCCAACGGAAAAAGTCATCGCGGAACCAAAGCGGGTTAACGATTGCAAGCAGGATCGCAACAGCCACTGGCGCAATAAAGACGGCAACAAATGCCCAGTGGAATGCCATTGCCATGTAGTAGTTGCCACCACCAGGTACTAGTTCAATTTCTTTGTTCATCATTGGTATCCTTGTTGATATGCAATATTATAGCAGAACCTATATTTTGTGCCAAGCGGTTTGGTATTATTTGATCGAGTCTTCGGATAACTTGTCAAACAAGGTTAACTTTTCGTAAGCTGTTTTAACCTTTTCAAATTGATCGGACATTTCATCTATACGTTGTTTGACATAGCGAAATTGTGCTGCATCAAATCCACGCAAAGTATCTACCGCAGCAAATGCTGATGTCATGTCGTGCTCGGCACCAACCGAGACCCATACCTTGTTCCAGGCACTGTCATAGCGGCCAGATACGCCATGCAAGCGACCAATCTCATTAACTGCTACCTCACACAATACTGTGTTTTCGTTAATTTGTGCAATGACTTTCATATTACACCTCTTCTGCTTCAACCACACGATAGCTCTCAAAGCCACCGAGTTGGTGCTGGTAATAAAGTTCTGCGTCTTCCGCAGATTCAAAAAACTCTGCAATGGTTTCCCAATGCCCATTGTTCGACACTTCGAGCATAAACATTTTAACTCTCCTCTACTTCGCAAACAAAACCTTCTGACTCAAGTTCATCAACAACTTCTTGCACTTCAGATTCTTCTACTGAACATTCCTCTGCCATCAATACACCGTTGACATAACCTTTGATTGTAAATGTTTTCATATCACATCCTTTTCAACAATCTTCCAAGTGTTCCAACCGCCGTATGCTTTAACAAAAATCTCTGCTGTTTCTTTTGTGTAAAACACAGATTCAATTTTTTCATTGCGAAAAACGAGCCAGACTTTCATTTTACAATCTCCACTCGACCTTCGTCAATCATTTTATCCCATGCTTGGCAACGATATCCGTTGTTGAAACTTTTGTAAACTGTACCGTCTTTTTTGATTTTCTCAAACTTATAGCTTTGGCGGCGTGGGTCTTCTCGATCTTTGCCAACACAGCCTAGAGCCCAGATGTTTGTTACACGATATAAACCTGTCTTCCAGTCGTCGCACTTATGAATGCCGGGAATCACTTCATTCAGTTTACAAACATCACCAACTTTGAGTTTGAAATTCATGTTAGGCTTTCATGTTACTAGCTTCAACTTTTTTGCGGTGTTCATAACCATTGTCAAACCCGATGTCATAAACTTTTTGCATCAGCATCAACGTGCGAGCTTCTGTGTTAGCATGTGCCCAATCGAGTCTCGTTCCGGGATTACGTTGAATGAGTTGTTTTGCTTGTTCTACTAAGTTATCGGGAATCATGTTAGGCTTTCATGTTAGATTCAACACGGTCCACACGCACACCACGTTCCTTGCCGTCCACTTCGCGGGTCACATAATAGTGGAATCGAGTTTCAACTTCGATGCCCATTTGTGCAAGAACTTCTTCGAGCAAATCGGCACGATCAAGTTTAATGCTACCCGATTCACATTTGACTTCTACACCGTCAATGTAGGCAGTATAGTCGCCCCACGAACCTTTTTCAAGTGTAATCTTAGACATACATTACTCCTTAGTCCAACAACCAAACCTTGCCGTCAACTTCTTCTACTTTTAAAAAGTCCAAAACGGACTCATACTCGCCGCCGTTGTAAGAGCCACGCAACTCGGACTCACCATCAAACTTGGACAACAGCTCTATCAATTCTTTTACTTTCATCTTGAGCACCTTTTGTTTCTTTATGTGTATATTATAGCAAATCGGTAAATTTTGGTCAACCGTTTTAGTGGGTGTTCAGAGCTGGTGCAAATTCACGGATCAGTTCACGTTCACGAGCGTGAGCTGGCTTGCGACCACGTACCAATTCAAGCACGCCGTAAGTAAACGATTCTGCACCGTAAGTGCGGATCGACTCGCAAAGTGCCCAGGTCTTGTTTTCTGTAACTGCGCGGCGAACGTGCTTTTGGATACGCACCTTGAGTGCTTTGCGAACTTGCTGGCCGCAAACTGTGATACCCACATACTGTTCACCTGTCACCGTGTTAGTGATGCAGTAGACAGCATGCTTGGTATCTTGACGGCGTTTACGTGATTGCTTTTTAATTTCCATACATGTATTATAACCGAAATAGAGTATTTGGTCAACCAAAAAGTAATACTACAAAAGTACTACTTTTTAGGATGGAAAAATGTATACTTTACACTACTTGTTCAATACTAGCACGGAAGTAGTACTCTGGTGTACCGCCCGTTTCCCAGTGCTTTTTGTATGCAACAGCTTCTTCGTAGGTTGTAAAGAATTTAGTGTCCTCAGGATCAGTACGTTGCCCCCAACCTGACTCATATTCAGTAACTGTGACTTTATACAGTCCTGCGAGTTTAACTTCTGCCATTTTGGGCTCCTTTCTTACTACAGTTATAGTATAAGAGATCAGGAGTTTTTGGTCAACCGTTTTAGATGATTTTTTGTGCTACTGCTTCTGCTACTGTGTACTGACCGGCAGAGAAAGTTTGTTGAGGTTCAACCCCTTCGCTACTAACAATAATATCAGGTTGAATGCCAGCTTCTTGTAATCTACCTTGATTGCGAACTTCTCGCATGGTCGATACAATAGCTTGACCACCAAGTGTTGAGGTGTTTGCAACAGATTCCAAGAACCAGGCTGCGCCGCCAACTGTGGTTTCTTTGCCATAAGACGCAATATTCAATGCCAGCGTTGTGGGCTTGGTGCCACCAATCAAACTAGATGGAACAATATTTGCTTGGGTCTGTGAAGAGTTTTCAAACGCTATTTGTGCTGCGATGTTAGACCACGCTGAATTTGCAATAGTTACATTGCCAGTAGCATTAGCAACGATATTACCGATTAATGAGTATGCCGCAGGTATCAACCCAATGCCCGGCGTTCCTGGGCCATCGAATGCATTACTGATTGCGCCGCCCGGCGAGCCAGAGACACCGTACGTTCCGGCACCCGGCAACCCAGATGGGATTTCTACATAATAAGTCGAAGGGTCAGGAAGTATTCCTGGAATTTCAATAGTATAGTCGCCGTCGAGTGCATTTTGCATTACTGTAAACACACCGTTGGTGCCATTGGTCAATGTAATTAAATTTCCGTTGCTTGACATATTAGCCAACGTCGAAACTGCAATAGGTAAATTATCGTTAACTATCCAGCCGCCTGCCGTGCCAACTAAATCTGCAAGTATGAAGGTTCCATTGATTCCAGAACCAGAGGACAAAGTGCTATCAAAATAGCTGCTGACTTCTGCCGGCAACGGAGAAGTGAGTGCATTAATTAAATCAAGTCCTTTGTTACTTTCTAGTCCGTTTGTTGCGGCACCAAACAATGGTCCGTTTGAATTAAAAATAGTAGTAGCTTGCTCAAGCCCTGCTTGTAATGCTTTGTTGGCCAATGCCCAGTCTGGCGGTATAATATTTTTTAATTGAGAATATGTATTCTGCACGTTTTGGTAGCCGTTTATTGGCACCAATACATTTCTTGGCAATATTGTTTCTAAATTGGTATTCACTGCTCCGGAACTGTTAACATATATTCCACGAACGCCGTTAGATGTCGGTGCAGTTAATGTGTTGTAGCTTCTAGGAAATGCTTTAACAGGGTTCAGCAAATCAGCAAGATTGGTTATTCCACGAGTTATAACCTTTAGTAAACTAAGAACTTGCAATAGTGCAGAACCGGTAATCTTGGTCATAACATCAAATGCAATCTTTTGTTGCTCCGGCGTCATGTTTATATTGCCAAGATTATCTAGCACACTTTGAGGTATCCCTGCATTAAGCAGAGCTGTATTGAGTTCAGACTTGCCGCTACCACGAGAATAAATTTGCTCTAGCAGAGCTTGAGGACTTCCGAGGTTCGATAATTTTTCAAAATTAATTGCGAACCCCAGCGATGCAAAATCAGCACCGAACTCTGGGAATGCCTGCGTAATTTGACTCAATCCCCCGGTTACAGTTACGTCTTGGGATTGATAAGTTGTAACCGCAGATAAATTGTTTGCGTTACGTGCAGTGTTGATCATTAGATTATTTGTAACAACATATGAATCAGACAATGCCAACACTTGTTCAAAAATGCCCGGGTCGCCGTTGCCCATTATGTAGTTAACATGTGGCACTAACACACCGGTAGTAAATCCTGTAGCCGGTGTGTTACCGAGTGAGCTAATATAATCGACGGGTATCGCGTTTGTTAATACTGGAAAAATATTACTAGCTAAATTGTCAAGTGAGATTGCAGTAGTGTTAGATAAAATATTACCACTTATTTTGACATTAGTAAACTGGGCAATAACATTAATATCATCATATGTTGCAATATTTGCTGTCATCACTGCATTGGGCCCAAGTGGATAACCGCCTATGTTGCCAAGTATACCTGCTGCTGCAATTAAATTAACTGAACTTAGTTGTCCGATGACCATTATCTCGCCTTAACATTGTTACTTCCGTATATTCTACTATGTTCAAAACAAGTATCTTTATCGCCATCCATAACTAACGGTTGTCCATTAGCTTTTACACCTTTTGCACCAGGATACCCAGTAGTGAATGTAATACAGTGCCACCATTTCTGAGGACTGCACCCCCAATGAGGAGTAACAAGGTCAAGTGGTTTAGAAGCCGGGCGACCGTTAACAAGTATATCGTCGTGGCCTGGACCAACAATAATGCCGCCACCTGAACTGATGTCACCTACTCGCTGAACACCACCGCCACTACCAAGAAACTTCGACGCCGTTCCTACATAATCCATTAAGTTCTTATCCCATTATAATTTTTTTGTCCGGTATTGTGATACCAGTTGTTGCCTCAATGTATTTGGCTTTAACTGATTCATCAGTCTCGGCATACATTGCAATACTGTTAGTATTTATTGTCACAGATTGCTCGGGATCAGCAGTAAACATACTGGGCACTAGACCCATACCTTGTGGTCCTGGTGCAATACTTACAGGACTAGTAACTGCAATAAAGTCGCCCACTACTTCAGCTGAATATTTTGCAACAACTTCTTCGCCTGAGTTGAATTTGAATGTGTAAACTTTTCCTACTTCTAACATGTTATCCCTTTGTGTTTGCTACTTTATCAGCGAACTCTTCCGCTGTCATTCCTGCTAAGCCTTGATAGCCACCAGGGATATGATGTGTTCCATTATAAATCTGTGGCACAGAACGGAATCCTGCATCCATAAGCATTTGTCGTGCGTCGGCATCTACTGAAATGTCAACTGCTTCAAATGCAACGCCTTTGCTTTCAAGTAACTGCTTTGCCATATCGCAATAAGGGCAGTTGGGTTTTGAATATACTTTAATCATTTTGTTTTTCCTTATAATCTTTTGTATGTTTGTGCAAAGATGTCTTTCTTTACAACGCCGTAGTCGTTTGGACCATGGCGCACAATAATATCTTCGCCCGGAGTGTAATGTAAAGGCTCGCCCCAACTTGTGTTTACAGTGCCTGAGTGGTCTGCTATCTTTGCTATTTTAGGAATAGCAACAGGAGTTGCTGTGCCATCCCCGTTGTCCTTTTTTAACTTGCGGAAAGTCTCAGGTGACATAGGATATTGTTCGCCCTTTGGTCCTGTAAGAATGTAAAAGCCTGCTTCGTACTTTACAGGACCTTCTAGTGTTTCTAACGTGCCAGGCGTGGTCGCAATTTCAAACTTCTCACGTGCAGTCGAATCTTTAGCACACTTAAATGCGCCAGTATTAAACCAGTCATCAGTGATTGATTCAGTTACTTTGTTAATTAAGTGTCTCATAGATCCGGTAGTTCCTCGTAGTCAAGTTGGTCGCTCATTACGCCAATAACATAGTTAGTCGATTCGTTTTCTTGGAGTGCAGTTTGTTTCTTGCTTGTGTTCACGTGTTTGTTGAACCATGGAATCGGAGTTGACTTTGGAGACGGTGTCTGATACTTGATACCAATTTCTTTCAATGCACCGACTGCTGTGTAGTCTACAAAGTCTTTTAGAATATTTGCATTCAACCCAATCACTGGTCCGTGTTTGAACAGATAGTCTGCCCATGCTTTTTCTTCTCTGATAACATCCATGTATAACTGATATACTTCAGCTTCGCATTCTGATTTAATAGCAGCAAATCTTGCATCCTCTTTAACAACCTGATTGATCAACCAAGCAGTCCAGTCCTTGTGTAGAATTTCATCTTGCAGAATCAATCCAATGATGTTACCGTTGCCGATAAAGATACGATTCTCTACCATAGCTAATGAAGTAGCAAACGATACCATGAAACGGAATGCTTCCAATGCATAACTTGCATGCAGTGCCATGTAAATTGCTTTGATATGTTCTGTTTCGTTTACAGCTTCGCCAACTTCCTTTCGGGAATTGATAATATGCAATGCATCGTAATAGTTACCAACCGAGCTTGCCATATCAACAATCTCTTGTGTGTCGTGGATTGTGTTAAACACATCCTTTGGCACGTTGTAGATGTTACGAATGATATGGCTGTAACTGCGACTATGAATGTTAGTTTCAAAGAATCCCCAGTTATACATCAATGCTTCTAGTTCAGGAATAGAACACACAGGTGTAAACACTTGGGTCGGCGCACGGCCTTGCAAACTATCCAATGCTGTTTGGCGCAACAAGTTACTGGTAAAAATATGTCTTACTGTGTCACTTGCATCTTTAAAGTCTTGCGAGTCCTTTGTTAGACTCACTTCTTCAGGGACCCAAAAGAAGCCACGAGCCTCTTGTTCGAACTTGGCCAGCTTGTTGTACTTGACTTCCTCGAAACGTTGAATGGTAACTGGCCCTGCTGGATCCAGAAACATCTTGCGATTCAAGTAGTCTGTCTTGGTGTTTAGATTGTATTGTTGTTTGCTCATAATTTACATGCCTCGCAGTCGTCCTCGACTAATTCAATGTTGTGTGGTAAATCCACCAATGCGTCGTCTTTTTGTTTGCTACCTTGTTTGTTGATCAAACTATAGTAGAATGTTTTTAATCCCCAATGATGTGCCTGCATCAAGTTCTTGGCAATCAATGTAGTCGGAACTTTGCGTCCTTCAAAATGTGCAGGATTATAGAATGTGTTTGTTGAGATTGACTGATCAACATACGCTGCAATAACAGACGCAGTTTTTAAGTAACCGTCACAGTCCTTTTGTGCCCACATCAGTTGATATTTGTTCTTCAACTTGTGATACTCTGGCACAACTTGTGTTAGCGAACCTGCTTTAGATTCTTTAACAGTGATCAAGCTCATTGGCATTTCAATACCGTTTGTTGAGTTGATAACAACTGAGCTAGACTCAACCGGGGCCACTGCCATTAGTGTTGCATTACGCACACCCCATGCTCTCATCTCAGCACGTAAGCCTTCCCAGTTTAATTCAGGATCAAAATTTGTAAGCTCATTGACACCCACAGCACGGCGTTCCCATGGGAACACGCCTCTTCCATACCACGTCTTGTCGCTATCCTTACAACGGCCGCGTTCTTTAGCAAGCTCCACGGTTGCTTCAGTAAGATAGTAAGCCTGGTGTTCCATCCAGGACTTAACCTCGGCCAAGGCGTCTGAGTCTCCATAGCTAAAGCTACGTTTGGCGTGCCAGTAAGCAAGGTTTGTAATACCGATACCAAGTGGCTGAATCTCATCATTGGACAACTGACTTTGGATTGAGAGGAAGTCCTGATAGTCAAGGATGTTACAGAGCGAGCGTTGCAAAATACGGCAAGCACGGCGCATGTCCTCAGGATGGCGGAAAGCACCCCAGTTGATTGAGCCCAGTGTGCATAAAGCAATGCGACCCTCGGCGTCATCCAAGCGTTTGAAAGGTTTTGTAGGAAGGAGAATTTCACAACAAAGGTTACTCTGGTAAATGGCGTGATACTCAGGGTCAAATGGACCTTGGTTCATCACGTTGTCAATGAACACTAGATATATGCGACCAGTGTCTGTTCTTTCCTTAAGAATACCAGATTTGAATACTTCTTCTGCAGACATAGTCTTTTTCCGGAGGTCAGATCTAGCTTCATATTTGACATAAAGTTCTTCAAATAACTTAGTGTCCCGATAGAATGCTTCGTAAAGATCCGGTACTTCGTTAGGGTCAAAGAACGTGATATCTTGTTTGTGTTTAAATCTACGCCAGAAAAAAGCAGAAAGCACCACCCCATAGTCCATGTGTCGGACACGGGTTTCTTCGGTTCCTTGATTGTTCTTGAGCACAATAAGATCATCGAATTGATGATGCCAGATGGGATAAAAAACAGTGGCACTTGCATTACGGATACCGCCTTGTGAACATGAACGTAAATCTCCAAACCACTTCTTCAAGAAGGGAATCATACCTGTGTGTTGAATCTCACCGCCGCGAATCGGTGAACCCAATGAGCGTAGACGACCAATTTCCAAACCAATGCCAGCTCTCTTGCTAGCATACTTGGCCATCATTTCCCCAGATGCGAAAATACTATCAAGATCATCATCAGAACGGATAAGAACACAGCTACTGAACTGTTTAGTAGGAGTCCCCAAACCAGCAAGCACAGGAGTAGCGAGAGTGAAAAGGCCGTCCGAGGCGGCATTGTAGTATTCCTTAATGTAACGCATGCGGGCACTGTTTGGTTCTTCTTTGTGGAATACCGTCGCCGCAGCGACCATGTATCTGATCTGTGGAGTTTCATATGTTTGCTTTGTACTACGATTCTTAACTAGATATTTTTCAATCAACTGCTCAATGGCTGCATAAGAATATTGTTCATCTTTAGAATGATCCAACATGTCATTCATTCGGTTCCAGTCTTCTTCAGTATACCACTCTAGCAGTTCACTAGTGTACAAACCAGTTGCTACGTTTGTCTTTACGATCTCGTACAAGTTCGGAACTTCGTAGCTACCATATACGTCTTTGCGTAACATGCTCAAACGTTGCTTGCCTGCTACGTATTGGTAGTTAGTGTGGCCTACATCTGGGTTTGATTCAACATCAATCAAGTCAACAATAGCACGAAGTGTGATACCGTCAATTTCGTGTGTTGTAATTCCATCGTAAAAGTGCAACTGCGCTTTGATCTCAATCATTGACTGACTTACATCAGCTATACCTTGACAAATTTTAGCAACTTGGGATTGCCATTTTTCAATGTGTAGTGGCTCTTTACGTCCACTTCGTTTTACTACTGTAATTTGTGTCATTCTCTACTCTATTAATTGTATTTTTGCTGTACCTGACTTTGGGTCAGGATCTTTTTAATTCTTGTGTTATGGTTGGTATTTACGATGTTCTCTGCATCCCAATTCAGTATATATTTTCTTTTGTCGACTAGGACTAAATTGTGACCCTCATCCGTTAAAACCAGCTCTGCATCCGTTAAATCTGCATGGTCTAGCAAACTAATAGTATACATGATTCCTAGCCCTCTTGCAACATCGCAGTAGAGATTGTCGCTCAAAAGTTCCCAGGGATCAGGCCAAGTTTCTTGGTCGTCCCAATGCAAATGGTATGCACGCCAGGGAGTTTGAAACCACCATTGGTTAATAGTAGTCAGTGCTTGTTCAGCACTTTCTTTTTGGATTTGTTGTCGTAGACTAGCCCAGGCATCGAGCCTGAGCTGAAAGGTTTTTGGCCACATTAAACGCGGAAGTCAGTGATTGTAAAAGCAATAGATCCATCTACACCAGTATTAGTTGTAGTATATTCAATAGTTATCTCATCGCCTACCTGAGACGCTGTAAATGTAACACCAGTAGGGCTGTTTTCGGTATAATCATCACTATAAGTCAAGGTACCGCCGCCTGCTGGCGCAACTGTAAATGTTCCAGTGCGGACACTAGTATCACGAGTGATACTGTAGTTCATAGTTACCGATCGGATTGTCAGTTCATCAAATACATAAATCGGCTCAGCGGTAGTGTTATTAGTTAGGGTAGTTGCTGCTCTTGCATTAAGTTCCACTGGACCTATTTTAAGAATCTCGCCGCCAACAAAACCAATGCTAGCTTGATTTGATATATCAATACGCAGATATGTAGTTGAGTAAGCAGGTGCTCGTTCAAACATGTCGCCAACACTGATATTGTTAGATGTTCTAAATAATATTACTGCTGTAGCAGGACTTGTTGTGCCGTTGAAATGATTGCCAACTCCATAAAAAATATTGTTAGCGGTTGCGTTAAGTGCAACATCTCCAAAGACTATGCCCTCAGCGTAGATATTGTCAAAGAAGTTGTTAACAACTCTAAATCCAGTTGGGCCTCCTAACACAGGAGTGCCTTCGCCTAGTACAACACCTTGATAGAGTGTGTCAAATTTGCTGTTGCATACAGTAATGCCTTCAACTTGTTGGTCTGTGTTAACGCCGTATGTTGTGCCAGTGAATGTACAATTATCAAATGTAATTGCACGGCATACCAAGGATGCAGAACTTGCAAATCTCACACCCGACATGTTGTCTGCATCAGTGGTTAGATCGGCTGTTGTCAGGGAGCCCATAAAATTTACTCTATCAAAAGAGCAATTCTCGGCATCTTGAACTAATAGTACATCGCCATAATTGTCAGCTGTTTCAAAGCCAATATCTTTTACTGTAATATATCTAGGAGTGATTGCTCCGTTGCTGCCAATGTTATTTCCAGTTTGTTGTAAACTGTCGCCTGTTCTTGCTACATAAGCACGAAGAGCGCTGTCGTCGCCAGCAGCCATCTTGATAACTGAATTGTCTTTGCCTTCGCCGTATATAGTAGCAAATGATGGAATTACGATAGTCTCGTTAATTAAGTAAACACCGGCTGGGAAAAATAAACTTCTACGAACTTGCGGGTTAACTTCACGGCAATATAATTGATACAATGCACGATTGATCGCATCAGTGTCGTCAGTAACTCCGTCGCCTACTGCACCAAAGTCTTTTACACTAGCCCATTGGTCCAGCCAACTTTGTAGACTTTGGCTCACCGGTGCGCCTGCACTTGCGCCAGTTTGCACAGTATACCCTGCGGCGTCTCCTTTGTAAGTGTAGGTAGTTTGGAATGCTAAAATATCAGAAAACTCAGTTAATATTTCTGTATTTCCAACTACTGGAGCACCTTCTGCAATCGTGCCGTTGCCGATGAACAATCTACGTTCGTCGATACTCCAGCCTAATTCAGCACCTGCAAGTTGAGGTAATTCTACTTGTAAACCTTTTCGGTTTGTAATTCTTGATATTTGAACAATTGCCACTGTGATAATCCTTGGTCTATCACATATTTAGCGTGTTAAGTAGTAGAGCTCAACTCGTTTCATCCACTCGTTTGTCCAGTGATTAAACTCGTCACCATCAATAACAAACTCTAAATACTGGGGTTTATCGTAGGTTCCGTCTGCTTGAGCTTTAGGCTGTACAGCCATTAAAATAACACCGGTATTGATGTCTGTACCGTGTGTTTCATTGTGTGCTGCTGCATAGGCTGCGAGCTGAATAAAGTAGTCTGAAATGTACTCACGCTTTTTAACCTTGTTGCTTTGCTTAAAGTCCATAATAGCAGGTTTACCCTTCCACAAGCCCAAACAGTCAGTAGTTCCTGCATATAGACCTGAGTAATATACAGGAACTTCTGTGCCCCAAAACTCAGTAACATTGGGTTGCAAGCCTTGCATAATAACTTCAGCAGCCATAAACCAGCTCGGGTGTGCAAACGGGTTGTTGGGCAAATCTTTCATGTCTGCTTGCAACACATAATGTTCTAGATATGCATGCATGCGAGTTCCACGATTAGCTGCTTCAGTGGTAATTTGTTGTGCTTTTTGCTCTCCCACTGCTTTTTTCCAGTTAGCAAGTGCTTCTCGTTGTTCAGCAGGTTTTGTTTTATCTAGGATTGTTGTAACAGATGGAACTTTGGATCCATCGGGTAAACAGTAATGTCGTTTGCCCTCAATTGTTTCTCTATTAAGGGGAGCGTAGTTGTATTTTTGAATAAGCATTAATCTAACGAGTGTTCTTTGACGTAAGTCAATGGGTTTAAGTTTGCCAACAAGCGGCGTTGAATATCTGTCATTTGTTCCAGTAAGTCTCTTTGCTCACGCATAAAGTCAGCAGTGTAATCCATTGGCGTAGGGTTAGGCAAATCAACTTTGCTAGTGACTTCTGATCCATCACGCTCTACCATGCGCAAGCCATGTTTGCGAGCCAGGTGTTGTATCTTGGCGTTTTGTGTAATACAGTGCATGAATACACTATGCACACCTCGGGTAGTGCCCCAGTCAATCATAAAGTCTATTAATCGATCAGCAACACCTTGGCCCTGACAGTCGCTATCAACACTTACTGCTAACTCCCAGTCCTCGCCTTCACGAGCAAGGTGTCCGAACCCAACAATTTTATCATTCCGGGTAGCAGTAAACAAATGATGGTCGTCGGCGTTGTAAAGAATACTCAAGATGAAACTATCAATGTTGTCGTCTTTGATATTATAACAGAATCGAGTATATCTATCTGTTTCAGTTAGTCCCTTGAGATGGTTAGCGTAATCAGCTAATGCTGTAACGTCGGCGTGTTGTATTTTCATATACTAAAGCTGCTGCCGCAACCGCAAGTGGTAGTAGCGTTGGGATTGTTGATTACAAAACTTGCACCCATTAGTTCATCTTTGTAATCAATTGTAGAGCCTTGCAGATATTGCATGCTCATTGAATCAACCAGTATGTTTGTTCCAGATTTTTCAATTAAGAAATCATCTTCGTTTTGTTCTTCGTCAAGGGTGAAACCATAACTGAATCCTGAACAGCCACCGCCTTGTACAAATGTTCGTAATTTAACTTTAGGGTTATTTTCCTCGGCTAATATTTCCGAGATTTTTGTCATTGCAGAATCAGTAATTTCAATCATGTTTATCCTTGTACCAAGACCCAACGATAACAATTGCAGTTAGCGTCCAGGATTTGTTCGTAGTGGTAGCCGTAAGGCGGTGGTGGTAGTGTGGGTTGATACACTACAGGTGGCGGGGCAGATGGTCTTGTTGCTCCATACACAATCGCGCCACCAATGATAGCAGGTGCCACCCAGCCCCACCCACGTGCGCCACCATGGCCGTGATGTGGATAAGGACGGTGAGGTTGAGCATTAGCCGTTAATGCTAACACCGATAAGATGATTGAGATTAGATATTTCATGGCTTTTCCTACAGTAAAGTATACTATACTTAACGCCAAAGGTCAACCTTACGTTGACCCGTTTTGATTATTTGTTCATACCGCGACGCATGGCCGCTTTGGCGTTCTTGTCCACAATGTCTTGAGACTGATCGACACTCATTGCAGTGTCAACTTCGTCATTGCCTTTGTAGCGAATAACATCTGAGTTAGGTTCAATTGGTTCAAGGATGTTTTTCAACGGTTCCTTGAGAACTAGTTCAGCCAAAATTTGATCGTTGATATTAACGCCTAAATTTTTAGCAGCATTGATTAACGCAGCCTTGCTAATTTGTTTTTTGGCGTTTTGATCCTCGGCACGACCTGCTAAGAAATCAATAAGAGCAGCTAATTTTTGTGTGTTAACTGCACCTTCTTGGAATTCACGGATTAGCATTATCTGCGACCACGGCCTAAATCAGCAGCGCTACCGGCTGGTGCTTCTAGATCGTCAGCAGCTACTTCTGCACCTGCTTCTAGATCAGCTGCACCTGCTTCTAAGTCTGCACCAGCAGCACCTAAATCAGCACCCATGCTAGCATCCATTGGAGCAGCACCCATTCCGGCGTCCATTGGAGCAGCGCCTTCACCTGTAACTACACCAAGTGCAGCTTCCATTTGTTGCTTGCCAGCTTGTAGGTTTTGCACTAACCCGCTTAGAGCAGCAGTAGCATCAGCGTTGAATTGAGTAGCTTGTTGTGCGCCAACTTCGTTCTTGATTGAATCAACCAATGCAGGCAAGTCCTTGAACTGCAATGCAGTAATTTCTTCCAACATTTTTTGCATCTTGTCTACCATGTCTTGGGCAGCAAGAACTACTTGAGCTTGTTGAACTTCACTAGCTTCACGAAGAGTTTCGCGCATACGTTCTGCAAGTCCTTGCTCCATTACAACCAACTTCAAGTAAGTTGGGTTCTGTTCACTGCGGTGAAAACTAGGGTGTGCGCGGTGTTCGCGAATTAAGTTACGAACACGGGTTAACATGTTACGAGCTTGAGGGTGGGTCAACTGGTCAAAGTTTGCACTTTGTCCAAAATAACTTTCAAACACTCGAGCGGTTTGTTTTGATTGTTGTGGCTGAGCCAAATCTTGCAGTTTCATTTTCGAATCCTTTTTGCTGTAGGTATTTAGCCCAATTTACACATTTATTGAGATGAGTTTCAATCTCTCGTTTCTGTATAATTTTTGGCTCTAATTTAATTTCTATACTCTCTTTAAGAGTATAGTCCTGGGTTTTGTTTGCTACACCAGCTCTGACAAAAATGTCGTTGCTGATATTTGCTAACATATTATCGTATGTTAATAAGTCTCTGGCTAAGTTAAAGCGTTGGAATTTGTCAGCAACACACCAGCTAATTGCTGTGCGTGTGCTGTTAAAAAATCCCTGACAATCTTCATTAATGTACACTGTATAACCTGGATGTTCAGGTACTATCTTGTACTTGTCAAATGCTTCGTATTCGCCGTCGTTGTTTTGCCAAATAAGGAATGGTAATACAGTTTTGAATTCTTCACGGAGCAAACGCTCAAGTTGTGCATCTTTATCCATTAGGCTTGAACTTTAAGTAAGTATCCAATTATGCCAACAAGGAATACAATAATACCAACACCCCAATTAACAAGACGATCATTGTTTTTTTCTGCCATTTTGTCAACTGATGATTTAACACCTGCAACGGTATCAACAACAGCATCAATTTTTTCGTCCATACCGCCTATTTTTTCTTCTAAAAATCGATAACGTTGAGCGCATAGGTCAACGTGTGCTTCTAGGCTTTTCTTTTCAAGTGCTGTAGTGTCTGTCATGATTAATTATTTACCAAAATTAATTCAAACCAGATGTTCTGCTGCGATCCTGACGTAACTAGCGAAGGAGTTAATACATACTCATCGTCGAGTCCGACAATCATTGGAACATCTTCGCAATCTTGTTTTAGTATACCAAACGTATCTTGATCAAGTTGATAAATTTCGTTAGCTTCTACATCAAATTCAAATTCCCACTTGCCATTCTTGATAGGCGAGGTAACATCAAAAATCTGTGTTCGTAGTTGCAGGACCTGGGTGATAGTTTCAAAATTCCTTTGCTGGTTTCTTGATCTGTTCCAGTCAGTTATGTTAGAGATTGTGTTGCCCACTCGGTTAGTAAATGGAATTTGTGTCGGTCTAAAGTGCCCGGTGATCCCAGTCTCAGTGATGTCAAAAAGTGTAAGGCAACGTATTTTCATATTATGGGTTATTTAACGGCCAATAAAAAACCCCGGATATTTCCGGGGTTAGTGATCAAATTAAATTTGATTAAGCAGCTAGCTTGAAGCCGTTTGCTGTTGCGCTGTCTAGTTGGAAACCAGTAGCGGTGATGTTAGCAGCAGCCAAGAAAGTTGCAGCGTTAGCAAATGCGCCAGTTGGGTAAACAGCAATGCTTAATGCAGTGCCGTCAACTTGGTACATAGCAACAGTGCTAGTTTGTTGGATCGCTTGAATAACGTTAGAAACGTATTCGTTAACTCCACCTTCACCGTTGATGCTAGTGTTAGCAACTGCACGGAAAAAGTCTAGTTTTGGACCTGCTGGTTGGACTGGAGCACCAGCCAAAGATGTAGCTGGTGCTACTGGACCGTTTTGGGTGTCTAATGCAAATACTGGTTGTGCATCACCATTAACTCTTGCGAAATATGCCATTTTTGTTTCTCCTAAATATATGAGTATAGCAACTCTACTTTTATTTAGTCTTTTGGCAAAAAATTAAGGTTTAGCCTGAGCTTTTCTGGCCGGATCAGCAAAGCCGCCAGCGGTTCTACTAACTACTTTAGCACGGCCTGCAGGGGTACTAAACACCCATCCTTCTTGTCCGGGCTGTTGTACATCCAACTGTCTTTGCAGATCAATTTTAAGTTCGTGCAACTTGTTCCAAATAGCAAAAGCAACACTCATACCTAACACATTAGAACGCGGGCTTTGCAAGTATTCAACTATGTTGTTGTACTTTCTAGGTGTTACATTGGCCTGCAACCACGCACCAAAGTTTTCCGGTGTAGCAGTTGAATAGTCAGTACCCTTAAGGCTGTGAATAAACTTTTCCATTAGTGCAGGGAGATCAGTAATCTGTGCTGCTCTAAGTTCAGCAGGATTTAATAATCCTTGTAGGGCTTGTGCATTAGGTCCACGAGCGTAACTGCTTAACTCACTCATGATGTTTCTGTTGAGTTTTAAGTTTTGCAGATCTTTAACTGTAGCACCTGTGAGCATCAACCCAGGAACATTTTTTAATTTAGATTCGGGGTCACCAATAAACTGTTCAGCAGCATGTGGGTCTTCCATGTAAGTATGCACAGCGATGCCAACTTGACTTTTAGCAATGCGTTGACCTAGTGGGCTAGACACAGGAATACGATATTGAATCCCGCCATGTGTGTTAGGCTGGAATACCAAGTTACCTGCTTCTTCTACATACGGACGTTCGGGGAAATACAACAAATCTCCCTTCATGTAGCCACGGAAGTTCTTTGGAACAGCAGCTTCAAAATAAGGCCAAATGTCTTGATAAATTTTACTCAGTTGAGAACGATCTGACGCTTTGCCTTTTGCAGCAGCAGAAGCATCGCGTTGCTTTAGGATCTGATCCATCATTTGAGGACTTGTAGCAAGTCCATTGTAGCCAACTGCGGTTGCACCAGCTTTGTCAGTTAACACAAAGTTTCCGTTATTGTCGCGACCAAAGATAACAGCAGGTGACCCATCCCATTTGATTGTAGCATACTGCTTGGTATCTTCAGCAGTATGTTTAATGATGTCTAGTGCTTCGCGAGCACCGGTAACACCTTTTTGTAAAACCAAGTCTTCGATATATGGAATACGTGGGTTCTTTGCTTCTACTAGATGTTGCTTTTCTTCAGCTTCAATTAGTGCATACATGCCCTGGTTGACAATTCTATCACGCAGACGTCCCAGGAACCCGGCATCATCTTCTTTAAGGTCTGGCTCGCTTAGGCCTTCACGCTTTAGGTATTCACGGAAGTCAGCTAGTTTAGCGTCTTTCTGTTGATCGTTGGCTAATGCAGAGAAAATGCTCTCAACGTTCTTTAAATTTTCTTTAGTTGCAGTTGGGCCTAGTAATACTTGAGCAACATAGTCAGGATCTTGCCCATTTGGTACCAATTGATTACTAGTGCGGCTAAACATACCGTTGGCACCGACTTTGAGTCCTAAACTTTTAGCAATACTTGACATCAATACATTTCGGTTCATTCCCTTGTATGAGCTGCCTTCTGCGCCTCCATAAAAGAATGTGCCCCAGTCTAAGTTAGGGAAGAACATAAAGTCTGTTTGCACAAATCCGTTAGCAGGATTGCCACCAATAGGAGTCTTTAAATGAACTTCACCACCTTTACGCACAAAGTCCTTGGGGTCAAGTCCTTGACTAGTAACAAACTCGTTTAAATGTGCAGCCAGTGCTTCTTTTGAAACCTCTGAGATATCAACGCCTAAATCTAAATCTCCCGAGGTAGCTTTACGTCCAGTTGAACCTAACCAACGCTCTTGTGGGAACTCGATGCCAGTTACTTTTTCAATCCATCGAACTGTTGCAGGAACGTCTGCTTGATTAATACGTTGTGTCAAGGGCTGGCCTTGTTCGTCCTTGAATACGTTTCCGCCTTCTAATAATTTCATGATGTTCCTATCTGGAGACCAGCAGATCTGGCCAATGCATTTAATAATTCACTTCCTGTGTCTCTAATAACATTACTGCCCTTGAGATCTTGTCTGATTGCTTTGCCTATTGTTTCTATCTGTGTGGGAGTTAATGGAATGTTACTTTGGCGAAGCAAGGCAGCATCATCTTGTGTTCCGGCCGCGGTTGCTGTTGGCTGAGCCCCTGATGTTCTGGCTGCAACAGAGCTAGAATTTTTATTCATTGCCAAGTTAGAAGCGATAGCAACATTAAAAAATTCTTCTACTGCGGCATTGGTTGTTTCGCTGCCATCAGGATTAGCCAAACTAAATGTTGCAATTTTTAAGAGTAGTTGTTCGAGCTGAGTTTTAGTCCAGGAGTCACTGGCGATTGTGTCTAATCTAACACCAACTTGCGCCAATTTAGTGCTGGCCCATTTTTTAAATTCGTTAGATATAATAGTTAAGTCGGCATTGACATATTTTGATGTTTCTGGATTGGGAGTAGCAGCTGGACCAGTAGCAGTCGATACATTGTATTTTGCAGGAGCATAGCCCGATGCACGTTGGGCATACAATCCCGATAGTGTTTGTTTTGTTGCTGCGTCTTGAGTAGTGTTTGGCGGTGCTAAATCAATAACATCTTCGGCTAATGCAGGTTCAGGTGACGCTGCTCGCTTTTTCACGGTTGCTACTATTCCTGGGGAAACAGACTTCCACTGTGCTGCAAGATTTTTTACTTGCTGTTGATATGCCGGAGTTGTTTTAACTACTTGGAGTTCTTGCTGTGGCGTTGTTTTTTCTTTTGCGCTACCTCCTACTTGGTATCCTTGTTTTGCAAGACCAGCTGCGCTACCTGTTGCTGATGCTGCGGCTGCGTTTTGTTTTGCGATACCAATTGATGTCGGGTCGATTACTCCACGAGGGTTTTTGACCAGTTGCTTCCCAAGCTCACGCCCAACATTAAAAACACTGTTAGGGCCAACTAAGTCAACTTCGTTTACTTGTTCTTCGTTAATCTTTGTGGGCTTTTTGTTTAGCTCATGAATTTGCATCGGTACGTCTCACTGTTCTTGTAAATTTGCCCGGGTCACGCAATTTTATAGCATTCAGTAATTTACGCTGCAAGTTTTCCGATTGCTCAGGTGTATAGCTTGCATCAATTTCTTCCATGAGTCTGATTGCACTAGCAATAATATTGCTCGCACGATTTTCGATGACATGACGACGATCTTTCTCCACATACATGGAGTTTAATTCATCTAGCAAACTGCGAGTATTCTTTTGCATGATTAAAAGGCCTTTTTGTTATTTATTGCTTTTTTAAGTTTAAAACGTTCTATCTAACCACGGGAATACTGTTCTCCAGTTTAATCCACGGCGAGCGTCAAGTTGATCTAGATAATATTTTAAATTATTAATAGTTTCGGACTGGTATTCACTGTCTGCTTGCATTTTTGCAATACCTTGCATGTGTTTATACAAAACAAGTTCGTCTGGTGTATTTTGTGACATCACGCTTAGAACTTTTTCAAAATCTTTAGCAAAAAACTCTGGCCCAAACGCAGCAGGATGCTGACCAGTAACTTTTTGTTTTTTACCGATTGGCATTTCGAAGCTCCAATCAATTGGAATTTCAGTAAGCAAGTTCCATTGATTGATTTTTTCTGCCAGAGCTGCCATGTCCTTGATACTCAAACTAGTTACACAACTGTTAATGCTCGGTTGGCACCACGGCTTGTTTAACAGATATCGGAAATTTTTCTCCCATAGCTCGAGAGCTAGCCCATGGCGAACATATTCTTGTGCTGGTCCCCATCCATCTAAGCTAGCAGTCATTTGCAATTTAAGGATAGACTCAGTGGTGTATAGTTGTTCAAATTTCTGAATTTTCTCTACGAATCGATCGTGTGGAATCATCAAATTACTAATTACATTAATAGTTAAACTAGGGTTAGGATGAGCGAGCCAAAAATCAATTGTCTGATCAAACTCTTTTTGTAGCAAAGGTTCGCCGCCTAAAATTTGAAAATGTCTGAGGGTCGAGCTTCGATTATCAGTATCCAGATAATTCCAAAGTTCTTTGACCATACGATCGTAATGTGGATTAATATTCTTGTTGTAGGTTACTGTGTGGTCACTTATCTTGATGTCCCCGTGTCGTTTGAGTTCTTCTGTCCACTTACTGCTAAATTGTGAATCACAATATGTACAAGTCAGATTACAAGTGTTATTAAACCAGACTTCTAAAATAGTAGGGCTAACAGAAGTTGCAGTCGGGTCAGTTAGTAATTCTAGAGGAATTTTATCAAGCCCGTGATGTCTCTCCAATTGCATAAGACGATCACTGGTGCCACCAGATTCTTCTATATTTTTACAATATTGGCATCCACTTGTGGGCCATTGACCTTGTAACATTAATTCCCTAGCTTGTACTTTTTGCGGCATATTATGAAAATTATCAAAGTTATCAGGATCGATTGGCTCATGCCAACATCTATGGCAACTTGCAGTGGTCCCAGTGTTTAACCAGATACTGCTCCAATTCCATTTTAACAAACACGCTGAATCTGTTTTGATTGGGAAAATTTTATTCCCAGGAAATGTTTGATATGACATAAGTGAAGTGTTAGTTAGATTGCTATTAGAAGCTGTGTGACGGGCAGGTTAAGTACAATTTAACTGCGTTTTTTATTTATAATAAATATTTTACCTAATAAAAGTATGAAAACAGTTCAATGAATATTAACCATCAGTGGCGTAACAAACAACTACATGACAATTTGTTATACCAGGAAATTCAATGTCTAGACTTTTTAAAAAAACATCCAGATATCACTTGGCAATGGTACGGACCACGTGGACATTTTTTTGATGTTTGCAAAACCAAGATTAACATCGACACAACCGGTAACGGTGTGGTAATAATAAACAGCCCTACAAAAATTTCAGTCAACAGCTTTATTAAAATGATTAGTGCAATTGTCCGCAACGACATTCGCGTTGCTTATATGGCGGTTAATCGTTACGAATTTTTAGTTACTAATAATACTGATATTTGCTTTCCTGATAGTATAGATGACTCCATTGAGTTAATTGCATCTAAATGCAATCCAAAGTTTCGACGTTTATACGAACCTGGCGTTGTTGATGGGAAACATTTTGTCGGAGTGCATGGGCTGGATGTTTTTGTATATGAAAATAATTAAACACTACGACCAACTTACGGTAAGCAACCTACAATCCACTCGACTATATCTACAAGGAAGACCTTTGTTGTCTTTGTGGGCAAAAAAGAGAAGGGGTCGACAGATTACTGTGCCACCTGATGTAGAATTAATCAATAACGAGTTAACTTCAGATTTTATAGCAATCGATTGCGCCGGTTGGTTTTTTGCTGATCAACAAAGACATTGCACAGCAATTGAGCTTATGCCGCAAAGTTCTAAGTATTGGAACGATATACACTTTGAATATGATTATCTAACATGGCATCCTACATATCTTCCTGATCTGACTGTGTTAGCGTATTATAGCACTTATTTTAAATACAGTGAGTTAGATGAGTTTTTAACGTTTTGCAAGATTTGGTCCAACAGTCATTCAAAAGTGATAGTAGGATTAGATCCTACCAAAGTTAAATTCAACTATCTCAAATTTGATCTTGTGAACATTGTATCCAACTCATTGCAGAACAAGCAGCTTCGTATTATCAATCAACAAAATTTCAATTTACTTTTTTCTATTGAGTCTGTATGAAAACTTTGATTTTTTTCCGAGAAGGGTTAAGTGGCAATTATTTAAAATCGTTGGTAACTGATTGTACAGACGAAATCAAGTTCAGGGTAGATAGATGGAATCCAAGTATTAGCGAGCCTCCTGCAACCTTTAATAGCGACAACTGTATCTGTATTCACAAACACCCGTCCAACTACAAAAAAATTATAACACCCAACGATCTAATCTTAACAATACAAGTTAGCGACAAAATATACCAGGCAACTTACAATAACTTTTACAAAAAGTTTTTAGTTGAAAACCCTAGCCTAACTGATAAATTTAAAAATTGGCATTCTGATTTAGTGACTTGGTACGACATAACATTTTACAACATAAAAGAATACTATCACTTATACAAGCAAGATTTAGCCAACAATACAATTAGCAATGTTATTGAGTTCGATCGTATGCTAGAGCTTGATTACATTGAAGAAATATTCAAACGCTATTATAACCGGCCAGTGTCTAAGAACATGGAGCGCATCGTAACTACTTACAAGGAACTTCAGTTACAATATGATATATCCGGAAGCCAACACACAATGAATGATATTGTAGCAGCACTTCCTGATTCGGCATTCCTAGAGTCTCCGTGGTTTGCGTCTTATTGCATTTTTAAATACGAAACTAACAACTATCTGTCTGAATCCCAGCGTCTCTGGAGCATCAACTTGATTGACAAACCTATAGACAAACAGTTTCTATTAGATATCCAGACTCAATATCAGTTATGATTGTTTAATCTGTCCTAGTAGTTGTTTCAACTTTGCACTTTGCACATCAGCAGTTACTTTGCCCGAATCTTGCGGACCTTTTTCCCAAGCAGGTGTGCCTGTAGCACGTTCAAATTTAGGAGCAGTCGACTCATCAGCTGACGCATTACCAACATTAGACTTTGCCTTGATCTGATCCATAAACGAGCTTGTGGGCTTTTTACTAAAACTGTTTTCGCCTTCGTCGCCACCTGCATCTGTAATACGCATAGTATCCATGTTGTATTCAAGATCAATCTTTTGTCCAACACCTGTTGAGCTACGTGACTTCATACATTGGATTTGATACTTGCCGCGCTCTTTCATAGCACGTGATGTAAAGATACCAAACACGTTGTCAGCAGTGTTAATCTTCGAAATACCACCCGAGATATGACTATGGTCAAACTCGATTTCTTCAACAGCACTTCTGTTCAACTGCGATGCTGTTACAAGCAACACGCCAAGCTCTTTAGCTAAGTTACGCAATTCTTCCGACACATACTTGTCCTTGACAAACAAGTCGTTGGGGCTAACTTTAGCACTCACTGGCATGACCAAGTCTAAGTAGTCAACCATCACAAAGTCGACTTTGATGCCTGTTTGGATTTGAACTTCTTTCAAGTAAGCACGAATGTCGTTAACGTTTGATTGTGCCGGTAATCCTTTAACACGATACTGTCCAGACTTCTTGCCAACCATCTTGACCTTGAGTTCAGTAGTATCCATGTCACGTCTAATGTCCTTGGTGCTCATGTTTGTTAACATAGCATCAGTTCTTAGAGATGTAAGTTCTTCGGAAAGTTCTAGTGTAATGTAAACACCGCTTAGGCCTTGCTGTAACCAGTTCAGCGCAATGTTCATCATAACCAGTGACTTACCAGATCCTGAGCCACCTGCAAAGATGTTTAGTTCACCACGACTGAAGCCTCCGTACAACAATCTATCCAGTTGTGGCCAACCTGTGCTTACTTGGCCGCCCGAGTTAAAGTATTTTTCAATGCGAGCCTTAGGATCAGCAAAGTAGTCCGTGCCCATGTCTTTAGTAAGTGATATCTGTACTGCATCTTTGATTAATTTTTCTACTGGTTCAAACTCGCCTTTTTCTAACAAGTCTGCTGATTTTAAAATTGCACGTTCTAGTTCTTGACGTTTAGTAAACGATTCAAACTCAGTCATGAACCATTCGAAGTGTCCTTCGGTTAATTCTGGCACATGAGATAATGTTACACCACACGCTGCCGAAATTTGTGTTTTGTCTGGGAGTGTATTATATTTGGCAGAGTGTTCTTTGATAAACTCAGCTGCCTTTCTTAGACTCTTGTCAAAGTTTTCCGGATTGTAGATGTTCTGAACACGCACATAACTTTGCGCATCCTCAAGCATCATTTCTAAAAACAGTTTTTGAACTTCAACGTTGTATTCTTTTAACAAGATGTTTCTTCCTTAATTCGATTTTAATTTTGCTTGTTTCTTTTGATTGCAGTATAGTTATCAAGGTGGCTAGTTTTCCATATTCCTTTACTGCATCATTCACATCCTTGATATGATCTGGCCAGTTAGGAATACTCACTGCCCACCCAAGTTCTACAGCACGATCAATTAACTCTAGTCCAGCAGCGTCTTGGTCAGGCACAACAATAACTTCTTTTCCCAAGTTTCGTATCAGTCTAGCCTGTGTATCATTTACAGTGTTGTGCATTACAGCAAGACCATCAATGCACAATGCATCAAAAATACCTTCTACCACAATAGCATACTGCCAATCTGTGTGCTGGAACTCTGTACCAAACACGTAACCGGGTTGCATGTGATTGATATACCTAGGTTGTTTGTCATCCAAGAACCTAGCAGTCCAACCTACTATCTTCCCATCGTAAGTAAACGGAATTGTCACATGAGGCCTAACCCAATGGATGCCGTCTGTGCGTATAGTAGTCATTGCCGGAAAGTCTTCGGGCACATGTCGATCACGTAGATATTTCCAATAAAACGGATGCTCTTCAGTTACTAGTTCGCTTGCTGGAGGAAAGTCATCAAATTCTTCAAATGTAATATCTGATAGTGCATTAGCAATTTTAGCACGATCATCAAGTATACCATGTATACTACGGTGTCGTAGACTTTCTAAGTTTACTGCATTGATTTCTGATTCGGATACGCCAAGTAATGTTAGTAAACTTTTTGCTTTGTACCCAAGCGGTTTGCCTAATACAAACCCAGCAGTTTTGTTGCAGTTAAAACAATGATAGCTCCATCCTTGTTCGTTTACTTTTAAGCCACCTCTGCCGCGTTTGTCAGCACAACAAGGTGCATTAAAACTTATCCAGCCAGATGGCGTTTGTTTGCGCTTGTTGGGTAAGTAACTAAGGATATCTAGCATCGTGCTAGTTTAACATGATTCAATGAGAGAAATCAAGTGATCTCGGATAATAGTATGTCCTATTTCATTAGGATGTCCATCGGCACAAATTAATTCACGGTTTCGATTTCCTGGGTGGTCCCTAAAGAACATAGTCCAACTAAACCCTGGTTCGGCCAATGTTGGCGCATTCGGCACAGGACGTTCAGCTGGCATGATATTGAACTGTAGTAAGTTAAGACTGTTCCGAGCAGCTATACCATCAAAGAACAAGACTGCATGTTGATAGTTTAATTTACTCAAGGCTGGACAATCTGTTAATGTCATCTGATATTTCATCATAGTAGCAAAATCATCTGGTACAACAGAGCTACCAAAGTTTACCCATGTACTATGCACGAATTTATTCCACAAAGGATCGTTCGAATAGTGCGTATGATTGGGATTGTAATGAGTAATTCTATCTGAATTGGTTAGTGCAACTAACACTAAACATTCGTCTAGTGGCAAAGTTTCATGATCTAGCCACCACTGGAATGTCCATTGAGTGCTAGTTAAGCTGCCACCTGGTATGCCAAAATTTTCAATTGGTGCATTGTAATGTTCTCCCAGTAGTCCTAAAAAACAATGTTTTAGTCTGTAAGAAGAATTCTGTTCATCGCTGTAATGTCCGTTTGGCGCCTTGGCCAAATATGCCGGGTCCATAAGTTCATCGCCGAACATCCACGAATCACCGAACCCCACTATTTTTTTAAACTGCATTACCTATATAGTATATTTTCTACCTTGCCCGTAGAAATCATGACGGTTGCTTGTGTATTAGTTGGGGGAATCGGACGGTATCCTGATCCACCGTTTGTAACAGTAATAGTATTAATTGTACCTTGTGCGCCAATAGTTGCTGTAGCAGTTGCGCCTGCACCATCGCCAAAGATCTCAACCAACGGTGGTGCAAGGTATCCTAGGCCTGGGTAAGTTACATTGATGCCAGTTACCACACCGTTTGTAACCAGTGCTGTGGCCTGTGCTGCTTGTCCAAATGAACCATTGAGTCCTGTTGTAAACACAGAATTGTTAAAACATAATCTAAGTATTGGGTAATATCCAATCACATGATGATGCACTGTGCCAGTTTTGTTTAGGTACTGTTCGCTTTCACTAACATTATACCACATGCTTTGATAGTTTTCAGCAGCTTGCACTTTGATAGAACCAGTATATCCAGTCAAGTCCATTTGAATACTAGTCACTGATCCAGTGGGCTCGATAAACGAACTATAAAATTCTGTGTTCATTATCCCGCTGTATGTGTTAATAGGAGCACCGGGTGTTAGTGCCCAGTCTGGATATGTTGCCGGAGCTCCGCCGCCTGCTGACCCTGCTTGTGCAGACAAGTTTGTTGTTGGAAGTGTAACTGCTGCGCTAGGTAAAAATTCTGGATAAACACTATCTGTGATATCAACATCTGCCCTGGCACCTGCTTGTGCATCTACAAACACTGCTTCAGTTAAATTACCCGAGTAACGTGTAATAGAGTAAGACCCCGGTTGTGCGCGGATCGCATCTAATACACCCGCAGGCAATGTAACTTTTGCACGTCCATATTGTGCATTAAGTATCGTCATTTCAGTTTCGTTCATTAGTGCTTGACCTTCTTGGTCAATTAAACGGAACGTAAATGTGCTTCCAGTAATGTTAACGGGCTTTTCATCTTGGTTAATAAACTCAAATAGAATAACGTTGTCAACACCTTTGTTAATTGTTAGTTTTTTTGCGTACACAGGGTTATACCTCATTGTGAAATATCCACCACTGGTGTCGATCAAGAGTACTTGGGTTTTTTGCTGATAGAGATAGGCAGTGGTGCTATACATAATCTAATATTTACCAAAAAATACTTTATATAAATAACCTAGAGACTACAAATACATGGGAAGTGATATCTTTAATAAATTAGCAGAAAAATACCCGTTTATCACCTTGTGTGTTTACGCCAGTAATGAATATTTAGGAATCGTACAAAATCGTGACGATGCAATCACCACCATCTACGATTTTGGTAGTATAACGCACCCAGAATTAAAACGACAATTCCTAGAATTTGCCAATGTTTGGTGGTGGGAATCTAACCGTAGCATCCCTATCAACATATTTCTCAAGGAAGATTGGGAACCGTTCCGCCCTTATTTGCGCACCTTTGCAAACAAGGACCTAGAAATACTACACGGACCTGTGTGCAGTCTCAACGAAATGGCCCGCAAAAAGTCCAAACGTAAGAGTATTACGCTGGTAAGGAAACTTGATTAACCAAGTTCATATGCAGTGCCACTAATGCTGCATAACTGATAGCATGTGCTTTCTTGAATGTATAGCCTCTGTTATCGTCGCCGTCCCACACTGAATCAAACACCGTCTTCCAGTCCTTGTGCTGCAAATGTGCTTTGCCCGGGCGGATTATACTAATAAACGCAGCCATACGCTGAATAGAATCTGGCTTCATTTCTTTGAGCAATGCTGTATAGTTACCAACGTGAACTAGTTGGCTTGCCCACTCGGGATCATTCCACAAACGTTGCCAAGGCGGAGTAGTAGCAAGCATTTGTTCATAGTGCGCCGGGCTTTGTACCAACTTGTAAACATGCATGTTCAAAAAGTCAATCTTAAAGTATCCACGATCCTCTGCATCCTTGTAATCAATAGCAGCACATTCGTTAACTGGGTCCCAGGGAATGTCTGTTACATACACACCTGAATTATGACGTCTAACTTTGCCGTCTACCGATTGTCGTGCAGGAACGTGCTGAATCAACTTCAACACTTGTTCTCTTTCTGCAAAGTCTAGGTCAATGTCTGCGCTCATTCTTGCACCAATGCTGCTACAATTTTAAGTTGTTCATTAGCTCGTTTAACTGCTTCCACTGCATCTGCTACTGTGGGATTTTTTGCAGCTAACTCTTTCAGCCGCTCTTCTTCCGCTATCTTTTCATTTGCCCAGCGAATTGCTGCCTGGGCACCGAGATCGAGCTCTACTGTAGGATATGCCCCTGCCATTCTAATCCAGTCAGAACCGTTATATACTTCAAACCCATTGTTGAATCGAATAAGACCTGCGCTAGGACGATTCATGTCAATCCACGGGGCTCCTGTGCCACTACCAATAATGTTGATTCCCGGTCCGGGCATTATATTGTTGATCATTACCAACCTGCTTTCTTTAAAATATCCTTAGCATACTCCTGGTCTGCCGGATAGTCTGAAAATTTCTTATGCCATACATCCGAGTTAATGTATGCCCAAATCATTGCTATTTGTTCTTGATTGCACTCAGTTAAAAACTTTTGCCCAGACTCTGAATTATAAATTACCCAAGGACTTAGTCTGCCTGAAGTGATAGCATAACAAATAGCATTGTGATTACCGTAACGCACACAATCCTGACTTGGGTTTCCTTGTTTTTCTTCCCAATCAATTGAATATTCCATTGCTCTAGCTAGCGCATCATCCACTGCTTCAATTGGCAAGTACCACAACAAGTATTCTGTATAAAATCGATCACTGGTCCACTTGTCAATCTTTTTTTGGTTCTTGAGCAACCAGTTCATGAACTGTGTTGGGTTAATTGCTCGAATATCAACACAATAACGACCAAACTTTACAAACGCAAGATAGTAACTGCTTTCTGCAAAGTGCTCATAGGTTTTTAACTTTGCCGAGCCTTGCATCATTTCGTAGAACTTGATGTATGCCATAAACCCAAGTCGCACACCCGGTTCATCCTTGTTCAAGTGACGACGTTTAGGCTCACACATGTGAACCTCAAGTGTGGATTCTTTTGCAAAACTCTTCTTACAAAAATTGCAAGTGAATGTCATTTTTCTCTGCCGTGTTGCTTGATATAAGCGTCTAGTTCTTTTTTAGTAGTAATTGCAGCCAGCACTTCAATCTCGTCATCTTTGTATGCAGGAAACAATTCTGCTAGTTGTTTCTTTAAGCTACCTGCACCTGGTTCTTTTTTCTTAGGAGCAATCCATTGATGTCTAAACGCACCCAGGTCCGGGCTCACAGTTGTTGCCAACAACCATTGAAGTTTAGGATGCTTGCCCACGTTAAAGAAATGTTTGTTGAGTCTCTCATTGGTTGCAATAACATAAAACTCTTGCAAATCTCTACTGCCTTGCACAGAACTGCCCCAACGAATCATCAGGTAAGTAGAAAACTTCTTGCGCTCTTCGTCTGTTAAATTGTCATAGAAAGTTCGATCCTTCTGATCAAACACTCGCATCTCATTAGCAATGTTTAGTTTATCACTCATGATTTTTCTTTAGATTATACATTACAAATAGCTGTTCTAACATGGCTTTCATTGCCGGATCAGTTTCACACATTTTAACAACGTCGTTCATTTCAGACAATAGACGTTTGCTAGATGCAGAAATAGTTTCGTCGTTACCTTCGTATCCAACTACACGGCGTTTGGTTTCGCCAAACTCGCGAGCATAGATGACAGCACCTGCTCGTTCATAGATGTAAGTAGCGCCCGGTTTAAGACTGCCCATCTCTGTAGCCCCATTGACGCAGTACCCAAGTTTGGAAACGTCGAAGTTCTTCTTCGTCAGCTGGATAGCTTTCTAAGTAGATTGCTACCATGCGTTTCATTAAATCGATTAATTCTGGTTCGGAATATGTCATATTACCACGCTTTATTATAGTCTACAATTTCACAGTTGCGGCTAATGTCTTTAACAAAATAAACACATTGTGGCTTTGCACCTTCTGTAATCGGTACACATAGCATCTGCCCGTTTTTAAGTTTAGGGGCATACCACGTGACTTCTTGATACACGTCTACAATCTCAATTGACGGGAAACTAGGTCGGAAACTTGTTAGTGGGTTAAACTCAAATACTTTGAAACCGCGATCGTTAATTGATGTTAGTGGTAGCATTTCGAGATCGCCCAAGTCTGGCTCCCCGATTAATATTTGCCAGTCCATGGGCATCTTGATTCGATGTTGTCCTATTTGCAATACAAGAGCAGGGGCTGTAAAACTTTCTAAAAAGATAAGTGGGATATATTGGTAATCAGGATCTACTGGCGTAGAATTATCGAGGATAGCAAAGCGCATATCATCTACTTCTTCGGGCAAGTGATCTAGATCAAAACTGTTGTTGTCTAATGTAAGGATTCGCATGTTAGTAGTTTACTATATTTGAGTCTGAAAGTCAAATTTATTTAATTTTCATCCATTCTAGCTTTTCTGCCGAGAAAGGATAGTTAGCTTCTTTATAAAATGCCTTGCGCTTGGTCAAGTGTCGTTTTGCAAACTTACACGTTGAGGTAACGTCCCAGATCTCAACATGATCCTTATCCTCAGCTTTGCGGATGCCACGACCAATCGATTGGATAACCCTAACGAAACTTTTACCAGGCTCAATGAGCACCAAGTTAAAAATTCTAGGAATGTTAATACCAACCGCAGCCACGCCGTAGGTGGCCACAATAATTTTGTCCGTTGCATCAGCCACTGCATCATATTCTTCCTGTCTCTTTGTTCCTTTAGTTGCACCTGATACAAATACTGCTCGTTCGCCAAGACGTGCCACTAGCTGTCTGCCGCACTCGGTACGATCAACTAGCACCAGAGTGTTACCTGTTTCGTTAACTTTGTTCACAAGATCTGCCATTGTATCTAATCGCCCTGACTCTTCAAGCAAGTATTTTAGTTCGCTTTGATAGTCTTTGTATTCTACGTGGTCCACTAGTTGCACAATGTTTACATGACATTGTGCTAGCACACCTTGCTGTTGCAATTCGTTAGCTGACAGCTTACCAATGACTGGGCCCAGGCTCACTAGCAATGCCTGGCTTTCAAACTTTTCTTTAGGCACTGTGCCTGTTAGTCCCCAGCGAATAGGAATATGTGCCATAACACCTGTGAGCAGAGTTTTAAGTGCCTCTGCCTTGGCCATATGCACTTCGTCTACTATCACGCACACAACATCTTCTAAAAAGTCTTGTATTGTAAAGTGAGCAGTGCCCGAATTAGTTTCTTTGAGCAGATTGTTTAGACTCTGCCAAGTGCAAATTGTATGTGTCTTGTTGTAATCCTTGCGATCACCAAAGTATACACCAACATCTAGTCCCAAGTTAATGTAGTCTTTTTCTGTTTGTGTAACTAGACTCTTGTTTGGAACAATAACAATGCTTCGCCCATATTTCTGAACGTTCCAACTAAGCGATGCAGTCATAATTGTTTTGCCTGCACCTGTAGCAACTTCCTGGATACACTGTGGATTTGCTAGAAAGTTATTAACGATCTCAACTTGATAATCACGTAACCCAATTGGTTGTCCTACCATTGGGTGACCCTTGGGCCATGTAATTGTAGAGAATGTATCTTCCAGCATTGTATCAAACTGGAATGTGTTTGAGTAAGTGCGCTGATCATCTAGTTCAATGTCGTAATTGAATTTTTCCAGTATGGGCACAATCTCTGGCAGCAAGTTTGTATAAGTGCTACCACCAAGTTGGAAGTATGCTACCTTGCCGTCCCAACGTCCAAGTCGAACTGCTGGCATATAACGTGCTGCGGGGTTCTCATACTTAAAGGCATTAACTAGTGCCTTGCGAACGTCTAACTCTAATCCTTCGATTTTGATGTTAACTTCGTCTTTGATTATAATTGATGCTGTTTTCATTCTATTTCTATCTGGCTAATCCATTGTCGTTTTGCAATTTCTACTAATAGATCTTCTTTGGCGCCTGTGTAAATTAAATCCGCTACTGGAAATCTCAAGGGCCGTGCCTTTACATTATACACACTAGTGATATTTTTTGCAAGGAAAAACTCTCGGTGTTGATCAATGTAGCGTTGTATTCTTCCGTATTTCTCACTTAGGTTCCGATCGTGAAATTGAATATTGAAGTCTGCGCTGTAGTGACTAAACGGTTGAAACGCTTCGTCTGCAATATACTTGTCATTGTCGTGTTCTAAATCCTCAACAGTTTTTCCTATCTCGCAATAGTTCAAATAAACTGTACCAAAGTTAATTTGCCAAGTGCCATACGTGCTTTGCAATTCTTCAGATAGCCTGTGTGTTTTAGGCATACCGTACCAGGTACAAACAACTCGCGGCGCTGGGTTTCGCATTGCAGTTTCGCATCGATGTACTGCTATGTTTAATTCCCCTATTGCACGCCTGGCAGTATCGTCGGCAGTTAGCCAGTATTCTGATGTTTGCTGATCTAATAACCCGTGATGTATTTCAAATATGTTGTGCAAATAATTTAAACAATCTTGTGTCCAATCAAATGGCCTATTAATTAACGGCCTGTGACTGTTTATTGTATCAATGCATTGCTGAACGAATTCCTGTGCTCGGAGTTGTTCTTGCTCAAGTGTGTTAAAACCGTAAAATCGATCCGGATGATCAAGTGGCCAGGAGTTCCTGTTTTGCATACGGTCTCGCCATAAGGCTGCAACAGGTGTATTTCGTATTTGGAATTGTAGTGTTAAAGGATTTGCGGTTCCTAAAGTAATAGAAAGCATCGTAGTAGTATATACTTATCGCTGCATAAAGTCAAAAAAACAGGCCCCGAAGAGCCTGTTGTAAATGAACCGTTTTCACGATCCAGGAGCTAACTAAATCAAATGAGCAAGTGCTGTTGCTGCGTTTGCTGCGCTAAGTGCAATACCGACCCATCCTAATGTGTTGTTGCCTTTTTCAAAATGAGTCGATGCTACGTCCCACATCCACCACGCAAAGAAAATATTAATCAGTATCATTACATCACCGCAATAATAAAAATAATCAAGGCAGTACCTGGGTTACCTGTCATCAATGCAAACAATGCAAGGATAGTTCCGAAAAATGCTTTATCTGAGCCCATAATATTTCCTTATCGGAGAGGTCTTATTGACATTGCCCCTACGCACACTGCGGGGTTATGCTTCCTCGATTTCGTCTGCTAAATCAGCAATCGTTTCGTTGATCTCTTCAAGCTCGAAAGTATACGGGCAATCGCCTGAATTGATTACTTCTTGAATCAGCATGGCCGCTTGAGCCAGCTTTTTTATTTGTTCATATTTGTCCATGTTGTTATCCGTTAAAGCCAATTAATTCTTCAAACAAGATCAGTAAGTCTTCGTCGCTCATCAAGTCCAGTTCTGATACCACATGCTCGTCGCCATTAGCATCCTCGATTACAGGCTCGCCACAAGCACACTCTTGGATTCGTGTAATAACTAGTTCACGCACCGTAGTACTCCAGAGATTTTACAGTAAAGCCGGCTTCCTCTTGTTCATCGGCCTCGTAACGTGTGTCCACACTATACAAATACAAGTCGCCTTCCCAAATTTCAAACATAGCGTTTCCTTATTTGCTAAACTTTACAGAAGTTTCTTTGAACAAGATACCTGTTAGGATTGAAATGCCCCATGCTTGCAACCAAGTAACTTTGTTAACACCTGCTACTGCGCCTACCAAGCATTCATTCCACAACATCATCACTGGCCATGACATCAAGAAGCTGATGAACATAACACCTGCTAGTGCAAGTGCAATAGCACTAACAATTGCGATAAGTTTTTCCATATTAAGCTGCCTTCATACAAGTAGTTTCTGTCAAACGCTTCCAGTTAGTAACTGACATCTTGCGCAAGTCTGCAATCTTGATTGCCATACGCAATGATACTTCACGCAAGCGATCTTTGTTGGTGTCCATAAACTCGATAATCTCGTCTTGCACACACTTGTCAAAATCGTAGTCTGCAAACAACTCGCCGTCTGCGGCAATTTGACGGATACGCAACAAACGATCGCGCATGGTGTTAAGAGTCAAGTCAAGATAGTGACAACGAGATTGCAGTGCATCCAAGTGATCACGCAACTTTTGGCTCTTCATGCCATCAAACTTCAAGTTGGTGATAAAGATGACGGAACCTTTGAACTCAAAGCTGTCAGGAATGCCTTCACGGCGCAGTGTGCTGGACTCTGACAACCAGGAGATTTTACGCTTCTTGCCGGAATCCAACGCCCCTTTGAGTAAGTTAAGCGATACGTCGTCGAGTAAAATAGAGTCGCAATCGTCGAACACCACCACACAATTTGTATCTGAGTATTTGTAGAGAGTTTGATAAAGACCGATAGGTGTTGCACTGCCTTTGACAACTTCAGCACGAAGGCGTTTCCCGGCGAGCTTATCAAACATAGTTGCTTTGTCAATTTCTTTCTCCACACCAAACGATTTGCCAACACCCGGGGGGCCTGACACAATCATAGCACGAATGTCGCCAGCCACAGTGGCTTTTGTCATTTCATGCAGGATTTCAAAACGCTCACGAATACGCGACATTGCATCTTCGTCTGTTTCTTGGGTACGAGCTGGTTGCTCAAGTTTAATTACATTGTCATGTGCCATTGCTGTAGTATACTCTACATCGTCGATGCTGTCAACACGCACACGAATCGAATCAGGACAGTTAGGAAAGGCACCATTGTTTTCGACAGTAACGAAGTTACCTTTGGCACCTGTTTGAAAGCCTGACACAAGAGCAAACACTTGATTAGAAATAACTTTGTTGCGATACTCGCCACGCACAATACGAACTGAACTCATTTTAGCTCCAAAAAGTTGTTGTTGATGTTTTGTTGTTATGTGTATATTATAGCAAAAGGGCAATTATTGGTCAACCGTTTTACTTGTGCAAACGATCAATTTCTGCGTCGATTTCTGCTTGTTTGGTATAGGCGTCTGCTTTCGCTTGGGCAAGGTTAGCATCGTAGATCATCTTGACGCCCATGAACAAGCAATACACCATAACGATACCAGCGATAGCGCCCAATGAAAGCAAGGAAATAACTACCGATACTACAATTACCAGGCCGGTAATAGCACCAACTACTTTTGCTGTTTCTTTGATTGCTGTTTTCTGGATAGCGTCCATCTGTATTCCTTTTTGTTTCTGTATGTGTATATTATAGCAAATTGGGCATTATTGGTCAACCGTTTCTGCGGTTTCTTGTGTTTCTAGCACTTGTTGCGTGATTACAACACCGCCGTATGCTGTTTGAAACTGCTCTGCTACTACCTTCAAGAAAAAAGTTAATACTTTACCGTTACGTGTAATCAGAGTGTATTTCATGTTTCCCTTTTTGCTTACTATGCCATTATTATAGCAAATCGGGAATTTTTGGTCAAGTGTTACAAAAGTATTACTTTTCTGTGTAGGGTTTTTGGTGCTTGTCGCGGCGCTTGTAAACACCCTTTTTGCTCTCTACTACTTTGGGCTTAAAGGGTGTATCCTCGCAGAAAAGAACACGATGAGCCCGGTGCTTAGGCTGTTTAACTGTGAAAGATAGTAGTTCTTTTTTCATAACCTGTATTATACTCAAATTGTAATATTTGGTCAAACAAAAACCCTGCTGTTAGCAGGGTTATTTAAAATAAACTTTTATTCAAGCCCAGGATTTATTGTTATATTTTCTACAAAGGTATCGCTAGGTTGTAATTGCCACCACCACATGCCCGGTAGGTCGCCATGGGAAACTGTTTGCAGTGAATCATTGATGTAAGTATTACCAAACTGTCCAGAGGTAAATGCAATAAAATTATTTGCGCCCGATGAATAAATATTTCCGTTTTCTGTAAACGGAGTATAATTCGAAGAAGTAGAGGCTAGTAACACATTGCCGTCTGTTGTTATTTCAAGAACAGCATTACCTGAAAATGCCACGTCAGTAGTCCACGAAAATAGTGTATTAGTTACAGTATACGCTGGGTTTGGCAAGACTGGCAAAGACTCATCCAAAGTCTCAACTGTGCCTTCATATACTACAACATTATCAATTTTTGCAGTAATATTTACAGGTGTTGGCCCAAATGCAATGCCATTCTGTTTAAATGTTCTAGTAGTCATATATGTGTAATCTCCGATTAAAGATATTTATGCCTATAAAATTATTTCCAATGCTGTAAAATCACTGGATCTTGTACTTGACATGGGTTTGGTTTACCGTGAAAAACAAGGACTCCTGCACCGCCAAGTCGTGTCCCTGTATCGGGTTCGTAATGTTTTCTGTGTTTAAAGTCCCAGCCGCCATCTAAACATTCCCATTTCCAACTACGTATCAAACGTTCGTCGAGAAATCTACGCCTATCTTGTGTTATTACATCACTTAAAAAGTCCTGGTCGCCCGGGTACCTGCGTTGTAGCAATGGAAACTCTTGATTGCGGAATGTTTGCCATACGTCATTGAATTTTGATGTGTCCCACCACATTACACTACTATTAATACCAGTATGGTTAGGGCGCCAAAGTCGTTTAAAATCCCGAGGTGCCCAGAAATATTCCAACGGCTGATGTGTAATCCAATCTATATTATCAGTAATTACTGTGTCTAAGTCAAGATACAGCAACGGGCCTTGATAATGCTTGTGATTAAACAGTTGCAATTTGTACCACCAGGCCTTTTTAGGTCCCGATACGCCAAGGTCCTTTAATTCATGCTTGACCATATGAGCAGGAACTTTTCTGTCTGGTTCTGTATAAACATGCAATTGTATACCACGGGATAGATTACGACTCAGCATGTTATACAAGCGATCTACGTAATCCCATGAGTAGGCAGTGCCGTGTATTAAACAAGCACACTGAACCGGACCTTGCGGCGGTTGCCCGGCTGCTTCTGCTAAGGCTCTAAGCCTATCCTTCTTACCCATGTTCCTTGTCCTATTTCTTCTAGTGTGTATTCAGTGTGGCATATTTCAATTAACCACTGCTCTCTATCTACTACATTGTATGCCAAGCTAGAAGTGTCGACAACTGCTAGCACACCTGCAATTGTTGCTTGTATTCCCGGCCCTGAATTATAATTTATGACTGCATCAAAGTCCCAGTGCATATCAAAGCTATCATATGTGTCTGCTAGCTTACGTGGTTGTTCCCATACAACATTTTTTGGAAAACGGGTACGGTCCATCGGGCACCTAGGATGTGGTCTTACTACAACTTGTTTGCCAGCAGCAACTTCATTTATTTTTTGCACATACCAGGCTTCTTGATCCACTCCTTCCAGTTGCAAACTACGATTGTGTTGCCCTGCTACAAGAATCCTATTGTGCCCAAGTGAGTTAGTTTTTAACGAAATTCCTAATTTTTTGGGACGATCAAAATCTAAATTAGTTTGATGCCCATAGTAACCCAATGCGTTAACATGATTGAGTGCTAGCTTCCAGGTACGTCCTCGATCTAGCGCACCAACTTCGATACACACAACAGGACGTCCTTTGCTGCGGTAATACTGATATACATCTCGATTGGCAATCATGCGACCATTCCAAAGCACTGACCAGATTACCGCCACATCGGCATCGTAACTGCTGGTCTCAATTTGGAATCCGGCGTGTTGCAAGGATTCCATAACCGCAGAAATAACAGGCCCTGAGTTTAGGGCACACTGCAAAGGAAAATAGGTCACTGTTTTCATTACTAAATATCTCACATGAAATATACAGTAATTACCACATTTCACCAGGCCGGGTTAGAACAATATGGCCAACGCATGATTGACACATTCGAGCAATTCTGGCCAGCAGAAGTCGACTTAATTGTGCTAGCAGAAAACTGCACACCCCGAACCACAAGACCAAACACAAAGGTTGTTGATATATTAGCTGCTAGCCCAGATCTTCGAGCATTTGTTGAGCGCCACAAGGACAATCCTCTCGCGCACGGCAAGGCAGGACCACCCGATGTGTTTAATCCTAAAAAGCAATTCCGCTGGGACGCTGTTCGTTTTTGCTACAAAGTATTTGCTAAGTCTGTAGCAGCAGACATGATTGATTCTGGATGGATGATATGGATTGATGCCGATTCAGTTACACATACCCCAGTGACCATGCAAGCACTAGGCACAGTTTGTCCTTCAAACACTATGGTCAGCTTTTTAGGCCGTGGAGAAAAATATCATTCAGAGTGCGGCTGGGTCGCTTACAATTTAGATTCGCCTGAATGTAGACAGTTCATTCGTGACTTTGTAAACATGTATAACAACGATGCAATTTTTCAAGAACGTGAATGGCACGATAGCTATATTTTTGATGTGTTAAGAAAACAAATTCAAAGCCGATGCAAGTTCCATAACTTAAATCCTAGCTGGGAAGACAAAGGACTTGCAGGGCATCCGTTTATTAATTCAGAGTTAGGCAAGTATATGGATCATGTTAAAGGTGATCGCAAAGTGCAAGGTCATTCAAAGCCAAAAGAAGTTGTTCTACATCAAGACCACCCGTACTGGCAAAAAGTATTAAGCAAAGGACGCAAATAATGTATCAAGCACATGGATGGTGGTTCCCGGACCAAGACACACATTTCGCAGGAATGTTAGAAAAGAATATTAAAAAGGGCGGTGGCCCAGTTTATCAAGAACCTGTTCGTAAAATTAGCATAGGGCTTTGCGATCGTAAAGGACTTGCACTAGATATTGGCGCCAACGTTGGGCTCTGGAGCAAGGATCTATGCGAATCATTTGATCAAGTGATTGCGTTTGAACCAGTTGCAGACTTTAGAGATTGTTTGCTTAAAAATGTAGTTGCATCTAACTTTGAAGTTCGTGCTTGTGCATTAGGAGAAAGTGATACGCAAATTAACATGATTATCACTGCTGAAAATACAGGACACAGTCACGTTGATACTTCAAGTATTGGCGCAGGCTCTATCCCAATGTATAGATTAGACGGGTTGAATTTACCACAAATTAATTACATCAAGATTGACTGTGAAGGTTACGAAAATACTATCCTGCGTGGCGCTAAAGAAACAATCTTAAAGTATAAACCTATCATGGTTGTAGAACACAAAAAGCACAAGGACGTGGGACATACTGACACTGCGCAAGCTCTAGATACATTAGTAAGTTGGGGCGCAAAGATCTTAACGTCAGTTAAGAATGACTACGTGTTAGGTTGGTAACAACAGTTTAAACTTGTTGTAAATTAACCCAGCTCTGCTTTCTTCGTCAGTCCAGTGGGCTGCTGATAAATCCCAAAGCCATTGTTCCCTAACAGGAGTCAGTGGCTTTTCTATTTGTGTTATATCCTGGGTTGCTATCTGCCAAGCAACACAATCAGAGTCTGTTGCAAACACAGGAACGCCCAATAACACACTAGCTACACAACTTGAGCTATTAAAAAACACACTAGCCCAGGCATTAGACAAATCTTGCTGTAGTGATTGATTGGTACTCATCTGAACGTTAACAAATTGTCTAAACAACTTGGCATTAACTGGGTTCTTTGGGTGTGCTCGTACTACAATAGGCCTGTCAGTAGCTTTTCTAATCTGTTGAACTGTTTCTAGTACCCATTGGTTCATGTCAACGCCTTTCATTGACCAGCCGCCATCGCGTTGCCCGCATACCAGTATATGATTACCGTTGCTACGCCAAGGCTTCAGTTCAAGATTTAAACGTTGCTTTACCTGATTCCATTTATCCGGACTGCTGTTCTTGTTTGCGTATTCGTTTGTATTGTAATACACGCCATCTAAACTATAACGCAGAAAAATACTTGTTGGATCTGCAAACTTGAAACAACTACCGTCAATGCTCATTACCTTTTGTGTGTTAATAACATCCTTGCGCAACTGTATGTGCGGTCCTTTGATACTTTGGCCAACCCATCCTAATATAACGCCCAACCTAGCAGGCACAACTTGTGTTCTATCTTGTAGCAAAGTTTTTAATCCCAAGTGATTACCCCCGTTAGCAAATGCTTTTAACACTTCTACTTTGCGATCACGATCAGCAATGCGTGGCAAGCTGCTAAGGTAAACAACTACGTCATGCATCAAAATACTCCTTGACTATTCCAACTGCTGTACCGTTGCATAACTCATCAAACGTGTATTGACTATAAGACAACATTGTTAGCCAGCGTTCTATATCTGACCGAAACAAATTGTCAATGTCTGCTAGCGTATTTCTAGACACAGAATTAGTAATATGTCGTTCTAATGTGATAACCGGAGTACCTGTCCAAATGGCTTCAACTGCTGCGGCACTCGAATCGCTCACAACACAATAATACTCTTTAGTTCCTCGTAGTGTTTCGTAAACTGACACACGATTCTTTCGACTAAGTTCCTTGGGACGGAACTCAATTTCTCGATCGCTATACTTGCGGATTTCCTGTGTGATATGTTCCCGCCATGCTTCTAGTGTAGTGCCCCTCATTTGATAATGTGTGGGGCTACCTTCTATTACAAGTATAGTGGATCCTTTTCTTCGCCAGCCCTTTGGCAGTTTAGGAAATAAGTCCAAGCGATCAGTTGGAAAGTTCTTTGTTTGAGCGCCGTGGTGAATATGATCTTTCACTAGTCTGTGCCACTTTTTGTTTTTATCTTCGAGAAAGTTTGTGTACCCTGTATCAACAAACCAAAATTTTGTTTGTTCCTCTAAACATTTTTTAAGAAGGTCTTCGTTGTTAAGTGTGTTTCTAATAAAGAACGGCCGATTGCTTTCTGCGTCCTTGGAATCTATTATCCACTTCACTGTGCTGCTCAACTGATATGCTAGTGATTTAGCAAAGCCGGGTTCTTTGTTATCAAGGTAGGTAGTAATAATCTCATGATTGCTCAATCCAAGTTGAGAAATTCTATCTATAGTAGTTGCTTTTTGTGTTTGGAATGTTTTCTTGTACGCAGTGTTTATGTCGTTTCTAAATTCTGCAAGATCTTGCTTTAACAAATAATTTACACGATTAAAATCAACTGTTATCAACCCTGAGTTTTTATATTCTTGTTTGCAGTCACGAATATACTTGTTAGTTTCAAACCAGTTAACTTCCCATGGTTGTTGTTTTAAATATTCAATGACAAACTGCTTGTGCCACGGGGCCATCCATTCGTCGGCATTAATTAATACGTTCATAATTTTCTTGTAATATATTCCAGGCGATACCAGTTTCGATTTCTAGTTGCGTAAACTGATTGTAACTTAGCCAACGTAACCAGGCCTCGCTGCGATCCAAGTCCAACGCCGGCAGATCGTCTATCTGTTCTATCTTTCCACTGACTTGGATACATGCACTAGGTCCTAAGCTAACAACAGGAATACCATGCTGCACTGCTTCTACTCCGCAGTTGCTTGCCCAAGTTACTACTGCACTAATATCCTGGTGTAATGCATCTACAAAAGTATCTGTAGTAACACGAACTTCTCTACTGGCAGGACGGTGACGAACAACAATTTCCCTGTCTGTGTAAGTTTTAATTGTAGCAATGGTTTGATGTAGCCAAGTGTCGGGGTCTGATATTTGATAGCCACTTGCAACCTTGGGATCAATAGGAACAACCATTATTTTACTGCCGCGACGAATTTGCTTTCTATTGATCCTTAGTTTAGTTAATCTATCATTGGGTTTTTCTTGTATAGGTGCAGTTACTTGGAATCCATTTTTAGTAATTCTAAACCAAGTTTTAAATCTGCCATTACCTAGATATCCTGTATCAATATACCAGTAATCTAAATTATGTTTTTCAGCTTGGGTCTTGGCAGCAGATTTACTAATACCAGAAAATGCCATTGGAATTGTGCTGTTGGCATATATTTCTTCCATTGTGGCCATGCGCCCGCCTAAATGTTCAACAAACGATCCGACCCATTTGTCCTTCTTGGCATATCCTAACATTGTAGGATTATTAGCCATTGAGTATTCCCCAGGCTGTTCCGTTGCTCATTTCGTCGAATGTAAATTGACTATAACTCAAATGTCTCAACCAAGCTTCTCTTAGATCGGCATCGGGATATTTTGGATTCTCAATTTCACTTAGTGAAGTTGAACTTACTACACCGGCTGCATTAGGACCAAGACAAATAGCGGGCTTGCCAAGCATCACTGCTTCTACTGCTGCCACACTATTATATGTTACTAAGCAATGAACATTTCTATCCAGTGCTTCTTCCATTGTATCTTCTTTGAGACGGTCAGTTCTGGGGCGTTTTAATCTAATTTCAATTGGACGATCTGTGTGTTTTTTAATTTCTGCTATTGTTTCGCTTACCCATTGTTCAGGATCCATGTTCCATAGACTTAGACTTTTCAGACTAGGCGGGGCAATCAGTATGGTCTTACCTTTAGTCACAGGTTTCAATGTTATTGTGCATTGGTCAAGTCTTTTGCGATCTCTAGCAATAATAGATCGTATATCGTGGCTGTGATTTTTAATAATTCTAAACCACTTCTTTCCTGTTACATTACCAAAATAACCATTGTCAATGTAATAGAATGTTCTGCCGTTTTCCCAACACTGTTGTACTGCTGCGGCAAATTTCATTCCTCTGATACACCACGGTTCACTCAGTGGGGCTAGCATTGCTGACTGAAGACTTGTGTTAATTCCGTTGCATCCCTGAGCAAATCTATGAGTAAATGCAGATTGGCGGTCTTTGACCTCCATGTTATTACCTTTGCGATCAATACAATGAACTGTCATGACGTAGATCTCTGTACACAATAGTCTGCAAGCATGTGTTCGCGATGCCACTCGTCGCCTTGCGGAGTATCAGCAAACTCATGAAAGCACGGCGTGCCCAATGTGTAATGCAATAACTTGGCATCTAAATTTGGCCCAAATTCATCAGGCAACCAGTTCCACTCTATCGGTAACTCAATAATTCTATCATCGTCGATCCAGGTAAAACGATGCAGTTCTGCACCTGTAGATTTTTCAATAAACTCAGGTGTTAACTTGCGATTAGGGTGTGTGTAGCAGTTCCAAACAATAACACTCGACCAGTTCTTGCGTGGGTAGTTTTCATTCTTTGACCCAAGATACTTTTCAGTCATTCGAGTCTTGTAATCATGTTTAACTACTGCAACGTCCCAGTGAGTTTGGCCTTCGGTTAGATTCCATAGCTTTACAATGTCATCTCTTACAATCATGTCGCCGTCGATAAAGATTGCTTTGCCTGTGTATTCCATCAAGTGAGGTACAAGGAAACGACTATAGATAAACTGATTGCTACCGTCAGTGTGTGTTTCTTTGTAATCTTCAAACAAGTTAAGTGCTAGGGGAATAATAGCAACAGGTTTTGATGCATGTCTAATGATTGAGTTAGCGCATGTATGATACGCCACTGCTTCTCTTGGATCGTATCCGATAAAAATTGGGATTGGTTTCATTTTCGTTCAATGTCCTCTTCTACACATTGATCGCCATATTGTATTTCGATCAGCTTCAATGGCTGCTCTGTATCGTTTTGTAGCATGTGCCATTGTGTTCTACTAATCCAAACACTCTGATGCTTGCTAAATTTTCCTATTAGATTTTGTTTACCCGATGAAGCTAATGTATAAACTGTTGCTTCTCCTGAGGCCACAAACCAGAATTCACTTCTTTTATGATGCTGTTGCATACTCAAGCTCTTGCCCGGCTCGACCGTGAGTTCTTTTAATTTTGTGCAAGAACCTACTTCATGTAGCACACGATAATAGCCCCATGCACGTTCTGTCTTGGGCGATTTCCATTCTTGTAAAATCCATGAACTAGAGTTAGCTTTGTTAAAACCGCCAATCCCAAATGCAAATTCTACATCATCAAACACCATCTCGGGAATGTTTTCTTTTGTTCTATCTCCGCCGTTGGCAAAGATAATGTGTGCAGTTGGGTATTGAGATTTAACTACACGAATTGCATCACAGCTAGATCCATCATCGTCATTATAAGTAACAACTTCGTCTACTATCCCAATTGCACTAACTAATGCAACTCTCTCGTGCATTGGCATAAACGGGCGACCTTTTTTACGGGTCAACCATTCATCAGAATTTACGCCAACAATTAATTTGTCGCCTAGTGCTTTTGCTGCTTTGAAATATGCCAGGTGGCCAGAATGCAAGGGATCAAATCCCCCAGTAACTATAACAATCTTCATGCCGATATTTATCGGTGAATTTGATACTGTTCTACTAAATCTGCAGGAGCAGTGGTATTAAATTCTACTCTGTTAAACTGACTCCAACAGATATGTTCCCACCATGCTGCACGATCAGGGCGTTGCGGGTTAGCCAGATTACTAACATCACCCATTAATAATGATGTCATTGATTTGTCTACTGTGTATGCAGGAACACCCAGTAAACATGACTCTACACATGCCATAGTTCGCTCACCGACTACTGCGTAAGCGTTAGCAACTTGCTCTTGGAATGACTCAAATCTAGCAAACTTTGCGCCTGTTTTTTTGCGCCACTTGATAGGTCCGTTCCAATAGGGACTAATACAGTTAGTAATACGCTGTCTGAATTGTTCCATACTCTCGCCAGTACGTTCAGTGAGTACAGATTCAACTGGCTGGATTGCCAACACATACTCACCTGGAGTAGTTCGCCAAGTATTGTGAGTTGGAGTAGGAAACAAATGTGCCCTGCTATATGGAACTGGGCACATGTCCATATTATGATGTCCATTATAAGTTACCCTACGAGTTTCTCGTCGAGGAGTATCTGGTCCCCAGTATCCGTATTCAATCTCAATGTAAGGACGGAGTTCAGCAATGTATTCTTTTAACGGGGACCACCATGGTGCATAATGACTTGCAATTAAAATGTAGCTGTCGGGTATTTGTCTAACTGTATCAAATACCTTTAAACCCTTTTTCAGCCAGGGAGTAAGCGACCACTTAGTATGCTCCCCTGGCATGTCACGAGCATAAGCGTATTTCATTGCTGCCCATACCAAGTTAAACTTTTATCTAGCCATGGCAATACAAGGTCGTTTTGATTTATAAACCCGTATCGATTTATACTATCCATTGCAGACTTCGGTAGCAGCCCAGTGTCTGCCAATTGGTACCAGGATGTTTTTGGATCCATTGGTTCTTGATCGCTTTTGTATACCACAACATGCAACCAAGGATCGTTAGCAGATTTCTTAAAGAATCCGGCATTGCAATCCCAACCACTAACGGCTAACATGTGCATGAGATTAACAAGGGTGTAATGATAGTAGCAGCCAGATGGCTGCGTAAATGATAGTTTCCGGTATTCAATGTTTGTTGTCTGCGGAACTATCAATGCTAGCATTGCATTAGGTGCGGCCACAGAATGCCAGAGTTTTAATGTACTGAGTGGATTTAGTGCATACTGAAAACTGTCGTGACACCATAGTACATCATACTTTTCTTTTTTAGGTGTATGTATTTGTGTTTCAAAGTCATTACGTTGATATGTAATGTTAGCGTACTGCTTAGCCACTGTCGGAGTGTTTACTAAGTCTAAGCCTACACATTTAATGTTTAGTGGCTCGGGGTTTTCATCTCGAGTAGTACGTGTTGCCCACCATTCTAAATCTAGGCCAGCGCCGCAGCCTATGTCAATAAGTGTACTCACACTCATCATGAAATCGTCATGCTCGTATAACCAGTTTAATGTTTCTAAACTGTGAGCATGACTTTCTTCAGGGTTTCTAAAAAACATTAAACTGTGATGTCTTCCATGCCGGCTGTGTGTAAACGTACAATATGACCCATTTGCCATTGCTTAGTTTCTAAGCCTTTTAAAATTCCAAGCCACTTATTACGAAGTAATGCCACTTCGTTAATAATTGTTTCAAAGTCAATCACTTCGTCTTCGCCGTCAACATATTTTTCAGCATCCCGACTTGTCAGTGCGCGAGCATAACCTTCGAGGTACTTTTGAAAATGCTTACGGCGAATCTTACGCAACTGTATGTTTAAGAGGTTTAAAACAGCTTCAATTTCTTGAAGCTGATTAAAGCGATGCTCTGTGGTACCCGGTAGTTCCTTGATGTTTTTTTCAACAAGGCCGCCAATGCGACATTCGTTTTTAGCTGACACTATTTCTTTCTCATAGTGAGCAATAAAATCAGGAATGGCGCCTAAGTCAGCGACTACACGACTATACCACATCAGTCCTCCCACTCAGATTCGGTGTCATCCTCATCATCGTCAACATACTCTTCTTCGTCGGCATTGATATATGCTGCTAGTGCGTTTTTAATCTGAAGGTCTCCTGCAAACGCTGATTTAATTTCTTCAGGATCGCAGTCGTTGTCAACTAATACACTAACAAGATTCTCTGCTGCTTCAGCACGATCTACTACGTTGATATAACGTTTTAGTTCATCCCAAATTACACTTGATAATTGTTCCATTATTCGGAATCCTCCTCAATGGTACTTACCTCTTCCTTCTGATTTCCAAAGTCTGCCATTACTTTATCGAGGCAACCGTCATCGTTCTTTTCCCAAGCCTTGCGGAACTTCTTGATAATCTCACCATCTGAAGTAGTAAACACCAGGCTGTTGCCCTCACGCTTGAGCAAGCCCTTCTTTTCAATCAAGTCAGTAAGACCAGAGTATGGGCTCATACCTGTTGTGTACGGAATCTTGACTTGTACGCCTTCAAACGGTTTGGCATAACGTGTTTTCATAACTTTACAGCCGGCACGAATACCGTTTACATCAGAAACTTTGTTGCCGTCTTCGTCTTCTTTCAACTTCATCTTCTTCATAGCAACAACAATTGAGCTAGCGTAGATAAAGCCTTGCCCACCGGAGATCTTGTCGTCTGGGTCAAACATGTCTTGGCTTGCGTATGTGTGGTTAGTACAAACCAAACCAACGCCGTATGCACCAAACATGTTTACACAGTTACGAACCAATGCAGTAAGTGCTTTAGGCTTGCGACCCAAGTCACCTTTCATGTCACCAGCTTCGAACTGGTTAACGTCGGTCGGAGTCAACAACATACCTAACGAGTCAATAACAAACAACACCTTTGGACGATCACCGTCCGGTAATGCTTTGTAGTCACTCATGAATGTAGAGATTGTTTTGGCCACGTCATCAATCATGGCCATGCTAAGTTTTAGCAACTTGCTTTCACTAGTATCAACCCCAAGTGCTTTGAGCCAGTCTTCGTCAAGAGCGTTTTCGGAGTCAACTAGCACAACAAAGATGCCTTGCTCTTGTGCGTTCTTGATAATGTTACCAGAACAAATGTATGATTTGCCTGCGCCCGAGTCGCCAGCAAATACTGTAACTTTGCCTAGTGGAATACCGCGATTCCAGTCGCCGCTGATCAAATAGTTTAAGGCAAAGTTGCCTGTTGAGATCCAATCTGTTGGATCGTTGAAGCCAATGCTTAGGCCGTCAATGCTTTTTGTAATTTCTTTTCGAAATTTGCTTACGTCAAATGGTTTGCCCATATATCACCTGTATAGAGAGAAGAACACACAGAGTTTCCCCTGTGTGTGTTTGCTGATTACTTAGCTTGACGGCTACGAATCATAGCCAAGATGTCTTGAGCATTTTGTCCGCCTGCGGCTGGCGCTGGCTTAACAACAACTGGTGCTGTTGCTTCTGCTGGCTCATCTTCCCAACCAGGAGTTTCTGCTACTGGAGCAGGTGCTGCTGGACGAGCTGCTGGAGCAGGCGCTGGTGCTGCTTCTGCATCACCGGTACCGCTAGGTGCATTAACACCTGCTGGACGGAAGTATTGACCCCAACGCTCTGTGTCGTAAGGTTGACCATCAACTGATGCTTCAAACATTTCCTTCATTACACGCAGCTCAACATCGCCTGGGCGCTTTGGCAAGAATGTGTTCAAGTCAAACAATCCATGTGCTTCAATTGCTGCTGCTTCAACTTCATTAAGTGCGGATTCCTTACGGCTCCACTTTGAAGTAGAATAGTCAGCATATCCACCTTTTTGTGTTTTGCTGATACGGAAGTCCAATCCACGCAATGCGTCTGTTGGCAATTCTTCTGTTTCTGGGTCCATCAACACAGCCTTGATAGTTGCGAACAACTGTGGGCCAATGATAAACTTGCGGATCGGATTGTCCGGTGTAGTGTCATCACCAATTGGGTTTTCACGAACGAAACCTTGCATGATGTATGAACGCTTTTTCCAGTACTTGCGACCCATTTCTTCAAGGCTCTTGTCCTTGAACCAGGTGCGGACTTCTGCCAAGATTGGGCATGAGTTTGGTTCCCACATTTCAACGCATGGTACTTGCACCATGACTTGTTTCGAATCCATCTCGCCTTTAATGCCAGCGAATGGCAAACGAATCATCTGGCGTTCTACCCAGAAAAATGTGTTTTTGTTGTTACCATCGGGGAGGAAGCGTAATGTAGCTGATTGGCCTTCTTCCATATTCCAGTGCGGGTAGATGCTGCGATCACCGCCTGTTTGATTACCACCTTGTTTGTTGTCTGCTGCCTGTAAACGTGCGCGAATTTCTGCTAATGATGCCATAGTTAATCTCCTATAAATGTTGCCTATGTATATGCTTGTTATCTAAATTTAGATGTGTTGCCTGTGCATACAAGTTGTATTGTATACTAGTTTATTTAGCATCGCAAGACAAAAGGCAACTTATTTTTGCTTAATTTCTATGTAGTAGATCTGCGTGTAGTGGTCTGGTGTATAGTGTTTTGGGCTGTCAAACACATTTGTTATTTTGAGGCCAGCTGCATTAATGTACTGTTCAAAATCTTTTTCTCTGTTTAACGACCCTGCTTGATTTTCTTGTAACAGGATAACTCCATTAGGCAACAGGTGCTGCCCTATGTTGGCAAAGAACTCCTGGTGCGCTGCCCAATTTTGATCTACAGCAATGCGCTGATAGTTGTCGTCACCCGGGCATTCAAGGAAGTGCGGAGGATTAGAAACAACCAAATCAAATTTTTCATGTTCTGGTAATCCTGCCACTGTCCCTGTTGCATAGGCAGTAACGTCAGTTAATCGATTTTGTTTAATTGTTTGCTCAACTGCTAGAATAGCATCAGAATATATGTCGCTTGCACACAGAGACTTACAAATCCCGTGGTCTAACAATCCAAACCCAATGTATGCCGGTCCTGCGCACCATTCGTAACACTTGTCAAACACCCGACCTGGATATTGTTGTTCTATAACATCTATGTACTCTTGCCCAAACCAGGTTCCGCCACCGTCCATCCAACTGTCATAATGAACACAATATCGGTTCGGTCCTGTAGTAATAAAATCCATCATAATCTCCTTGGTCTGTTTGGCTCTTGCCATTTTAGCGTTTTATCAGTTACGTGCCAGTGCCATTGTGTCATCCAATCTTTGGATGACTGTGTTAATCTACCCGGTGCAACTAACTCAAGATACTCAATGTGTTCTAAGGGAGTAGGATGAAAGTCTCGTTGTTTCGGATCGTAATTGTCTGGAATACCCGGGCGTGTTGTCCACCAGTCACCATTAAACAGTGTATCTTGTACACTAGGTCCTAGTGTACTAATAGTGTCTTTGTAAAAATCTAGCACATCTTGTATGTTTGTATTGGTATTACTGGGATTGTCGCCGTGGCCAGTGTCCTTGTTTGTTTTAGCTAGAGATACCATACTCAAGAATTTATACTTGCAACCAGTCTGATCAAGTATTTGCTTTGCTGCGGCTATATTTGCCAGATCTCTAATTAGGTATCCACGTTCGTCAGCAAACTTTTTTACATATTCAGCTGGCAATGTGCTTCCGGCAGACCAATACACATTTCCACCTTCTAGCCAACGACCGTTAACATGCCTATCCTCACGGCTAGTATTTGTCCACATGATCCAAACCTCATCGTCGGCAGTTAATTTATTACGTTGATTACACTCTACCAAACTCCAGAGTATGTAGCTGTTACCTGCGCCACAAAGTCCCCAGTTTTCAAAGTGATCAAACTCTTGTCCCAACGCATCTGCCCAGGTAGGCCAGCGCCAATATTGTGTAAAGCTGCATCCAATTGTAAAAAGTCTAGACATGGTGTTTTCCAAAATTTTGCAAGCAGTCCCAATGCGGATCAATGACTACAGCATATTGCTCAATCTCGTTACGAGAATTGTTCCAGTCCTTAATTGACGAATGTTTAAAGTTGCTAGCCGCAAATTTAGCAATAGGCAAAGGATCGTGATAGTAACTATGTCTAAATAATTCAATTAGTTGAAATTCACTCATAATCATTGTAGTGCTAGTGGGATCAAACGCTACTAATTTATCCTGTTCAAACAACTCAAGATGCAAGTCAAATAAAGATTTGTTATGCAATGTTTCAACTCGGTCTCTAATCCCTGTAAGTAAATCACGTTGTAAATATCTAAATGGCACAGAACTCATGCACCAATACTCGTGTTCATTTACTACCCAGGGTGTATTTGTACCAAGCATGAATTTAACATATAGTCGGTTGCCAATGTTAATAGGATCTGGGTGTGTTGAAACTGTTGCACTTATTGTATCTAATCTAATTGGTTCAACAAACTCAACATCAGCATCAACAAGTAACCAACTATTGCCTGTGACAAATTTATCCAGGTATAACTTTACCAATTGTTGTCTAAACCAGCCGCCTGTTTGAACACGTTCCATTCCTGGAAAATCACTGAATCTGCGAAATGTAATATCAACTTCGGGAAAGTTAAATTTTATGTACTGCTGACTATCTTCTACGTATGTGGGCCAATGCTTTATATCAAAGTCGTCGATAATAATATCAATAGGAAAGCCTGCGGCATATTTTTGTATGCTACGCAGGCAGTTTATTTGGGAATAAAAATAACCAGGGAAAGTTGTTAATACAATGCGTTCAAAGTTCACGCATTACTTACCATGCGCTAACTTCTTGAGTTGACTTAATGAATCGCTTTCTTCCAAACCAAAGTTGGTCCAGTTTCCGCTATATTCCATAATGCCGCACTCTTCGAGTTTGTGCTGTGGGCAGTATTCACCTGCTTCGGTCATATTGCATTGGGCTTCGCTAAATTCTTCATCAGTTAAATTACCTGCTAGCAATGCTTCTAGTGTGTCGATCTGTTGATTGTAAATGCCCACTAGATATTCAATTTCTACGTCGTCGTAAGCATCTGAACCGTCATACCATGTTTCGTCGACTGCTTCTGCTTCGGCATCGGTTAGTCGACGCTTTTGTGCCAGTAGCTTTTTCTTCAGCATGTTAGCAATAGGTGCATACTTGCGCACAACCTGTTGCCACATAGGCTCTTCCGCAAACTCTGGGAACTGTGCAGCAGCACCTTCCACTGGATCAAAGTCCTGGAATAGGTTTAGTGCCAGCACATCCTTAACTGGCATGCCGGCCTTAACCAAATATTCATTTAGTTGGCTTTCCTCGACTTCTTGTGGCAATGTTTCATCGCCTGCAACTTCTTGTCCTAATTCTTCTGCATCAGGTTGTGCATCAAGTTCTGGGCTACCAGGATTAGTTGTTTGCAGTTGACCCAATACTGCTTCAACGTCGGGGCTTTCGCTGGCTAGTTCTTCCATGCGAGTTAGGATAACGCTGCGAGCATCAGCATTTGCATTTGCATCTGCAAGTTCTTGCAATTGATCAAACAACATATCGTCGCCAAATACATCATAAAGCTGTTCCGTTGCATTGGTTGCATCTGCACCAACTGGCAGTTCTTTGCTCATTAAATCAACCAATGTTTGTTTTTGTTCTGGTGTTTCTGGAATAGCCCATGTGCCTTCAACCAAGTTATTAACCCACGATTCAAAAATTTGTGCTTCTTTCATTGCATTTGCTTCCTGTGTGATGCGAGCCAGCAATGGCAACGCTTCTTCGATTCTGTGATCGATTGTTTGTTCGACAAACAACCCCTTGAGGTCTTCTACTACTAGATTACCCTCGTTAACCGAAGGCGTCCACGATTCAAAATATGCACTATATCCTCTTTGAGAGCCCAAGTGCTTTAGCACAGAGTGCATGTTTTTGTAATATGATTCAGTTTGTTCAACTAGGTTCTTGGTATCGCCTTCTAACACTTTGCCAGCATTAGCTCTGCGAAAACGACTTAGTACAGATAGTTCTTCTACAATTTCGTTGATGTGTTGTGCGCGGACATCGTAAGGGTTACCGCCCTGGCGCACATGTTCTAGCATTGCTTTGCCAGCAGTCAAGCTACGACTCTTTAGTTTAAATCGTTCACCTTCGGCCGTTTCAACATAGATGCTTTCGATATAACGGAAACGTGCTTCGTCTTCGTTTAGAGATTTTTTGTGTTTGATTACAAGGCGTGCTTCAGTAGGTTGGCCGTTCCAGCTAATGTTGCCTTTGCCTTGCCAAGATTCAAACAGGCCTTCTTTGATTGCAGCTTGGCCTTGCTTGGTGTATTTTAATTTGGTAATGTTTTGCGGGGTAAAACTCATAAAGTTTTTAGTAGCAAAACGTTTGAGCTGTTGTAGCAATTCGAACCATTCAGTTTTGTCTTCGGTTTCCATTGACTTGCCGATGTTGTCCCCAAAGAATATTGATAGCTCTTTGTTGTCGCCAAGGAATATGACTACAGATCCGTAATTTTTACCCGATTCAGGAACAAAGTCGAATCTAAATTCATCCGCTTTAGAAATATCAGGATTACCGTCTTCGTCAACAGGGCCACGGCCAGTTTGGCCGTCTAGTGCTTGTATTTCAAAGTTCTTGGTAACCAAGAGATCGTAAAGTTGTTGGTTTGCTGTATTTTGTGCCATAGTGTTATATTTATCGCATTACAATGAAAGGCATGGGCTCTATCATGACGTCGCCGTGGTCTCTCATTTGATTGTCCATTTCAGTATGATAGCTTTGCAACTGCTGCATCATACGAACTGCTAGCAATGTGCTCATTACCAAGTCGTCTGTTTCGCCGGGCTTGGCAGCATAACTAGTACCAAATGCCACAAACGTTTTTAGCTCAGAAACTAATGGGGAGCTTTTGATTTTCATCTTGCCCGACTCTACCATTACTTTGAGCTTGGCGCAGGCTGTTAGTTTAGACTTGTTAGTGGTATTAAATCCTTTGCGGAATCTGCGGTTACTAGATCCAGTTACTGTGCCATCGCTTAGAAAGTATCCTGGAATATTTTCTTCCCCGTATTCAGCAATACTAATAAGTGCTGCTTCACCAATGGTATTATTCTCCACAGAGTAATAGATAGAATTTTGGTCTCTAACATACTCGTTGATGTGTTTAACAATGTCTGCTAGAATACGTATTTGTGTAGGAATGTCAGTTTTATTATGGCGCCACTCGCCAATTTGCTCAGTAGTATTGGCTTCAAAAATTTGTATAGCTGCCGGATCACCGCCTGTGCCCAAGCTAGGGTCAAGCGCCACTACATAAAGTCTACCAGCTTGTGGACGTTTGTACCATCGTACTTGCCCTGTTTTGTAAAGTGGCTCTTCGCCCTTTAAGTCTAGAAGTTTAATAGGAGCAATCAACGTTTCGTCGTTAATAATAAACTCGCATCCAATCTCTCGACGGAAACGATCTACTCCTAGTTGGGCTTCCATGTCCTTGCCCCACTTTTCATCGCGGTCTGGATGTTCTTGCCAGTAACTGCGATAAGCGCGGAATCCGTTGGTACCAACTTCAGTTGGGTTACCGTATTCGTCTTCCATCTTGTTAGCCATCTTCCAGATCAACGCAAACTGATCTTCGTCTGAGTTGGGTGTTGATGTGATGATTGCTTTACCACCAGTTGCTAGTGTAGGTGAAATAGAAGTCCAGAACTCTTGCGCAATAGTAGGTCTAACGAATGCAAATTCGTCAGCGTATAGGAGCGAGATACTCATACCACGACCGGTATTTTCAGTAGTTGTAGCTGACACAATACGTGAGCCGTTGTCAAAGTCAATTGATCCTTTGTTATAGCTTGTTACACCTGCTCGAATATGATCTGGGCATAGCTCATATGCAAAGCGAATACGTTGCATAATTTCTTGTGAGCCTGTGTACTTGTGCGCTGCAATAAGAATAGTAGAGTCAGGCACAAACATAGCGTACCATAATAGATATCCTGCGGCACTAGTCGACTTACCAGTTTGTCGTGGCATCATCGAGATACTATAACGATAGTGATGGTATGTGTGTATCAGTTTCTTTTGATATTCGTAGGGATGATACAGCATCTTGCCACGTGTGGGGTGCTGGATATAAAAATAGTTGTCTAAGAAATAGTCCGGACCTGTTACAGGATCTGCAGCCAGTACGAATTCTTCAAGTTGTTGATCTGTGAAAACTTGTTTCTTGTGTGGGGTCTTGACTAATACGCCTTCTAATGTGCTCATGGCTGTATTTAACGGTAATTAACCAGTGTTATTTAGATTGGTTAAGGGCATGCCACGCAGGTGTGCCAGGGCGGATACCTAGACGTTTTGCCTCGTCCCTAAGTTGGAAATGTTGGTTGGCTATTTGTTGCCGCTTGTGTGCATCGTATGCTGCTGTTACTGAAGCAGGAGTTAGTGTGCCCAACGTACCCTGTCCTTGCAAAGCAAAAAGAGGATCGCTGGGGTCTAAGTAGCAATCCTCGTTAGAGTTTGTGTATTGTAAGTTAGCAGTGGAGAAACGAATGTGTTCTGTCATTTGCCAACGTTAAAGCGAATGCCTGTAGCTTGCTCTACTGTTTCTACAGAAACTTGATACTTTGGCAAGTCTGCAACAGGTAGTGGGGCATTTGGCATTAAGTATGCCATTGCTTGCTTGGAATTCTTTTCGTAGATGATCTTGTATAGTCTAGTTGGGATGCCTAAGCCATTGCCTGTTACAGGATGGCCTTGATCAAAAATACCACCGGAAAAAATATAAAAGTCCCCACCTTTGGAAGCCCAGTCTCTTTCCCATGTCTCTAACTGCTTCCAGATGCCACGATTGTTGTTTGCAACTTGGGCTACCATGTTGCTCAAGAAAAAACTTTCTGACATGATTTGATCGTTAGTTGTGTTGTTGCCTGCAGGTGCCATGTGTCCACGATCATGTGTTCTGCCAACTGTAGCATAGTCTTGCAGTGTGGCCTGACACTGTTGGAATACTTGTGGGTCTGGTCTAAAGTTGTCTTTGCGTTTTGCAGGACCAGTCATTGATTCACGAGTTAGGTGTTCAAACACAGCAACAGGTGCCTTAACTGAACAACGATGAATCACTGCATAGTTTGTTTTACACAGTTCCTGGTCGCCCGGTTGAGCTTGATATGCTACCGGACCGTTAGGCAAGAATTGCGGACACAGTTGTGCAATCTGCGCAAGTGCAAATGTTGGTGCGATCAATAAGAGTAAGATTAGTTTTTTCATATTAGGCCCATGTTCCAATTGATACGTTCCCAGTTGCACTAGCAACTGGGTAAATCCACATACTACTTAGTGGCTGAATAGATATGCTAGTTACAGGTGCTGGATCAAACGAAATTTGAGGTGTTAGCGTTCCTGCAACTCCTGTGCCGATATAGCCTTCGATTGTAACCATAGCATAGTCAGGATTACTAGTAGTCATCGCCGGAGTAACAGCCGCGGCTACGCTAAAGTTAGTTGTTTTGTATTGGCTAGTGCTGTAAGTTGCGCTAACTCCAGTATCAGCGTTAGTCACGGAACTATCCACACGATACCTGTGATTAGTTAGCGTTAACCCGTTGCTTAGACCCAGAGCATAATAAATTACACTAGCTTGAGGGCCTTGTTTGGCAATCTTTAATGTGATTTTATAGTAGTATCTTGTATCAGCACTAATACCTACACTCTTACCAAACACGCTTTGCAAGGCAGTAGAACCTTGTGTGAGATTGTGGGTCCCATTAAGAACAAACTGTTGTTGTGTTGGAATAACGCCAATTTGTAAACCAGTTGGCACACCATAAAATGCTGTGCCGTTGTAATCCAACGCACCCGGGGTTGATACTGTGGGCAACACGCCCGGAGCAAATTGCAGTGGTGCCTGGGCGGTTGTGCCTGCAGGAACGTTAATCCAGGCATTGGCTACCAAATGGTTATCAGCAAATGTTGTTTGATTAGGTGTAAATGTAACTATTGTGCTAGGCGAGGCTGATAACGCCGGCACTGCTGATAATACTATTTTGCCAGGGCGGCTAGAATCAGTAAAGGTGCCTGCTGCTTTAAATTCAATGCTAGATGCATACACGCCGCCGTAGCCAGTGTCTCCCCACCCAGCAGCGCCAATTGCTCCCAGTGAATCATTATTTTGAACTGCTGCCGGCGTAGCAAGATTGCCACGTCCGCTGCGAAATACAAATTGTCCGCTAGTAGCTGATGAATTTACATTGCCGTATCCATCAAACACAATATATGGAGTTGTGTTGTCTTTACCAGTAAATTGTGCCAAAACATTTGCTAACACAGGATACCGAACATTGCCATTACTATTGTTAGTAACTTGTAAAACACCAATATTTGATACATTGCCAGTAGACTTAATAGTTACATTACCTAAAGTAGTTAGATTATTAGAATATAAAGTATCACCGTTAATATATGCAGCACGAGTAAGTGTAGTCGAATTTAACGGAGTGGTCCAGAATTCTATGTTAGCTCCGTAATTCGACGAGCTTTGGTCGCCGTGAGCTACAAAATTAATTCTTGCAGTACTGCTTAACGGCCAACCTGTGTTAGTATAAGGCGTAGAGCCAATTCTAGAAATTACTTCACTATCAAGGACTTGAGTTGGACTAGCTACTGTTCCGTTAAATCTGCGCCCAATGTATGTTGCATAGGCACTATTGCCGTCGTTATAAATTCTGCTAGGATCTGCATCCTGTCCGGTGATATGCAGCATTACACCAGTATTTTGAGGAACAAGTTCGGTACCAGTGCTGCTACCAATAATATTAACACCACTAGTATACCCAGAAGTTGGTGCCAAAATAGTAACATCACCTGTGCTTGCTACATCAAATGACGGTGCAGCATTTAAATTTCCCGAAGCATGAACATGCAATGCTCCGCCGATGTTAATTTGCTCGCCAGGAAGAAGATCAATGTTGCCACCAGATCCATTACTTTGTATAGCTATAGCAGCGTTAGGAACTGATGTTGTAATTGTTGTGCCGTTAAACACAAAATTAGCAATTGCAATGTTGGCTAGGTTGCCTGTTAAGTTGATTGGCAATCCGCCAGGTGTAACACCATCACTGATTCTCAGCGTTCCCGAGTCTGGGTAATAGAATATTCTGTTTACTTCGCCAACATGCGTGGCAGGGTCAGCGTTTTTGATACGACTTGCCCATAGCTCCATTGTTTCTGCCATGGCAGTTCTCCTTAACTATCTAATGGCTCGTCGTCACTCATTTCATTGCGGATAAGAGCGTTCACACCTGCTGCTTTTTTCATGCTTTCCAATGCAGAAGTTTCTTCTTCTGACATCGGAGTTGTTTTATAGTTGCTTGCTAGAGGATCTTGATCGCCATTGTTTTCGCTGTAGATGTTTTCTACATCCACTGCTCGTTTTAACAATTCGAGTTTGAGTTGCAGTGGGGGGACCATTTTGTCATCGGGCTGTTTAACAAGCTCAGTACCGTCTTCGTCGTACATTGGTGTATCGCAGTCACTAACTGGTGCCTCAACGCCTTGGTCATCGCGATGTTGACTGATCAAGTCAGCTAACTTTCTCATAAAATCTGTTTCGTTCATTTTCATCTTGGGTATCCTTTAAATGCTTTGATAGGACTAGTTGTTGATGTATCTGGCAATTCTTCGGAGTTCATGTTGCCGTGATTTAAATCCCAAGACTTTGACCCTATTGCCTTGTAGGCTTTTTCCAGCATACGTTGTTCAACTTCAGTGTAAGGAGCTGCAATGTTATTTCTGCCTGCCCAGGATTCAGCATCTACTGGTTCTGCAAAATCTTCGCCGTCATTGCATGCTGCTGCCATCATAACACGATTGAGTTCATATATACGATCCGAAAACTGACGATCTCGAAATTTGTTAAGTCCGCGAGTGCTAGATTGCTGTTGATCGCTGATCTTTCCAATTTTTTCTTCAATAATAAACTCACGTGCTCTCATATTACTCGCCTACGTAGCTTCCGCCACCTTGTACACCAGCTGTGCCAGAACTAGCTGTGCCAGATTCTGCTGCGGTAAAGTTAGAACCAGTGATAGTAAGGTAGTTACCTACCCCAACATACTTGTATTCTGTCTTGTAAGCAGGTACACTAACAGCATTAGAGTAAATGCTGCTAGAGAAGTCAGGAGCAAGCCAAACTTGATATGTAACTGCTGTGTTACCTGTAGAGATTTCCACTTTATCAGTGGCCCAAACTACGTTGGCCACTGCGGTGTATACATTTGATTGACTTGACATGATTAGCCCTTAAATGATTTTAGTTCAGCATACAACTTCATACCAAGGTCTTTGTTCTCGCCCATCATGCCCTGACGTGAGTCTTGGCGGTTGTATGGCGAGCCAGTTGTTTGGCCAGTTGACTTAGGACCGTTTACGCCGCCTGCATAACGACGCATCAGCGGATCGTCATTGCCGATAGTTTCTTGGTCAGTAGGCCAGTCTGGTGAGTTTTCATCTACCATTTCTTCATCACAGTGGCATGCAGCTTCGCCACATGTGCCACACGATTCTTCACCGCTTTGACCTTGCATACCTGCCAGGTTCAACAATTGTGCTAGTTGTTCTGCTGCTTCGCCTTCGGCATTGATAGTAATGCTCTTGCGTGGCTCGCCGTGCTCATCTTGTGATACGTTAACCGAAACATTCATTGATTCAGAAATCATAGATTCCAAGTCACGATTCAAGCTGTCGTAAATGCCTTTACCTACCATTGAGCCTGCTTTGCTTTTGCCGCCTGCTGCCGGAGCAACTGAACCTGCTACTGTAGTTTCGTCAGTTTTTTCTTTCTTCTTAGCAGGAGTTTTTGTAGTTGTAGTTTTTACACCACCCTTGCCGTCTTGGTCACGAACTGTGGTTGTACCGCTACGACTTGCTTTAGCATTTGCTAATTTTTCGTTACCATAGTGACTACCTTCTTCAACTCCACCGAGATCTTTGTTCTTTTGTTGTAGTGTATCGTTGACATCAGACTGGCGGCTAACGTTTTTACCAATATTAGAGATGCCACGTTGTAGGTGCTTCTTCAGGAAGTTGTTGGCCATATTTTGTGCAGCTAGTAATTGTTCGTGAGTTTTGCATGATGCAATAACTTTACTCAACTTAACTAAATCGTTGCCTTCGTCTGGGCCTTCTTCAACTTTTTCCTTGCGTCCACCTTTGTGCTTGTATGCTTTAGCAGTCACACGCTCAGGAGCTTTGTCTGTTTTCTTAGGACGTCCGCGGCCTTTCTTTTCAGTTGACTTAGCATTGCCTTCGTCATCTGTGTCTGACCCAACTGAGTAACCTGTATTGGGATCAAGACGGCGAGTAACTCTACGACCACCTGGAACTTCTTGTGTGTCATGCTTGGCACCGTGTGTAACGTCACCAACTTTACGCTTGTTTAATTCTGCACGAGCACCTGCTACTGTTGGGAAACCTTCGTCTGCAACTTGCTTCTTGCCACCTTTACGTAGCATAGCAAAGTCTTGACTATCTAGTTTGCCGTTCATGTTCTTGTCTAGTTTCTTTTGACCGCCACTTAGTGCGTTCTTCATTGCTTCAGCAGCAACGTCACCTAGCATTTCGTCAACTTCTTTCTTTGCGCCTGCAATTTTGTCAGCAAAAGTGATTTTGTTTTTTGGAGGTGCAAGTGCACCAAATGCTTGTTTGTCAACACCTTCATCGAGCTCAAGAACATCATACAGGCGTTCTACAGAAATGCCAAGAGCATCTGCTACTTCTTGGTAAGCATCTTCGGGTTCCATACGTTTGTGATAAGCTGGAAGCATTTTACGAATCTTAGCTGCTAACAGTCGATCTTCGGCTTCACCTTCTGCTATGGGTTGTTGGCCTGGTTGTGCAGGCTGTTGACCTGGTTGTTGTGGAGGAACCTTACCAGTTTGTGGCAAGCCGGCTTTCTTTTGCAAGTCACGGATCATGTCTTCGTCTGAACCATGTCCCATTGTGCTACCAATTGCGCCAAGAGCTGCTTGAGCTCCAGACTTAACTGCATCAACAAAGCCTTCCTGGACACCTTGCAATTCTTTCTGTGCTGCCTGGAGCATAGTGAATTCAGATTGATACTGAGCAGGGCCACCGGCTAATTCTTGTGCCATTTGTGCTAGTTGTTGAGGAGTGGCTGTTTTAATTCTTGCCTGCATCTCTGGGCTATATCCAGCTGCTGCATTTTCTTCTAGCTTACCAGCCTTTTTCATTTTCTGAAATTGGGCACCAGCCACACGCTCGCCAGCAGCCTTACTGCCGTATTCTTTAGCAGCTTTGTCTGCTACAGCTTTGAAACCTGTAACTGCATTGTTGTGCTTGCCCATATCACGTTCATTCAATTGACCGTGTGTGGTTTCTGGCTTCTCACGAATTGCGTCGAGAGTTTTGTTTAAGTTGTAAAAAAATGTCATTTGAATTATCCTCGTGGGTTACGGCCAGTTGCTGGCTTTGGTGGACGCTTGACGTTGCTCATCGGGCTGTTTTTACCCTGTGGCAAGTCATTTGTAGTTTCTGCAGGCTTTGTTTTCTCACCAGCAATTGTAAAATCTGAACGATATGCGTTTTTAAGAACTGCATGATCGTAAGGGCCGGTTGCATAATCTTTGCTTAGGGCTTTTTGTTTAGCGTCCGGAGCAGGATAATCAGTATCGTCTAACAATTCCTTGTTTTGTTCTTCAATATCAACACGTTCTTCTTGATTGTTGTCTGAGTAGTTAGGAGTTTGCATTAACACACGGTTAGGATCAAAGCCTAGCAACTGTGCAATTTGACGAATCTGTGCATCAATTGCAGGGTAACGGAATTCTACATCAAGAGTGCTTGTACGCTCATTGTTAAATGCAGGAAAGTCCGGTGTTCTAGCTTGGATTGGAGTGGTCTTTAAGTCTCCAATTTTAGCAGGATCAAATTGATCCAGCTTTGCTTTGAATGCTTTCAAGAAGTCACCGGGCAAGTCGCCGGCGAATTTGATGCGATAAGAGTAGGTTCTTTCGCTTTCGATTAGATAGTCTCTAAAGTGTTTCATGTCAGTTTCCTATATGATATTTATGCTTATTTAGATTTTTGATCTCTACTGGCTAACAGTCGTTCCAGTATATCATTTCGATTTAATACTTGGCCTTGAGCAGTTTCTGATGGGCCGTCTTCACTTTGCATGTCTCGGTCCAGTTTTAATTTCTTCATTTGAAGATCGATCATCTTGAGCTTTTTGTTCATCTTGGCTGTTTTAGCACTGAGTGCATGTCCTAGCATAGTGCCAGCAACACCAAAGATTTCTGCTGCAAATCTTGAGTCTACATTCATGCCGAGATCAGACAGATCATTAAAGCTCTTTTTCGCAAGGTCTGCAATTTCGTCTAGTTCTGAATCAGAACGGTCAACATCAGACACTTCTGCTAATGCAGCATCAATTTTATCAATAGTAGTATCTACATTACTGATAATTGTTTGTGTGTCTTCGATTGTTAGGTGGCTAGTGTCGATCAAGTGATCACTAATAGATTCACTAGTCGGTAAGTCGAACAACTCTTCAAGTTTCTTAGTCATGCCATATTTATGGGCTTATGGACGACCGTTGTGAAACATTTCCTTCTCTGTAATTACTCGAAAAGTCAGGCCTTGGCGCTGGCACCAAGCTGTTGCTGCTGCCCATTTTGCATGATTAACTGCTACTACTGCACGTTCTTGTGGCTTCTGTTTTTCAGTAATTACGCTTTGCCCCGAAGGTTTAATTTCGATTACTTCGGCTTTTACCATGTTGTTTTTGGTTCTGTAAACAACTAGAAAATCCGGAACATAGATTGTTTGTTTACCAGTTAGCGGGTGTCTGTAAGGAACGTTGATACTTTCACTTGCCCATTGTAACACATGTTCGTTAGTATCACAAAAGCGCATAAACGCAAATTCCCAACCAGAACGATATCTAGGATCGCCTTTGCCCACATACTTTGCAGGGTTAGTAATCTTATAAGCGCCTTGTGCCCATTTGGCCATTACTGCCTCACGTTTCTAGCAGTCCAATAATTGGGTGTTGCTGGTGCAAGAACTCCAAGCAATGTTGCATTACTTCTGGCACTATTTAAATAGTAGCACAAATTTGCAGTCAATTGCGGCCCAGTAGTGCCTTCAATTTCACTTAAAATTGTTAGTGCATCTACACCACTTTCTTGTGCTGCTCTAAAGATTGCCACGGTAAAGTTTTGTGCTTGTTCAGCGGTATTAAACACGCTTTGAAAATAGCTGTTTACAATGTCGTATTCCGCAGCTGGTACATTTTCGGCGTAGTTGTAAAACTCGTCGTATATACGAACTGTTTGATCAATCTTAGGATTGATTGCGTTAATGGTTCCCATTGCTTATCGCCCTCGAGCTTGGTTTCTAAGTTGATCAAACGCAGTGCTTGCGATTTGTGTCGGGCTGTTACCTTTAGGAGGTGTTGGGAAGAAGATGCCGTCTAACACACCACGCTGACCCGAACCCGGCACACCAGGAACGCCAGCTGTACCAAGCACTGCTCTTTGCACTGCCGGTAACGCACCCTTGGCAATAGTTTTTGCGCTATCTCTAACTTCTCTGTTGGCAATACTCGCCAAATCTTTGTCTTTGTATGTATTGTATGCAGACGATGCTTTTTGTATCGCTCCAAGATAGCCGGCTACACCACCGCTTGCTAAATCTTCAGCGATACCAATGCCTGTATCAATTAAGCCACCTTGTCCGAGCACAGTTGCGTTAGAGCCTGGTCTAGTAATACCGCTAATTTCAGTATCATAGTATGCTGGATCAGCAAATCCAACAACATTAGTATCTGGTCTAACATCGCCAATAGCGCCGGTACCATACTTTACAGTTTCGTAACGAATAGTCATCCTGTTACTCATTGTTCCGCCGCTTTGAGCGTAATCATAAGTGTCGTGCTGCCATTCAGTAATCAAAGGATTGATCAATACATAGCTTGCCCACTTGTGTTGGTTAAATCCATAAATTCTAATGTCTTTAAAAAATGGCTGTTTACCATTCTGACCAACACCGTATGTATCAGCGCCGTCTGAATAACTTTCGCCGATATATCCCCAGTCGTTCACAGATCTGGTGTTATCGTAAATGTCTCTAGCACTGTAACTAAAACCGTTAGGTGTGCCAGTTAGAGGTCCTAAGCTACCGTTAGTCGGTGATAGGTTATCGTATTTTTGACTGGGGTCTTTATAGTAATATGAATAATAACTATACCAAAAATCTCGAACTAAGTCGCCGCCATCATCGTGGAATTCAAATTGCACTGGCTGATAATCAATTTTAGTTTGGACCAATCGCTTACGATTGTATTGATTCATTTGTTCAACAGAAATATTGTAATTAGGCAGTTGGACATTCTTGACCATAAGGCCAATGGTTGCAATTTCTTGATTATTTCCAAACGCTGTTCTTAGTGCCGGGACAAATGTTGTGTTTATTGTAAAGTAAACGTGGAATTGATATTTGTGGCGTGGCGCAAATTCGTATCCGTTGGTTAAAAAGGTTTTAGAGGCGTGTGCGTAATCTTTTACGCCTTCATCGCCGGTAAAACCTTTTAAGATATAGCTTTGACCAAACGCCATCTAATAGATCCTATTAGACTACGTTACTAGGTCCTGTAGCTACTGATCCAAGTGATCGTGTGCCGATGCTCGAACCAACACCATCAGGTTGACCGCTTACAGAGTTAATTTGCATAGCGTTATCATATGATAGTGTCATTGCAACTGTTACTGGCTCACTAGAACCGTAATTTACATCGCCATAGTTAACTTCTTTCAAGTAGCAACCATACAGTTCCCACTGTTCAAGAACAACTGGTTGGCTAGTGCCATTACCACCATCTAAGATTTGCAACGTTGTAGTAAATTTATAATCAATGCCAGCTGCTGCACTTGCTTGTTCAGCAAAGTCCAATTGCTTCTGTAGTTGTTCGCCAACTAAACGTGTAACCTGTCCAGTTGCATCATCGCGCAATGTACATGTAACATCGTTCCAGCTGTGTTTACCAGCTAATTTAATTGTTGAGTTATAGATTGGAATTGAGATTTCTTCAAACGAAACAGTAGGACGAGCAAAATCCATTACTTGCTTGGTCATTTCTGTTGTTGGTGAAGCACTGTTCGAAGTGCCGAATCCATCAAATGTAACTCTAAATCTGTATTTGAGTTTAGGCATCAACAAGCCCTGAGTTGATTGACTCTGATCACTCGCTAAGGGCACTGTCAGTTTTGTTAATGATGCTACTGCCATATTATATCTCCTGTATGTCTTTATTTATACTATTTTAGTCAAGAAAAAATAGGGCCCATTGGACCCTATTTTATTTGAAGTAACTTGAAGCATTAACCTGCTGAAGATACTGTGCTTACACCACTTGCAATTTCGCCAGTGTTCTTCAAGCGTAGTGGAATGTAGATGAATTCAACTGCTTTAACTGGCTCAATTGCAATATCAACCCACAATTCATTGCGATCGATACGTGCTGGTGTGTTGTTAGTTAAGTCACAAACAACAAGGTAGTCGTAGATACCACGTTTGTTAACCAAGTCGATCATCAATGAATTAATAGCACTGCTAAATTCATTTCTTGTAATTTGATCGTTTGGTTCAAACAAGAATGTTTTACCAATACCTTGCAATCTGTTACGGATATACGCAATTAAACGCGATACGTTAATTCGATCCATTGCAGATGTTGCTGAAGTAAATGTCTTATTACCAAAGTTAGTAATACCAACACCAGGAACAAACGTAATCGGGTTAATATCAAGTTCATATAGAACGTCACGTAGCCCTTGATTTACACCAAGAGGAGCAAATTCGCCAGTGGTAGAATTTACATATCCGATACGTAGTGCGTTGTCAATTACACCGCGACGTGTACCAGCTGGAGCTAACCATGGGTATGCAACTTCGTCTGAGCGAAGAACTGTGCGCAACATCATGTGACTTGGAGGCTGTACAACTGAGCTACCACTTAGGTCAGTAGTTTGGCAACTTGGATAGAATACACCAAGATAGACATCGCTGGTTGTTAAACCATCACCTGTTGGGAATCCGTTTCCAGAATTGTCAGTTGCCCACGATGTAATTGTAGTAGCATCTGGGCCAAGTCTCAAAGGTGTGTCACCAATTACGAATGCAGTGTTATTGCGATCGTTATTCAACTCAACCATGTTAGGAATCAACTCAGGGTACTGAGGGCATGCAATCAAGTTAAATTGACGTTGTTCTTCTCTGATATCAGTAGAAGCATCAATACCTGATTTTAATGCAGCAACAATAATTGCTCGTTGTGCTTGGCGACCCATGTATGGGCTTCCATCAGCTTTGTTTCCGCTTTGTGTAACCCAAGCGTTTGTTACCGAAGGTAATATATCATCAGGGAAACTTTGGCCATTGAAATAATCAACTTGGAAACTCTTTACATTATACCCAGAACGTCGTGTGTTAAACAACAACATACCTTGTGGATATAGTGAAGGATCTGGAGCATCTAAGTCAAGATAATCGCTTGTTAGCAAACTTGCAATAGTTGGGATCGGGTCTGCAATTGGATCAGTAGTGCCATTTGGCGCCCAGCGAGCGTCTGCAAACAAAATACCATTTTCTGTAGTCTGGTCAGTATTTACAATTTGAACCCATTGAGCAACAGCATCGACTAATTCCCAACGATAAATCACTGGATAGTTTTCTAGGTCGCTAGTGTCAATCCATAAATCACCATATGCCAACGGAGTTTCAGCAGAATCATTTTGAGTTGCTGGTGCAGTAGTTGCAAAGATAGGGCCACTTGCATTAGTTTCAGTTAAGTTATAACCACGGACATCGTTATCCACGTTCTGATAACCTTGCCATGTTCCGTTGTCCTGGATCATAATGTCCGCTTGTGTAGTAGCACTATAGAACCACAAACGTCCATCTGCAGGATCCTGGTTTGGTGTAGTATCACTTGCTGTGTATGTAAACCATGGTGCTGATAAAAACGGTGTTATGATCAACGAATTATTTGGACCAGGTGTTACTCCTTGAACGCTTGTATTAAACCCAGCAGTAGTAACTGGAGTGCCAACAGTGTTAGTTAATGTAATAGTACCGCCCAATGAGTGTGTAAACACAATTGCGCCGTCGCTATCAATAGATGCAGATACATATGGAATGTTTGCTGCGCTAACCGCTGCAATAAATGCTGACGCTGTAGTTCCTTGCAAGGTAACAGTAGCAGATGTTGCAGTAGCAGTGCCTGGCTGAGATGCTTGCATTAAAAATGCATTACTAGTTATAAACGGACCTGGAGATGTGTCATCGCCAGTTACAATAGTAGGGCCAGCTGTTACTTTTTCTAGAATTTCAATACCAGCTGTGTCTGGATTATCGAAACTAGGGTTATATCTACCCCAGGTTGCGCCAGCTGGAATATTCACCCCGCCGCCCGACGGATCGGCAGCATAAATGTATTCTAATCCGTTGAGATAAATTGGAACACTTTGTTGTACCCACACACCAAGAGTAGAATTATATTTCTTCAATACTAAGTTAGCACCAAGGTTAACGTTGTTTGATTTTTGCCACACAGAACCAGTTGGCTCAGGAGCTGTATCAGTTGATCTCCAGCGTGGAATGCTGTAGCTTGCGCCAACGTAGAATGCCGGAGCATAGTACGGAGAAATGTTCGAACCAGATGGGTTAGCAGTAATACCCAATGCAGTCAATGGAGTACCAGTACCGTTTTCAATGATAACTGCGCCTTCGTTGCCTGTAGAACCGTCAGCAGTTGCAGTAGAATCTGCATAAATCACTAACTTACCTTGGTCAACACCAGCATAGATACCAGTAATAGCTGCGTCGTTAATCTCGTCGCATAGGTCTTTAACCGCAGTAGTAGTAATACTAACTGTAGTTCCGTTAATTACAATACTATTACCAACTGTTAATGTTGGACTTGCATTTGTGCCTTGGATCGCTGGCCAAGCAGTTTTCCAGTCGTCGCCGCCTAGCAATACCCAAGTGTTATACAAACTAAGCAACGGGCTACCAACTGTTGTATATGTAACTGTTGCACTGTATGTGCTTGTGCTTGGGCCGCCACGCTTGTAATAAATTGGGTTGTGAATGTATACTGCGCTAACAGCATACCCACCAATTGACCCAATGGTCTGCAACGGAGTATAGTCGCCACCTGCATAATCAACAACTTCGTCAGTATTAGTGATAACAGTCGGAATGTAATTTGCAAACGCCGATGTTGTTTGGTTCCATTGGAACAAACCCCAGTTAGTTTCGGCGGTGTCAAACCAATAATCGTTATTGGTTGGGTCGCCAGTTGGGCGAACCAATGTAGCGGTAAGTTCAGTTAAGTCAACATCTGCACGTTGAACATAACAACGGTTTGTAACGCCTAGGGCAGAGTATGCAGCAAGCAAACCATATTCGTTGAGTTCGTAACCGTTAATCGGTGTGCCGGCTGTGGTTTTGTAAAAGAATGGTACGCCAAATGTTGCGGACAAATCTCGCTGACTTGTAATCAAGTAAGGGATGTTTGCGTTTGCTTGCAATGTGCCAGCAGCAACGCCAGTTCCAGTTCCTGAAACTTTATTTTGTGCTGTTGCAATCAATACATAGGGTACCGAGTTGGTAGCAGCAGGAATGTACTGACTCTCGTCAATTACTGATACTTCTACGCCTGGTGAAATTAGTGCCATAATAAATCCTTTTTTCTAGCTAATGATATTTATCGGTTAACCAAAAAAGAACCCATTGCAGTGCCCTTTGCCAAAGGTTTTGTGTAAATAAATCATGAAAAGACCTATATGCCCTGCTTGTCAGCAACGTGTTTGTGCAGTAAACTATCACAAAAACGGAGTGCCGCACTATCGAAGTCGATGCGAAACCTGCGCCAAGAAAAACAAAAAAGTAAAACCTCCTGTGCCGCGTTGGCAAAGTGCCGGGTACAAGAAAAAACCCGCATGTGATCGATGCGGGTTCAGGGCTAGATATTCAGCTCAGTTACTTGTGTTCTGTGTAGACGGAAACTTACATAATACTGATGTGCGCAATCTAAAAACAATTTGTCTAAATTGTGTGGAAGAAGTTAAACGTTCTGATTCACCGTGGAAGGCAGGTGATCTCGAGCCAGATGCATAACTTGAGTATACAAATGATCTAGAGTTCCGTTGTTATCTAAAATCTGATCAAAGTCTGTCCCAATCCAACTGTATTCGCTGGCATGGACTCCTAGAGTATCCAGTTTCTTTTTGCTGACAGCCCATTGGCTATTGCCATTAGGACCACGATTGTATGCTACTGCGGCGCTATACCACTCAGGTTCATCACCTCGTCTAATGCGCACTACAATGCCGCCAGCTGCTTTGATTGCTTTGATTTCGTTAGGGAAACGGCAGTCTGTAATAACAACATCATCTGTGGTATTACGCAGTTTGTTTTCTAAACTAGCAATCCAGATATCGTCATGAAATCCTGTTCTAAGAACGTTTGTACCCCATTGCTGTAACACCCAACGTGGTGTTAGCTCGGGCATTTTTAAGCGTTCTGCCCACCAAGGATCTACTTGTTCGCGCCACTCTCTTGAATGTTTAGTGCGCCCTTCTAGCATGGTTCTGTCCCAACCAAACACTTGAGCAACAGCATCTTTAAGGGTGTTAGCAAAACTTTCTCTACGAAAGTGATGTAAATTAACCAGGTAATCGGCTGCGGTATCTTTACCAGAGCCAATGAGTCCACAGATTCCAATAATCATTTGAGTTCCTTAACGTTAAGGTATTTAAGTGTATTTTGTAGCATGCTAATTTGTCTGCGGCAGTCCTCTAACGCATGGTGGCTAGTAGGAGGGATAGGTTGATCAGGCCACAATGAAAATACTGTGCGGCTGTCTCGCACCATGTAGTATTTCCAAGGCAGTGGTTTGCGATAGCTTTTGTAAGCATGCTCAAGGATATTCATGTCGTATGTGGGACCTTGCGCCCAGATCAGTTTACTATGCCATATTAGTTTGCCTAATTCGTCTAGTGCTTGATCTAGAGGAATTCTACCTTCTTCATTGAACGCTTCTTCTCGAGCATGCGCAGGCTGAGTTGCCCACCATTCAATTGTGCCGTCATCGATATCACGATCAGGCTGACTTTCCAATGTTACTCGTGCATAGTAATGCTGATCATAGTGTCCCGAGCCAAACGGATCAAAGGACTGAGCAGCAATAGTGAGAATACATGTGTTTGGGCCAGTTGCTAGCCCCTCTAAGTCGATCATTAAGTGTGCCATACTGCTATTATAACAGCATTACACTATGATGTCAATTAGCCAATGACCCAAGTTAAAGGTTGTGAGCCATCTACGTAGTTTGTTAGCTGTAGGATTAGCGCATCCATTTGAGTTTGTGCTTCAGCTTTCATTGCACCACCGTTAAGTGTGCCGCCACCTTGTGGTCCTGCAATAGTTCCAAACTTCTCACGAGCTTCGCCGATCATTAGCTTACAGTTAGCAACCATGTAGTCACGGATCCATTGACTAATTTGGAAGTCTGAGAGCAAGTTGATTTCGGGCTTTAGGTTGTCTGTCCAAAGCAGAACGTTTTCGCCTGTGCCGCGCCAATCACGCATCATCTGGATTTTCTTTGTAACTGGATTCCAAGTATATACAACATATTGGCCAAACATACGTCCTGCTAGTTCAACGTATTGAGAATAGAAATCGTAAGTAGCAAGACCGCCTGCAACGTTGAAGTTCATCAGATAAACGTTCATCGATGCCTGAGTAAATGGATCAAAGTTTGAAGCATACGGGCCTTGAGAATTTCCAAATGTTCTACGGAACACCTGGCGTACATTAATAACTTCTTGCGGAAGTGTATAAGTGTCAACGTCAGTGACTAATTCTAAAAAGCTGTAGCTTTCTTCATACGCATTTTGCGCACGTTGGCGATAAGTGCCAATAGTTTTTTGATATGCTGCCTCATAGTGCGCCGGATCAAGTTCAACGTCAATCATGCCACTGCCCAGTTGCAGTTGCACATAATTTATAAGATTTTGTTTAAGAACTTGTAGTGTATTTTGCTCAGCCATATAGGAACTCCGTTCCTATATTTAGCTTACCAAACGCGAAGGACGATCAGGTTTTCGCTACCACGTGGATTCCATGCTACTTCCGTAGCTTTGATATCTTTAAACGTTTTACGAGCTGCTGGCTTGCCAACACCTGTAATAGCTTTGAGCTGTTCTGCGGGCTTACGCAGAGTCTTTTGCACTGTTTCTACAGTTGAGAATCCAATAATAGTATTGTTCTTAACTGTAAACACTTTGGCATATTCATCTGCAACAAGGTGAATCAGCTTGCGCTTTTTGCTGTCGTACAACCATGCTTCTGACTTGTCCACTAGCTGTGCAGCCGGCAATGATTTGAGTTTGAGTTCAGGGAACTCTGCTTGAATCTTAAACTTGGCTGCTTTCTTTTCAGGCGGCACTGCTTTGACCTTGCGTGGTTTACGTTCAACTTTCTTGATTTGTACGTAGGATCCACAGTCACTTAGCACCAGCTCACAGAACTTTACACATGCCTTGAGCTGTGTTTTGGTCAGGAAGTCGTATGCTTTAACTAGATCAGGGTCCTTGCCCTCTACTGCTTCTTCAAACTCAGCAAGTTTTTTAGTCCATGTGTCTTTGATAACAGATACCATTTGCGGTGCAATGTTCAGTGAGCGCATTAGAACCACAGGTTTGTAGTCTGCATTGAGCTTGGCACCTGAAACAATAAATTCGTCAAACAAGCCGTCCATCTCGCCGAGACACTCGCTTACTTTTTCACGCAAACGATCTTGAATAGTAACTTTAGGAATGCCGTCATCCTCAACTACTTCAGCTACTGCTTGCTCTTTAAGCTCTAGCAGTTCTTTAACCAAGTTGTCGAGCTTGATTTGCTCTGTGTCTGTAAGTTGCAACCCCATGAGGCTCATACGGGCCAACCAACCTGTTGTTAGGCGCACTTGGCTATCATTAAGGGCGCGAATCTTTTTTGCGTCCTTGGTGCGGTCATGTGCATCTAAGTAAACGCAAACAAATTCCTTGGCTTCCTTCTTGCCGTAGAAATAGTTGTACCAGCTAAATGCACGAGTCATGGCGGTAAAACGTTCCTCAGTGGGCTGAATAGCCCAGGTGGGTTCCAGACCCACATACTTGGTATCCGGGCTTCGAGGATTCAATGGCTTGAGGGAAACTTTCATACACGCTCCTTTTTAACGCGGCCAATGCGGCTCGCTTTGTTCCAGTCATATGCAACGCCATCTGGGCACTTGCCGTCTTTGACGCTGTCAACTCCAAAACAACCGCAAACTTCAAAGTCGGGCCCTTTGATTGTTACAAAGAATCCTACCGCCTTTGCGGCCTGCATAGCAGAATCCAGGGTTTCAAACCCGTCTAGTTCTGCGCCTGCTTTGTTTATTAATTTATACATATGAGTATTATAGCTGATTTTGGTTAATTGGTCAAGTCAACAGAAAGTAATACTAAAGTAAGATCTGCTTCGTTGCGGAATGTAATCCAGTATGGGCGATAACAATTACTGTTCGGGGCATGTCCAAAATAGCCGGACCAATCCCCTTCGCGGGTATAACCGTGGCCCTTTAGGCGTTCCCGACAAACTTTTTCGTAAGCAGAAATTTTCTTGGGTTGATAGGATTCGAATCGCAAGGCCACTGTGTGCCCGTTTTCTTTGAACTGTTTGAAGCGACGATTTAACTTAACTATTTTCATAACCAAATTATAGCAGAATGGGAATTATTGGTCAAGTGTACATTAGTCGTGCTAGTGTCAAGTGCTTTTCCAGGTTTAGTACTTGCTCTTCTGCTTGTTTTTTCAGCGTTTCGTAGCGACTAGTACTTTTGTTTAACCTGCGACATTCTACGCTTTCTGAGTCCAAGTGATTTAGGGCAGAGTCCACTGCTTTTAACATACGCAATAGATCACGGCGAGCCATGCGATTAGTTATGTCTTTGATTTGTTCTGCGCAATCTGTAGCTCGTTGGTATAGTTCATCCATGCTGTATTTTATGACGGAAAACTTTCCTTGTCAATTAACCCATAAATAACAGTTATGCCACGCCTAAGTTTATACAGACCTAATCGCACAAACGATTATCAATTTTTTGATCGTACCATCAGTGAGATGTTCACTGTTGGCGGAATGGACATGTATGTTCACAAATACATGGGGCCAGCAACCGGTGATGCAGGCGATGCTGACGCAACGCTACCAGTCTACGATCAGTCAAACCCGTTGTTTATCGAAGACTTGTTGCTGCTCGAAAACCGTGATCGCAAATACGATCAAGATGTGTACATCATGCGCGGCGTATACAGACAACAAGACATCGATTTTAACTTGAGTCAGTTTGGATTGTTTTTAAACAACGACACACTGTTTATTAGCTTCCATTACAACAACATGATCGACGCTTTTGGCCGCAAGCTAATGAGCGGTGATGTACTCGAGTTGCCGAACTTAATAGACTATCATCCGTTAAACACAACTCTTAACAAAGCGTTGCCTCGCTACTATGTAATCCAAGAAGCTAACTTTGGTAGCGAAGGCTTTTCACAAACTTGGTTACCGCATATTTGGCGTGTCAAAGCGACTCCGCTGGTTAATGCACAAGAATACAATGACATTCTAGACAAGCCGTTTGAACCCGATAACATTTGGGACAATGGCAATTTCTACCCAACAGGATCTACTGTACTCGACGGTGATACATATTACACAGCAATTAGAAATGTTCCGCCAGGAACTCCTATTACTGATACCACATACTGGAGTGAGAAGACGAATCCTACAACTATTTCTGACCAAGCATCAACCAGACTAAAAGATTTACAAATTAACGATGCTATACTAATTCAAGCCGAAGTAGAGCTTCCACTAAGTGGATATGACACTGTGAAGTTTTATATTTTGCCCACAACAGAAGATGGGCAACCTGCGCAAACTGGATTAACTACTGATGATTCGTATGTGTCAGTCGATGACACGCTAGGCGGCGAAGGAACTACTCCAAGAGGTGACGGGTATACATTAAGTTACTTAACAGGAGACGGCATTGCTCCAAACGGACTGCCAGTTACTCCAGGTGTTAGCTTCCCGACTAACCCTGTTTCCGGCGACTACTGTTTACGATTAGATTACTTCCCAAATAGACTTTTTAGATTTAACGGTGCTAGTTGGTCTAAAATTGAAGACAACGTTCGCACAGGTCTCGACTTTGCAGAAAATGCAAAAACTCTTCGTGCCAGCTTTGTTAACAACACAGATACTGTACAAACTAATGACCGAGGTACAATACCAAGTCGACAAAGTTTGTCACAAATTCTTAAACCCAACGCCGATAACGGAGGCTAACCAATGGCAGGTCCACTATTTTTCTACGACGAACAAATTCGTCGATTCTTACTACAATTTGCTAGAATATTTTCTAACTTCAATGTCGAGTATGGGCGCAATGAAGAAGGCACAGAGCATACACTAATGCGTGTGCCTGTTCGTTACGGTGATTCAAGTAGACAAGCTCAAACAGTTATTCAAAATAACTCGCCTAACGCAATGCCGTCAACTCCGTTAATGACATTTTACATTACATCACTGGACTACGATCGTCCTCGTATGCAAGAGCCGTACCATGTGAGTAAAATGAATGTTCGTCAACGCTATTACGACACTACCACAGACACTTATGAAACTACGCAAGGCAATGCGTTTACCATTGAGCGTCTAATGCCTGTTCCTTACAGTTTAACAATTAACTTAGACATTTGGACATCAAACACAAACCAAAAGTTTCAACTGCTTGAACAAATTATTCCACTGTTTAATCCAGCATTGGAAATTCAATCAACTGATAACTTTATTGACTGGACTTCGTTGTCTGTAGTTGAATTAGAATCGTCAAAGTGGAGTAGCAGGACTATCCCAGTGGGCACCGAAGATCCTATTGATGTTGCTACACTAACTTTTAAAATTCCAATCTGGATTACATCACCTGCCAAAGTCAAGAAACTCGGAGTGGTCGAACGTATTGTTGCTTCTGTGTTTGATGCTAACGGCGATGCATCAGTTGCAATTACTGACAATGATTTGTTAATGGGCACTAGACAGGTGTTTACTCCGTTCAACTATCAAGTCTTGTTAATCAATAACAAACTGCAAGCTCTAAGAAATCAACAAGTTGTTGATCAATCTAATTCCAGTCTAGCTCCAGCAGACTCTCCTGACAGTAATCTATTGTGGCATGCTGTGATTGGGGATTTAGGCGTGCTTAGAGAAGGTATCAGTACTGTAAAACTCGAACAGGAAGACGGGTCTGAAGTTATTGGTACTGTTGCATACGATCCAACCGATGATAGATTCTTGTTGTTTTCTGTAGACGCCGATACTGTACCATCAAACACACTAAGCCCAGTTAATGCAGTAATCAACCCATTACTCAATGGCCCTGGTATTGGAATACCAGCGGCATCTACTGGTCAGCGTTACTTGTTAACTGAGTCCACTGGCAGCGACAACAGTTACGCCGACGCTTGGGCCGGCACATTAGGGCAAATATTAATTGCAAAATCAAATGATATTGTCGAATACGACGGTGCAAGATGGGTTGTTGTTTTTAACAGCACGAACAGCGATTTGAATAAACAATATGTAACAAACTTAACTACTGAATTGCAGTACGAATGGAATGGTAGTAGTTGGGTCAAGAGTTATCAGGGACTTTACCCCGGAGGCACATGGAGTCTGGTATTATAAACGCAGTGGGCGTTTGGTTTTATTCTACATCAACTGACAGATATTTGTATCTACTTAGGAACGATCCGCGACACCCAAATACTTGGGGGTTACCTGGTGGCAAAGTCGACGGCAACGAAACACTAATAGATGCAATCAAAAGAGAATGTGTCGAAGAAATGGGATTGGTCCCTGTTTACGAAAAACTAATTCCGTTAGAAAAGTTTACTTCTGCAGACGGTAAATTTGTATACCACACATTCTTTTGCACAATTGCAAATGAGTTTATTCCAACATTAAATGACGAGCACAGTGGATGGGCGTGGATTAGTGCAGGCAGTTGGCCAAAGCCATTGCATCCAGGACTTTGGTCTACAATAAACTTTGATGTGGTTCAGGAAAAAGTTAATTCGTTAAAGAAGATTTATACATCAGCGTGATGTATAAACTCTCGATGAGTTAACTGAGAAAAATTGCTGTAATTTTTCCATTCGTTGGGTGTTTGTGGAGCATGTGACACATGATAAAAATGAGTCGATGGATATTTTTCTATCACCTGGCTCATTTGATTTACCCAATTGCTTTGCCCAATATTTGCACCTTCGTGGTAGCCTAACAAAAATACTTCCTTGTGCCCATCAAATGCTGCAATATATGCTAACAAAACTTCAGTAACCATTGGCGGATTGTAAGGCACAATATAAAACACTCCAGGGTGTTTAATACAATTTTTTGGGGTAGTGTAAATGGTATTATTTTTATAGTACCCAGAGTCAAACAACTCGTGTAAGATAGCGTCGTCTTTTTCAATAGCAAAATCAAGACGCATTGTTTTTGCAACTTCACCTACACCATAAGTTTGCAATTTTTTACTACCAAGCAGACCACCTTTGTGATTTTGCAACATTGTGAAATCAAATTTAACTCGATCAACAGTGCTGCCAATGCATGCTGCTCTACCAGAGATGTGATGATTTTGCAAAGGGTTTGGCATCCACTCACGTTGGGTACGTTTTTTCCCACCTGACCAAGATGTATTCAGGATAATAAATTCGCCAGTGTAGTCTTTGCGATATCGTTCAGAGATCATAATCTTCCTACTACAACTTCTATCAGCTTAACAGATGCATCCGACCAATCTTCTAATGATTTTCCAATCATGCAGCCTGGTTGATATGTGCTGTTGTCTAGAGCCTGTGCAACTCCAGGAAACACACTACTCACCAGCCTGTCGCCTTTTTTAACAGGGCCGAGAACCTGACACGGAACTCTTCCTGTTAGTGCCACTGGTACTGCATTTAAATTATCAAGTCCACTATTCATGAGATAACTTGGGTTAGTAGAAACAACACCTGCGATTCGAGTGCTCGACTCTGTTGTTGTTATTGTTACTTCGTGTGTTCCACCAAACTCAACTACTGTACCAGGCATGTAAGATTCATCGCCTTGATACATTTCTGCCAAGTCAGCATATTGTGCTGAAGTTGCTTTGGCAAACACAGTGTTAAAGTAAGTGGTTGAGCTACCGATATTACCAACACCGTTTGCACCACCATTAGTAATACCACCATTAATAGTCATTCCAGCGGTGCTAAACACTGCAACGTTTGACGTTCCGCCAATTGATATATTTGCATTACCACTTGGAGTTTGAATATCAATACTCGTAGTTCCGTTTTGTACTCTATCGCCTAAAATGTTACCGCTTAGAGTAGCATTGCCGCTGACGCTTAGATCGCCTGTGATCTCTACTCCAGTGGTAGTAAAAACTGCCACGTTTGAAGTTCCGCCTACGTTAACACGAACATTACTACCCGAGCTAGGAATTTGAACATTTGACGTGCCAAAAGTAATAGCGTTGGCGCTTAATGCAGCTAATTGAGCTGTTACATACGCCACAGTAGCAATGTTGCCACCGCCGCCTGCACTTACACCATCATGAACACGTAATGTCCAGTTAGTTGTATCCACGGTAATTTCGGCCAGGGCACCTGTAAACGAATTGTTTTGTGTTGCTGTGCCTCGGCGGTATTGAACTTGTGTACTCATCTTTTATTCCTTGTTGATATTTATCTAGTTAACTTTATGCGCCGCGCACCATCACACCGCTGAAGTATGAGATCTGTGGCCCGGCTGTGGTATCTTTGCTGGCGCCACTAGTTTGCTGTATGTAAATCTCAAAATAGTCTGTAGTGCCGTTGGCGTAGGCGATGTCGGATACCTGTAACGAATAGAAACTGGCGCCAATCTCAGTACCCGAACCGTTGCTACCTCGGCTATATTCGCTGCCGTTTTTCCAAATAACAAGCATATACTCACCAGTGCTTGACCCACCAGCAATACGAACTGTGCTGTTGAGTTGATAATATCCTTCTGTTGTGGGTGTAAAGCGGCTTGAAGCAAAGTTGCCGTCAGTATCAAATGTTTCTGTGCCAAATGTTACTTTTTGCTGTGTACCCGATGTTATTGTTTGGCCCACAGCTATACTGGCTCTAAACGCAGGACCGTTAACTGCTTTTTTACCAGCTACAGATATTGAGCCTGCGACACTTAATGCACCGGCATCTGTCAGACTCAATAATAGATTATTGTATGCACTGTTGATAATTTCCAGGCCACCGGTGATGTTTGTTCGGAACCATTTAAATGGATTAGTTGCTCCACCGCTGGTGTTTTGTGCTACTAAGAAATCCAAGTATCCTGTGCCGCCTTTGGTATTGCCACCTGTGGCATTAAACGATGCAGTGTTGGCAGTATTGGTATTGAAATTAGAATAAACAGCGCCAGTTGATACCACTTGTCCAGAAGTTAATAAATTGCCGCTTGTTACGTTACCTGACACAACAGCACCGACTGATACTAAGTTTGCTGTTGCGATTAAGTTACCGGCTGTAATATTACCAGTTGTAGTGATTACTGCATTAGCTGCTAGTATGTTACCGTTGATTGAGTTTACTAAGAAGTTATCGTTGCCAACTAGTCCATCTAAGAAGAATCCACCCAAGTCATATTCTTCAGTAACTGCATCAGTTACCAACCCAAGATCTTCTTCAGTTAACGGAGCTTCGTCAACAAGCCCCATTGTGCCACCAGTAGAAAATATACTGTCGCCTGCACCACCAAATGCAAAACTAACAGTGTTTGTTGCGGCATTTGCTGTTACAACAATACTAGTATCACCAGTAAATGTTAGTCCTGTGGCAATACTGTTGGCTGTAATAGTGTCGCTACCAGTAACAGCAAGACTTGAGAATGTGTTAATGCCAGTTAAATTGCGACCATTACCTAGAATGTTTACGCCTGCGACGTTTGCACTTGAGGTAATGTTGCCAGTTGCAGATATTAGTCCAGCAGTTAATAAGTTTCCGCCAGTTATATTACCTGTGACAGTTGCATATCCCGCTGCGGTTAGATAGCCTGCTGGGTTTGTTTGGTTAATAAATTGTGCATTAGCAGACGTTGCAATCAAGGTGCCTGTTACGTTACCACCTTGCGCCGAGGTAAAGGTTGTAAATGTACCAATCGTAGCTGTAATATTTCCAACTGTAGTGTTTCCCGACACTCCCAAAGTGCCAGTAATGTTTGCACCAGTTGACGAAACTACAACTACATTTGACGTTCCCCCAATGCTGATATTTGCTGCGCCGCCTGAGGTACCAATGTTTACTTCCGACGTCCCGTTGTAAATTTTACTTGCTGAGAATCCAGTGGCGTAATAAACGTTACCTAATAGGTATGTGCCTACTACGTTTCCACTTGATGTAACGTTTCCACTTGCAGTTAGATAACCAGTAACGTTTTGTCCAGAGCTGCTAAACACTACAACATTACTTGTGCCGGCAACTGATATATTTGCATTGCCACTAGCAGTTTGAATATCAATACTTGTGGTTCCGTTTTGTAGCCTATCACCTAAAATATTACCACTTAGAGTTGCATTACCGCTAACACTCAAATCTCCAGTAATTGCTACACCAGTTGACGAAAATACAGCCACATTACTTGTTCCACCAATACTGATGTTTGCTGCGCCACCCGAGGTACCAATGTTTATTTCCGAGGTACCATTATAAATCTTGCTAGCAGAAAATCCAGTGGCATAATAAACGTTGCCCAATAGATATGTGCCCGATATATTACCACTTGAGATTACGTTACCAGTAATGTTTGCGCCTTGTGTAGTGAATACCGCAACATTAGAAACGCCAGCTACACTTACAGTAGCGTTAGCATTCGATGATCCAATTGCAAAACTAGTCTGCCCAAAGCTAATCGAGTTTGCCAAATAGTTTTGAACAAATGTTAATGCAGTTGATCCTATTGTAATTGGATCATTGGTTGTTAGTTTCCATTGAGTGTCAGCATAGGTAGAACCTTCTGTAACCATAACAATAGTCCCAGATAACAATTCCCCAGTGGTGTTTGTGTCAGTGCTTCGTGCCCACGTGCCATTGGCTCCCGAGCCCACAGTAGTTACATAGTAAATACCATTTTGAACTGCACTACTTTGTCCGGTGACAAGCACACGATCATTAAGGCTTAGACTGACTCCGTCAACTGAATTTGGTGCTCCGCCAGAAAGTGTAACGTTTGTTATTGCAACCACACGCACTGCTTGCTTGTAGTCTATGTCATAAATCTGATATGCCCGTGGTCTGGTTAACGCCATTTGTTTTCCTAATACTGAATATTTAGTTAAAATAATAGGGCCCGAAAGCCCTATTACATGCGTTGCTAATTATAGTCTACCAACTACAACTTCGATTACACCATCACCACCTGCATGATTTTCAAGTGCTTTACCAATGACTGTTCCCATTGATGGCGTAGCACAAGCTACTGCTCGTCCATTTCCACCTGATACCATCATATCACCTTTAGAAACTTCACCAGATACTTTGGTCGGAACACGGCCTGTTAGAGCAACTACTGCAACATGCTCACTATTCAGAGTTGCATTCATTACATAACTTGGGTTAGTAGACACAACACCAGCAATTCTAGCATCGCCTGTTATGGTAGAAATTGTAACTTCTTGCGTTCCACCAAAACTTAATACAGTTCCTGGTTCGTATCCAGTATCTGCTGAATAAACTTCTGCTAAGTCAGCGTATTGCGCCGACGTTGCTTTGGCATGAACTGTGTTAAAGTAAGTAGTCGCACTACCGATGTTAGCAACTCCGTTTGACCCAGTTGACACAATGTTGCCCGATACAGAAAGAATACCTGTAATATTTGCACCTGTTGTGCTTGCTACTATCACGTTAGATGTGCCGCCAACAGTAATGTAAGCATTGCCGTTTGGTGCAGAAATACCAATAATGCTTGTACCACTATTGATTGCACTCACATCGACGTTACCAACATCAATATTAGCTTGTGTCACACCGTCTGAAGTATAAACTACAAATGTATTTCCGCTTGCTTCTAATTGTAAGCCGCCAAGATAAATTGTGTTGCCAGCAACATAAACGTCTTTCCACTGTGCAGTTGGAGATCCTAAACTTTGAACAGCATTACTAACAGGAACTAAGTTGCCAGTAATGTTCACTTCGTTAATAGTTGGATTAACTGCAACTACTGCATTGCCTGGAGAGTTACTAATTGTAGTAACCTGAGTGGTAGTAGTTAGTATTCTAACATCAATAATATCACCAGTCTCAGGAGCTTCTGTAAATGTTAACGTATCGCTGCCTACACCGCCAACTGAGTAAGCAATAGTTGGTATTTGAACAATACCGTTGATACTCACAATAGTTGAATTTGTTGTTGTTGCAGCCGATAACGTAAATGCAACTGTTACACTATCACCGTTAAACTGCTCGTCTGAAATAATTGTAAAACTTGGTGTACCAACTGTTGCCCATCCATCAGCATCATAAACTTCAACTGCATCTAGTGTTGAGTTAAATCGCAACATGCCCATTACACCAGTGCCTGGTCGTTGTGCAGTGTTACCTACTGGCATCAAGAACGAGTTAGTAGCATTCAATGACAGGATTGCATTAGTGGTTTGTGTTGAGTTACCGATGCTTACAGTACCAGTTCCTGCATCAACATAGAATACGTTAGCAACAGTATCGCCATCAACTGCAAAGTCGACATCGGCATCAATTTGATTAATTGTAATTCTAGCAGCATTTGAATTGATGTTGCTACCATTAAGTGTTAAGCTACTGGTGCTGATGTTTGCACCAGTGATATTGCCTGTTGCTATTATTGTAGCAGCAGATACCAAGTTTGGAGTTATAAGATTACCACCAGTAATATTACCAGTTGCAGATATCAATCCCGCTGTTAATAAGTTACCACCTGTGATGTTACCACTTACAGCAGCACCTACAGAAACAACGTTTGCGCTTGCTACTAAATTGGCTCCAGTAACGTTAGCACTTGACTGCACGTTACCTGTAGCAATGACTCTACCTGCTGTTAATATGTTACCGCCTGTGACGTTACCTGATACAACAGCACCAACTGATACTAAGTTAGCAGTAGCAATTACGTTACCGCCTGTTACATTACCTGTTGCAGATACTAATCCAGCTGTTAATAAGTTACCGCCAGTGATGTTACCCGAAACAGCAGCACCTACAGCAACAATGTTAGCACTTGCAATAATGTTAGCCCCGGCTACGTTTGCACTTGATGTAATGTTGCCAGTTGCAGATACTAATCCAGCTGTTAATAAGTTACCGCCGGTGATGTTACCTGTGGTCACAACTGTACCGGTTACGTTAACACCGGTAGAAGTTACGTTAGCAGTGACGTTAGTATTAGCTGTGCCGCCTACCATAAACTTGATAACTTTGCCAGCACTTTCTGGATTAAGGATCAAGTTACCACCATGGTTGTGAACATATGAATCGTTTGGCCCAAATCCTGGATAGTTTATCTGATCGTTAAAGTTACTCGAGTTAATACCCATGTCAAGGTAATAAGTGCTGTCTGTCCCATTGTCAGCAGTAGCAATGTAGTCTGTTGATGCAGATGTTCCGTTGCTGGTATTTTCAAAATTTATTTGACTATAGCTGTTAGCGTTACCAGCAAATTGAGCTACAACGTTGGAGCCTAGAATTGTGTAGCCGGGAATACCAGCATAAATTGCAGCATTACCTGTAACTGAGTTACCGTAGAAAATACCAGAGTTAGCATATACAATACCAATAGACGCATTTAAGTTACCAAGAACATCAACGTTACCTGTAAAATAACCAGTTGCTGCTCGAATACCAGTTGTTGCATTTAAGTTTCCACCGTTAATGTTACCAGTAGTTGTGATAATGCCCGAGCCTGCTGATAAGTTGCCTCCAGTTACGTTTCCAGTTGCAGATACTAAGCCAGCAGTTAATAAGTTACCACCAGTGACGTTACCTGTTGTAACAGCACTTTGAGCATAGATATTGCCTGCTTGGAATGTACCGTAGGCATTAACTGACACAATGTCGTTGCCCGAGAACGATACGTTTGCCGCGGCAATCATATTACCGGAACTATTTTGCCAACCCATCCAGGCATTACCACGAGCCGAAGTGTAATACTCCATAAACGTGCCGCGGTCATAACTGTCAGGGCTTGTTAGTGGAGCACCGTTTGGTCCAGTTCCTAAGATAATAACCGGATCTTCAATTCGCAAGTCATTAACGTTATTGTATGTAATGTTACCTAACACAAACAAGTTACCAGCAATAACTGCGTTGCCTGTTGTGTTTAATGTTCCTGTGTTAATAGCAGAAGTAATTGTTAAGTTACCGCCTGCAATATTTGCTGCCGATGTAATGTTACCAGTTGCGGCTATTAATCCAGCTGTTAATAAGTTACCACCTGTAATGTTGCCACTTACGACTGCACCAACTGATACCAAGTTCGCACTTGCAACTAAGTTAGCACCAGTGACGTTAGCACTGGACTGAATGTTACCTGTGGCAATGACTCTACCTGCTGTTAATAAGTTACCACCAGTGACGTTACCACTTACTACCGCTCCAACAGATACTAAGTTAGCAGTAGCGTTGACATTACCACCGGATACGTTTCCGGTTGCAACTACTTGCCCAGCAGTTAATAAATTGCCACCTGTTACGTTACCCGATACCGCAGCACCTACTGATACTAAGTTAGCACTTGCAACTAAGTTTGCACCTGCAACGTTTGCACTTGATGTAATATTGCCAGTTGCTGATACTAATCCAGCAGTTAATAAGTTTCCGCCAGTTACGTTGCCAGTTGCAGATAGTTGGCCAGCAGTTAATAAGTTACCACCTGTAATGTTACCCGATACTACAGCACCCACTGATACCAAGTTAGCTGTAGCAATTACATTAGCACCTGATACGTTAGCACTTGATGTAATGTTTCCAGTTGCAGTTACAACACCACCTGTTAGAATATTAGCACCGGTAATATTAGCAATCGAATTTACGTTGCCATCGTCGCCGATTGTAACTGTAATACCGTAACTATTAAAGAATTGGATATAGCCCGGAAAGCCTGCATCCATATACATTCCAGTGCTGCCATTGAGCACTCTTGGTGTATACACATTACCAGACGCAGAAATTAGACCAGCTGTTAATAAGTTACCACCTGTTACGTTACCTGTAATAGTAGCGGCGTTAGACGTTTTGTTAAATGTAAATCCAGCTGTGCCATTTAAAATATCATTATCGTTAAATTGCACTTGAGTGTTTGCGCCGCCAGCGTCAACATTACCAGTAATATTACCAATAATATTACCAATGAAGTTCAGAGCTGTAACATTACCTGTAAATGCTGCGCCTGCGCCGTTTATGTTGCCAGCTGCACTAACTAAACCAGGTGTTAATAAATTTCCGCCTGCAATGTTGCCCGATACGTTTAAATTACCAATAACGTTACCTGAATGTGTTATTGACCCTGTAACTGTTAAATTGCCTGTGTGGAGATTGGCGTAGTTGGAAATAGAAACAACAGTGTTCGATTCACCAGTTGTAGTAAACACAGTAACGAATTCGTCTGCACTTTCGTCCCAAACAAATGCAATGTTATCCGACGTTCCTCGTTGCCCAACAAAACCAATATCAACTGACGGAGCACCTGTTTGATTTGATGCCAATAATAGAATTGGATCTTCGACTGTTGTGTAAGTCGTATCAATTGCTGTTGTATTGCCTTGGACTGTTAGGTTACCAGTGACTGTAAAATCCGATCCATAAGTTAAATTATTAGCTAACTTTGTAGCAGTGATACTATACGGCTGAAGTTTAGTTGCAGCGTTAATACCCACATAGGCATTACCTGCACTTGCATCCGAAATCTGGTTGTTGTTAATACGTGTTACAGCCATAAAAAAATCCAATCTCCATTATATGACTTATTTATGGGTTTTGGATTTTAAAAATGATAGCGTATTGTTTTTATATAAAGCGGATGTCAATCGTGTCGTTTGTTTCAGGTGCTTGCACAAAGGTTAAGGTATTGCCCGAAATACTGTAAGAAACCGTTGGTAACTGCACAATACCGTTAAGCATCACCAAAGTTGCAGCGGTAGTTGACTCTCGGTCAAGGATAAAAATCGTAGTAATACCGTCTGCTGTAGTAATAGTTTGGTTAGTAACACCGCCAGATACTATATCCCATTCTGTGCCATCGTAATACTCAAGGCGATCATACTCGTTGTTAAAACGCAGTGTACCTTCGTCTGGAGACACCGGGCGTTGTGCTACATTTCCTGCAGGCATAACAAACCCATTGGTTCCCACAATGTGGAACGTTCCTGTACCGTTAGGATCAATGTTGATATTAGCATTCGCAGTTGCTGTAGTAATAGTTGTGTCGTTAACAACTAGATTGCCAATAGTAGTTACGTTGCCCGAAATCTGACTTAATACATAACCCTTAGTAGCTGCATCTGTGTTAGCCACTGGGTCTGACAAATTATTAATATTCACATTTCCAGCACTTACATTGCCTACATTAGCAAAAGTTACACTGCCAATAGTTACGTTAGCATTACTGATAGTCAGATCGACTCCATCTCTATTGAGATTTGAGTTTAGCATTTGACCTGAAAGATAACTTATTGATGCCATATTGTTTAGCTGTTGCTGTGAATTACGTTAATCGGGACGCCATCTGGTGGAGCAGACTCGAATGTGATATCTAAGCCGCCATCGACTGTATAGTTAGTGTTGGGTATTTGATACAAGCTACCAACAAACACAATAATCTCTTCTGCGTTGCTTTCGGCCTCAGACATAGTGAACACTGTTTGACTACCGTCACCTGTAAAACTATCAACTGTATATGTAATGCCACCCGAAGTAGCAACTGCTTGAAAAGTAATTCCATTAAAAAATTCAATGGATGCAATGTCTGTATTATATCGTATCAACCCAAAAACAGGAGCGTCAGGTCGCGTGGCACTAGATCCAGTAGGAATTACCATACCTGAACTGCCACTCTGAAATCTTCTATTTTTTAGGAATGTACCCATTACACTGATGTATAGCTTACTACTGCTGCAATAGAATTGTTTGCGCTGGTGTTAACTTGGATTGAATCGCCAGTGGCTAATACCAATTTCTCATTGCCTGCATAAAATTGATATGTATCTTCGGTTGTAATTTGAATGTTTGCTACTGCAACATTTAAGTTACCGGCAGCGTTGCCACTTGGCACAACATAAACATTGGCTGTGACATTAGATGCGCTGTAGTTTGTTAAACTTAAAAATGTAACAGCAGTCTCTCCTGAGCTAACATAGACGTTAGCAATACTAGTAGTGACATTGGAGGTTTGAATAGACATGAATAATCCTTAAAATATAATACTGAGCAGCTTGGCTTTTTTGTAGGCAACTAACTCGTCATCGGCTGTGCTTGATACAACATACAATCCAGTATCTCCGCTGCCCATTGCTTTGTTATACATTACTACTGAGTTAGAAACAGAGCTGGGTGTAGAACCTATATTACCCAATACTTCGGGGCCGTTTAATGTTAAAACGTTTGTAACTTTATTAAATGTTAGGTTAGCAGTAGCACCAAATGTGCCGCCGTCATTAAATTGAACTTGAGTGTTTGTTCCGCCAACAAATGCTGCTCCGCCGCCTGTGTTTATGTTTGCATAAGCAGCAACCGGAGACCCATCAGCAGCCACGCTAGAACTTACTTGCCAGACATTGGATGCAACATCAAATCTTAGACCTGCATAACTAGCCGGTCCCTTGGTAGCAATTAAGCCCATGTCAGTGACTGTACCAGTATTGTTAGCAGCAACAATAATAAATGCATCGTTAACAGCAATATCAGTAACGTAGGTAATGTTGCCAGCAACATTCAAGTTACCGTTTACGTTCATTGTGCCAGCCCACTTTGCATTTCCTGAGTCGTAAGGACCAAGATTTACTGTATAATCGCCGCTGGTAGTTTTAAATGTTGACATTTAGAAATCCTTCAGCTTATTTAGCCGCTCTATAAAACGAGCTAGCGGCAGATGTTCCATGTTTTTAATCCCGTCAAGTTCTTGCAATCTTGATGTAGTGCTGCCGCATACTCTTATAAACTTTGTCTTTGGGAAATCTTTACAAATCTGTGTTATTTGTTTGACCCAATTACCAGTATAGGTTGGCACTGCACTTGAATCCTTATAAAATTCAGTGCTTGCATACAAGTTATTGAATTTTTTATCATCAGTTGGGCCTAGGTCAAATCCAATCATATAAATTCTAGGATACTGCTCAAGTGCAGCCAACGCAGTTGCAACAGGTCCCGAGCTAAACCCATAATAAGGTTTTGGTATTTCTAATGCACCGGATCTTGCGGTAGGTCTTCGTGTGTAGAACTTGTTAGTTGTTGGATATCCAGTACCTTCGATATGTAACGCAATTGGCTTATCTGTTGCCACTAACACGTGAGGTACAAAGTCTCTAAACAATGCGTTACACCCATAAATGTGACCGTGCGTACTCATATCGTGCAGAGGAAGACCTCGGCGACTGATGCCATTACCTAATACAAATGCTACGTCCATAAAAAAATCCCCTTAGTAATTATCTAAGGGGATTCAGTAGTTAAATCAAATTAACTTGTCGATTTAACAACTTGAGCAAGTTGTAGAGAACCGTTTTGTGATGTTGCGCCGCCAATAACTTCTGCGCCAGACCATGTAACTGTACCTTCGTCTGTGAAGAAGTTAACTGGATAGAAGTTCTCACCAGATTGAACGTTAACGCCAGTGTTGTCGTTAGAGTAGTTACCAACGGTCATACCGTTCCAGTCACGAATCCACTTGTTAGTGATGTAACTAGCATAAACAGCAGCACTGTCGCCTACCGAGAATTCGATGCTCATCTCGCCAGCAGCAGGAGTTCCTGTATTTGCTAAAACGCATTGACCAACTGGGTAAGCAGTGCCAGTTCCTGCGCCCACAGCAGTAGCAGTGAAAATGTCGCCAACAGCCACATTTGATCCTGCACCAACTGCGGCCCAATCTGTTGTGCCTACCACAGCAACACTGTAGGCTTGGCCAACAATGAAACTCTCGTCAGCTGTGGCGCTAGCAACATAAGCTACCAAGAACTTGTGTGCGCCTTTTTGGCGGATAATGCGGCCATTGCCTGCGCCAGTAGAACTACCGTCAGCAGTACTGATGTTAACTTGCGGTAAAATGATTGGATATGTAGCACTGGTAGCACTTGTGCTCAAGCCACCTACAGCACCCAAGAAGTCACTGGCACTTAGAGTGTTTGCAGAGTTGTAAACTGGGTCAGTTAAACTACCAAAGTTTGGATAACCTTGATCGACTGCAACAGCAGCAGCAGGTGTATTTGCTGTTCCGTTTGCATTGTATGTAATACCTTGTGCGGTACCGTATTTTTGAATTTTTAGAGCTCGTCCCATTTGATTTCTCCTTATAGAAGCCCAATGCGGGTTCTAGCCGCTACGCAGTGGCTAACTGCATAAGCCGCATTATTGCGGGCATAGTATTTAGCAGGTTGTCCAAAATATGTTGCACCCGAAGTAATTTAATATATAATAAACACATGCGCTATGTGCCCAGATGGTCCGGGCAACTGATTCTAAACCAGTAGGAAGCGGGTTCGATTCCCGCATAGCGCACCATATAAATACTTTTTTAAGGAAAATAAAATGACCGATTTAAACCCTATCGCTATCTAGATTGAATATGCTTGTAAAGATGTAGTCTTCCACTTTAACAAAAAGCACTTAGAAGACGAGACCATACCAATGTGGGTCTTAAAAACACATGGTGAAACTTTCTATGTCAATCATGTTGATGCCAACATGCCTTGGAGCACCAAGGAAACATCCGACAATCCCCATACCAAAGGTAGTATCAAGTTCAAAGAAGTTCTTCTCACAATTGACGAGAATAACTGTGCAACTCTTCGCGAGTTAAACATCTACGACAAGTTTAGACTTCGTAATCAGAAGTTAGGTATCACTAGAATCATGTTTGAGCCTGGGACTAATATTCACAGAGCTCTGCAAAGCAACGAAGTTAAACATTCGCCGTTTAAAACTATTTCAGGCGCTTGCTCTACAACATTTGTAATTTGTGATATCTTAAACAAAGAAGACATGACATTCTTTGGATTAAAGTATGCCGGACAGTTTAGAATACTTGCACCTAACGAAGGTTACTACCGAGCTTACGATAATGTCAAGGGCAAGTATATTGATGTTGATTACTTAGATCCAGACACTGGTTACGAGTATAGTTGAGCCAAAGAAAAAGCCCCTTGCGGGGCTTTTTCGTACCTTCCCATCCCTGGGTAAGTCTTGCAGTGATTAGCTGAAAGACAAGTTAGATACAGCGATCTCGCCCAAGTAGTCAGCTGCGTTACCGAAGCTGCTAGCTGTGTTGGTCAATTCGATGTAACCATAACGTGTCATAAATGACACGACTGGTTCGAATGTTGTTGGATCAAGAACAACACCAGAGCTCATCAACGGAATGTATGGGCAATAGAACGCAGCAGCATCAGCTTCTGACGAACCTTTGTAACCAACCAATACAGGTGTAGTGTCAGCAGCATAGCTGTCAACGAACACACGCATTGCGCCGTTCAATGTACCAACAAACTTAGTGTTTGTAGGAGCTTCGAATGTACCTTCTGTAGTGCGAGCAAAAGCAGAAGTTGTTGCAGATTGCAATACTGTCAATGCAGCAGAGCTAACAACAGCCCAGTTACCAGCGCCACGACGTGTACGCTGAGCGATCAAGTTGCTAACGCGGTTGATCAACACTGCCAAAGCAGCGTGTTCGTCACCAACGAATGTAGCAGTACCAGATACGGTAGCTTGGTTGTATGTGAACTCAGTAGCAGCCAATGTACGTAGAGACAATAGAATCTCTTGGTCAATTTCAGCTGTAATTTCTTGAGCCAAAGCTGCCATGATTTCGGCTTCTACGTCGATACCATGCATAGCTTGTGCGTCTTGAGCAGATTCAAAAGTCCAACGTGCTTGTAACTTACGAGTCTTAGCTTCAACAGCTTGCTTCAAGATTTGAATGCTAATTTGCTTACCGCCGTTACCTTCCATGCTAGCAGTAGAACCGCCAGTATAGCTAGTAGCTGTAGTAGTGTCTTTAGGCACTGTAGAATATGCTTGAGCGATTGTGAAAGGGCTCAAAGCTTCTTGACCAGCTGTAACGCTAGTTGCTGCGGCGCTGCTGTCTGTTAAAGACTGAGCATAACGAACACGCAGAGTGTGGATTTGTCCAACTGGACCGGTCATTGGCTGAACGCCGACCAATTCGTTAGCGATAACTGTCGGCATTACACGACGGATAACTGGCAAAATAACACGGTTAAGTGTTGCAATGTTACCAGCAGCAGTTGAACCAGAACTTGCGTTCTCTTTCAAATACTTACGAGTGTTTTCTAAGATAACACCCATGCTATTGCGCTTGGTACCGTTAAGGCCTTCCATTAAGGCTTCTTTGGTCTCGCCCCAGCGGCTTTCAAGTAGTTCTTGTGACATTTAAGTCTCCTTTTCTTTCTTTTTAAATACCTGCCAGGCGCTTGAGCGCAAAAACGTTGCTGTGTTCATCAGCAGTGCTTTCTTCTACTCTTGCGGCAGTTTTATCGCCAGTGACTTCAGAAATACTTTCAGTAATTACTTTATTGGCTCTTACTGATTTGTTCTCTGCTAGTACAGCTGGTAGATACTTTTCGAATGCGTTTTTCAAACGGGTAGTTTGTACGCTTTCAAGTAAATTGCGCATCACATCTTGCTTTTCCTTGTTTAAAGGACGGAGCAATTCACCAAGAGTGTTTTCACGCTCATTGGATTCTTTGATAATACGTAATTCACGTTCTTTGCTTTCAACAAGTGCTTTTGCACGAGTTGATAGTTGGATGGCTTCGCCAAGTTTACGATTTTTCTCAGCAATAGTATTGTGCAACTTGCGAACTTCTGCTTTCTCATTGAGATGAGTAGCACCAAATTCACTTGCATACGCTTCGAAAATACGACGACCAAAATTGTTCTCTCGAGCAATTTGGATGTCTTCGTGTAACTGACTAAGTTCAGCCTTTAAATGCTTGCTAACAGCCTTGGTCATCTTGTCAGCACTTTCCTTAACGAAACGTGCTTTTAGACTTTCCAATTTTCCACGAGCTTCGGCCACAAGTTTGACTTTGGTGTTAACCAAGTCTTGTTTATCTTGTGCAAATTCACGAATCTCACGTGCAAGAGCGTGAACAACGAATCCTTCGAGTTTTTCGAGGCCTTCATTGTGTGCTTTGCGATCTTTACGCAGTTCGCCTAGTTCCTCAGCTAACTTAGTAACTAAAAAGCTGTTAAACTTTGTAGCTGACTCAGTCATCTTCTTTTGGAACTTAACGCGGTCTTCAGTAAGTTGAGCTTTTTCAACTGCAACTTGCTGGATTTCTGCTTGTAGACCTTCTGTTACCATACGATCAAGGGCTTCCACCATCACTTGTTTGTCGTGTTCGTAGCGGTGTGCAAATTCCTCGCGGAGTTCTGCACGAGCTTGTTCTCGAGCTTCATTCAACTTGGCTTCCCAAGCTTCATTGATCTCTTGACGAGTGTCCTCGTTGATCAAGTCGCTATCTAGTAATGGTTTGATTGCATCTAGCATCAATATCTCCTTAGATCTTGAGATCTTTGATGAGCTTGACAACTTCGCTCTTCAAATATCTCTGTACCTTGTTGTCCGACTGTGCATCTTTTGCCATCTCAAGTAATCTATGTCCGTTCTTCATGTTAAGAAGACCTTCATAAATTGCTTTAGGATAAGCATTAGGTGCGCTAGGTTGGGCAACTACATCAACAGTAACTATTTCAAAGTCACTGACATGTCCTGTTCTGTCGTCGACGTTTCCTGATCCACGACTTGAAACTCCAAGTTTTACACCTGCATCCAACATGGTCATTACGAGCTGACCCATTGGTGTTGGCAATAACTTGAGTTTACCGTATCCGGTTGAACCTTCATACCACATTTTTTCAATCATGTGACTTACTCGGTCCAAGTTAATTTTTAAATCATCTGGGTGATCTACTTCACCTAGTACAGAATGACCTTCGGTAATTTGTGAGTTGATAGCATCAACTGCACGGCGTATTTCATGGCCGGGGTAAATGCGCTCATTGGCATTACGCTTGTCACCTTCAATGAAGATTCCTTGCATGCCGCAGAGCTTTTTACCAGAACCATCCGCAGCATCCTCAAGCACCAATTGACAGTGTGCTTGAGTGAAGCTGAGATGTTCTTTTAGATACTGAGCCATATCTTACGTTTAACCTTTAGGGAAAGGTGTGCGAGCATTTACACCAGCTGCTTGTGTAGTAACTGGTTTAGGTGCTGCGGTTTTAAATGCTTTGCTGCCTGCATCTTGTGTTGGTGTTGCACCAGACAAGTTACCAACAGATGGAGCTGGACGGCCTTTAGCTTCTGTACCTGTAGCTCTAACTGGTTGAGCCATTGCACCGGCTGCGCCTGAGTTAGCTTTTACAGTAGACTTCTTGTTTACAGAACCTTCTTCAGAAGTTGTTGGCTTTGGAGCTGCTTTAAGGTCAATACCTTCAGCAAGTTCAAATTCTTCTTCACCTTCTTCGTCGCTGAATTCTTCAGTGTCGTCCATTTCTAGTTCGTCACCACCATCAACGCCCATGTCGCTGTTGCCTTCGCTGCCCATTAGGTCTTCGAATTCGGCCATGAGTTCGTCTAGCTTGTCTTCTAAGTCAACAACGCGGTCTTCAAGATTGCCTTCGTCAGCTTCGCCGGCATCGCCCATGTCGTCGCCTGTGATTTCGCCGTCGATTTCAATTTCGTCGTCGCCTTCCATCATGCCTTCTTCTTCAACTTCAACTTCGTCCATGAATTCTTGTGCAGCATCGCCACCAAATTCATCAACGTTTTCAAGACCTTCGTCTAAGTCTTCGTCTGCAGATTCTTCGATATCATCTGCTTCCTCTTGCATGAGGTTTTCGTAGATTTCACGTGACTTTTCAACCACGATGTCGTGGAAAAGTTCTTTGGCTTTCGCCTCTTCATCATTGATCACATATTCGATCAACTGTTCAAATTTCGATGTCATAATATCCTCCGTAAAGTATGGCTCGTAATTTTATTTACATATAATTTAAAATATTGGGTGTTTACATGCAGAAAACTGCCTAAAAAGGCAGTTTCTTTAAATTTTTTACAATCCTGGTGGTGCAGGTGGCGGTGCATACTGTTTTCGAATCAATGCAAGTTTTTCTTTATACTCGTAAGTTCTAACGTCGTTCATCATTCTTAATTTACGAAGCTGGCGCAACGTCAAATGAGTTTTACGCAAATCGCCAATCTGAGGCTGTGAGTTATCTTGACTCAGGTCTTGCAATCCCTCAGGTTGACGTTGGTAAAGTTCGTTTAAGATCATACTTTTATTTATCCTGCAGGGGGAGGTGCCACAGGAGCAGCACCAGGAGCAGGGGCAGCACCAGGAGCGCCACCTGTTACGCCAGCTTCTGCACCCATTGGAGCAAGCCCCGACAAGTCTTCGCCTGTTGATATATCAGTTTCAAGACCAGCTGGGGTAATGCCAATCGAACGTAAGTCTTGTCCTTGAGTAGTTTGCAACTCAGGTTGGTCACGTTCTTCACGCCACATTTTTTCGTTTTCTACAATCTCTTCTTCGCTTAGGCCCAAGTAGCGTTTAAGCATAAAACGCTTGCTCAAATAAGCAACTTGTTCAAGTGCAGTAAATGTGTTTACACGGCTTGTGTCTAATTCAATTTCACGGTAGGCTGCAAAGTTCTGAGGAGCACAGAAACTTAGGTTAAACAATCCTGCATCAATGTTAAAACCTCTCCAGCGCAAGAACATCTTGAATTCGTCATCTAACTTTTGAATAACCAGCTTTTGTAAACGTTCGCAATATTGGTTAAAACGGTATTCTTGAATCAATGCTGTCCCGACTCTACCATCGTTAACTGCTTGTGAGCTTTCATCTGGGCCTGTTGGCAAGTATGAACTAGGCACACGCAAACCACGGGCCATTTTGTTATTGAAGTACTTCAAGTCATCAATTTCGCCAAGGTTTTGACCACCTTGTAGTGTGTCAACTGAGCTGCCTCGACCGTCTGCTGTTTGTGGGAAGAAGTAATCTTCGTTGATGCTAAGTGGATTATATGTAGCATCCATTGTGTTTTGTCCACCACCGCTCATAGTAGGGATTCTACGTTGGTGCATTTCGTTTTTAACACGCTCAACAAACGCCATGGCCATGTGTGATGGCATGTTACCAACGTCAATTTTAAAGATGCGTCGTTCTGGCGCTCGGCTCACGCGATAGATAAGAACAGCGTCTTCTAGCAGTTCTTTTTGCTTGTAAACCTTGAAAATGTTCTCTAAAATGCTTTTACCAAAAGGCCAAAATACGTCTAAGCCTTCTGATAAACTGATGTGAATCACATGCTTTGCATCTAGTGTAGCTTCGTTAACTGTTCTAGCAAAGCGGCTATTACCAGACAAACCGCCGCCACCTGACGGTGATGTATAGTTACCTTGATTAGTGATACTGCCACCGACACTAGGGTTAACTGCAAAGTCCTGTGCTGTTTTAGCAGCTACTGTCATGTTTTCAAAGTTAGGATTCAGGTCGCGGATAACGTATTGCTCTGGGCGCTTGCCTTCTGATTCGTTAACAATAATACGACTAAGTTTGGTCATATCGACCCACATCATTTCAAATGTTTCTGGGTCACGTACAAAAATCTGGTCACCGTACTTGATCGAATTACGGAACAACTTGAACATGCGCTGGTCTAGCTTGTTGAGCTTAGTCCATTGTTGGAGTTGCTTTTTAATTAATTCAACTTCGTGATCAGTTGGAGTATCAGTAAACTTGATATCAAACGGTGTGTCGTTGTTTTGGTTTGTTTGAGTGGAGAACTCTGCAATAATATCTAAACATGCATTGATCTCTGAATCGCAATCCATATTTTCATATTGGTTATAACGTTCAACACGGTTCGGATGTCCAGAATAAACTTCTGGTAGTCTGCTGGCATAGTTGCGATATGCAAAGTCGTTGGCTGTATAAAGCCCGCCGTTTGCACCACCTGCATTACCAGTTTTGCCGTAGCCAGGCAAACCAAATTGGTTCGTGCCCGATATCGGACTCATGTCCCCGTTAGGGTTTGCAACTTTGAAATATTTACGCCATGTCATAGATAGTATTTACCGTCGGTTACTGTTGATACTTTAACATTTTCTCGGCTGTGCTGAGTTGGCTCTTGTTCAAATAAATCAAGTCATCCACTCGTTCAATCAGCTTCATCATAGTGCCTTCACTTGCACCCGAATTTGAATTTGACGAACCACCAGCTGGTCTAATAGACAATTCTTCGTTGCCATGCATTAAAACGTTAGGACTGTATCCACTCATTGGCCCAGATAAAGATCCTCTGAATCCAGCAAATCCGTTAATTTCAGCATGGATGTGCCCGGCAGTTGCTCTACTGCTAGGATTAGTATACTCGTCTAGAACTTTTGCTACGCCAGGCATGCCACGGAGGACTCCGGCAATTTGTGCAGCCTTACTAGGATCAGTTAATGTAAAATCAAGTGCGGTACCTCGGGTATGTGCGCTGTTGGTTCCTTGATGATAACTGTCATTAAACGCACTAAAATGGTGTAGATCTCCGCCGAGTTGATTTTGAATTCGTTGTGCTAACGCATAAAGATTTGCGTTTGCTTCTCCACCAGCAGTTGCTTCGGGACTTTTTATTCTCAAGCCTGCTGTAGTACCGCCTGCTCCGCCGTGCATTTGATATCCAGCAAATCCTGCCAGGCCACCAATTGCGCCACCTGCAACTGTTCCCAATGGCCCAAGAAAACTACCGGCTGCGGCACCGGCTGCTACGCCTGCACCTGTGGCTGCAAGACTGCCGCCTTGAGTTCCTGTTCCAGATTGCCCGTATCCTTTGCTTCTGCCACCAGGTAGAATACTAGTTAAGTTTTCAACAACTTCAGTTAGATATGCCAGTGCTCGAGTTGCAGGCGCTACTCCAATGTTTACAAAGCTCTGCATATTGTTTGACGCATCAATCTGCGAAACTCTAGCTTCAGCCTGGGCTTTAGTTGCTGCATCAAGTCCTGCATACAGGCCTTCTACTTCTTCAGTTGCTTTACCAGTTGCTTTAGAGAATTCTTTGTTTGCTAAGATTGTGTGTGAACGACCTTTACCAAAATAATCAACTCCGACTCTAGCAAAGTCTCTTTGTAATTGCTGATTGCCTTTATACAAATCAGCCAGTGAGTCGCCAACCTTGGATGCTGTCATTGACAAGTCATATGTTGTTCGTTGTGCTAGTTCTAGCCCTTCAAAGTTGGTAGAACGCAAATACTTCATCTGCGCTTCACTACCAGTAATAATACCGTTTACAGATTCTGCATAACCTTGTGCAATTTCTGGATCGATTGCCGCCAAACGTTTAAATGTTTCATCCATGTTTTTAGCAGCAGCAGGTCCAGCATCTGCTAGTGCTGCCTGGAATGCATCAATTGCTTCTGCTTGTTCACGTTGTGCTTCTAAGTCAGCTCGTTGGAGACCAGTTAGCCTAGTCATTGTCTCCATTTCTTTAATGTAAGCAAGAGCACCTGATGAAGTAGCTTCAGTTGCGCGGCCAAGACGTCCCAGTTGTTTGTAGTATCCGGCGGCACCACGAACTTGTTCATCAGTGCTTACACCTAGGGCTTGCAAGTTAACTCTTGCATCTTTAAACCCGTCAACTAACTGACTTAATTGCTTGCCACCTGTAGCAGCAGTGCCGCTGAACATTGCAAAATCACGGCTGTTTTCTGCAAGCACAGTGGTCATTTTGTCCAGTTCATCAATTGTATATCCAAAGCGTTTCATGCTCTGGAATACATCAGTCATGCCTTGTGCGCCAACTGAACCTGATCTACTTAGATTTTGAAAGGTTTCGAATAACTTGTCACTTTGTTTGTTAGCTGTAGTAGCAAAGAATGTTAGAGCTTTTACAACTAACCCAACTGCTACGCCTAGAGGACCAAAACTAGCAGCCACCACAGATGCAGTGTCAGCAGCAGCACTTAGATTGTCATTGAATACAGAAACGCCCTTGGCTCCGTTTGCAATATTCCCAATTGTTTGCTTAGTAGTTTGTCCCAGCTGCTTGAGACTTTGATTCAGGGTAAAAGTGTAGTTTTTAATACCCTTTTTTGCATCCGCTAGCTCTTCAGCCAGCTCCTTAGTAACAGGTATGCCCTTGTTAATTGCTTCGTGATAGCGATCAAAGATTGCCTGGATTTCGTCGGGGGTGTATTGGTTAGCCATAATTATATTTACCGAGGTAAAAAAATGATCCATAACAACCCACTACAGCAGTATTTTAGACAACCTGCTATTCACATCAAACTGCCCAGCGGCGGTGAGTTCTATCCCGAGGGTTCGCTTGATATGCCGCCCACTGGCGAAGTTCCTGTATACCCAATGACAGCAATTGACGAGATTACATATCGCACACCAGATGCTCTGTTTAACGGCAGTGCTACTACGAGTGTAATTCAAAGCTGTATTCCGGGAATTAGAAATCCCTGGGCAATACCAGCAACAGACGTTGATACCATCTTGGTTAGTATTCGTATCGCCAGCTACGGACATAAAATGGAACTAGAAAGTCGATGCCCGCATTGCGGCAATGAAGCCACCTATGGCATTGATTTGCGCACAGTCCTTGACACTATTAAAAGTCCAGACTACAATAAAATTATCAAATTTAGAGACATGGAAATTTACTTCAAGCCAATGTCTTATCAGAATCTCAACGATAACAATCAAAAGCAGTTTGCAGAACAACGCAAGCTGCAAAGTTTAGATCTAACCGAAGGCAACGAAGATGTAAAAATCAATGCGCTTACTCAAGCACTAAAGCAGATCACTGAAGTTACTGTAGAGGCATTAGCACAAAGTATTGCAGCGATTAAAACACCAAATGCCTTAGTCAATGACCCGATGTACCTTGTTGACTTTCTTAAAAATGCCGATCGTGCGTTGTTTAATCAAATCAAGGATCACATTGTTTCTGAAAAATCAAAAGCTGAAATACAACCAATGAACATGACCTGTCACGAATGTACCAAAGAGTACCAACAGATGCTTACATTAGACATGTCCAATTTTTTCGCTCCCGCCTCCTGACATCCGACTCAGACACAATTTCGCAAATCGTTGACCAAATGGAATCCGATTGTAACGCGATAAGACAGGAGGCTTTGAAAATGTCATGGTTTATGCGAGGAGGCATTACCTACGACCACGCACTCAACCTAAGTCAAGAGGAAAGAAAAATTATTAGTTCTATCATCAAAGACAACATGGAAACAACTAAGAAGTCAGGATTACCCTTCTTCTAACTAGTAACACACTGGAAGATGTCTTACAGACATCTGTTGTTATCGCTATCGCTCAACAACAGTTTTTTTAAGAAGTAGTAAAGAAGCAAGAGCGAAGCGATTTAATGCTTCATCTAGATTCAATGGTCACACTTTGCCCGCACAGGGCAAAGATAAAAACTGGAACTTCATCTGAGTTCATACAGCCACATAGCGTTACAACATTACAGAGGCGGTTGTCCGGTACCTCGAGTTGCGTCTTTATAACAACGGCGGGTCAATATACATACGCTAACACATATACTGATCGTGTAGCATCACTGCTACGTCTTTTTCCCTTTTAAAATTCTGTTCAAACAATCAAACCGCAGGTGTTAAGCGATCGTCGTCCTGTTAAGGATAGTGATTGAGTGCTCGCTAGCGCGGCGAGGCTTCCGTCCCTCTTTTTATCGAGTTGTCTCTAGGCACATGATATTGACCTGTGCGAGTCGTAACTGCTTAAATTGTGTTTGTTAAGAATTGGTTGACGATGTCAAAATACAGCTGATTGGATTTGATGCCTGGGTGTGTATTATCGTTGTTAACGTCGATTTTGTTGTCAGTGAAAGAATTATATAAATTAATCCAGTACTGCTCTTGTATGCTGCCAGCTTGTGAGTATTCGTTATGTATTTTATTGTAAAGTGTAAAAACTTCTTGGTCGCTTCTAGTGTCTGAATCTAGTAGATACTGTGTGTATTTGGTGTAATCGCTTGGAGTGTTGCCGTTAATTTTATTAAAAAATTGATCATCCCACGGACATAGTCCGTTGATAAAAAATACTTTAGTGTTTGTAGTTTTTGAAAGATTTATAAGAGTGTTTGTGTACTTAATTATCTCTACTATTCCGCCTTGCGGATGATGTAACGATAGAAATCTATTTCTTACATCTTCGAGATACCCAGCGGTGTAATTTATACTGTGCAAGTTGTGGTCAAATACTTCGCCGTCCATACCAAAGTACTGACTAGCAACATAAGATTCAACACCTAATTGTACTCTGTATCGTGGGCTTCGAGTCCACTGAACAAACATATACTTAGGAGTGAAGTTAACTAACCCGCTAACTGCATTGTAGAAAATTTCTGAATTTGAAGCTCCGGAGACGCCGTGATTAACAAGTTCGGTTTTTTGTAGATCTTTGTTAGTTGAATGTACTTGATTTACCCATAGGCCTGGCTCGTCTTTTTCAAGATCAAACCCTTTACCTGAAGTAAAAGAACATCCTACGAATAGAGATACTGTCATTTAATTTTACCTATTACGTGACTTCCGTGTACACGTACTTGAATATGCCCGTTGTAATAATCTGCTGATTCTAGCACACGCCTTGCAAACTGTTCTCTAGCCTCGATATAACTGCATTCTGCTTTTGATTTGCAGTAAAACAATATTTCACGAGTAAAGTTTGCTGTGCCTAATGCTAGTACATCTTTGGTTAATTCTGGGCTAGAACCGTAATACTCTCGCCAGTCAGAATCAATGCTTCCTCTAATTTTCTTTTTTTTCTTTGTGCCGTTTTTAAGTTTAACTGTTTTGTAAGTTGTTTTCTTAAATTTTGCTAGTTTTTTGCCTATGTATTTGCGTTGAGTAGTAATGTTAGTGATTAGATATACAAAGCCAACACAGTCTTCTGGTAAAGTTTCTACGAGTTGATTTTGATATTGCCACGACATTAACAGTAATTATGATTGCCGGGGGTCGTCACCTAAAATTTGTTTGTTTATCATTAGATCGTCTGGGTTGCCGGTACATGTACGCTGTAAACATATATCCGGTGCCTGTAAAAGTTGAAAACTGTTATCTGAAAGTTTACCCAACAATCGATTATTGCATTCGCCACTGTATACCGAAGTGTCTGATGCAATAGAAATCCGTTTATAGCCTGCTGAACATTGCCAGCCCTTGAATTGGCTAAAACCCAAAAACTTGAGTCTTGTAGCATACGTATTAATAGACGAATCATCGTCGTACCCAACTTCTACGTTGTAATAGTAATCAGTAGGAACTGTGTGCAAGTTAGCATAATCCTGAATCACACGATGTGCTGCTTCTATTACTTCTGGCGACTTTTGCAAATCTGGGCGAGGAACGTTTTGTTTGTTAATTACAAACACAGGATACTCTTTTGACCCAGACCGGTAGTAATCGATCTTGTTAATGCTATATCGTATTTGGTTGGCTTTGCAAACATCAATAAGATGCTTAATTGTGTCGAGTGCCCAGTACTCTTCCATGATGTTAACCATGAAAAATTTACCAGGTGTATTTTGTGAATATGTGTTGCATGCAATAGCTGTATCGACAAATCTTTCTACATCCATTGTTTCAGTATGGGTACTCAATGTTAAAAATGTTACTTTTTCGAGTAGACCTAGATAGTAGTTTTTACTAGAAGTTCCGTTGCTAGTTAGCCCGATAACTTGAATATTGCTGCTGTAGTTGTCAGTAAGCCAGTCAACAAACGGTCTAAAGTCCTTGTTGATTACCGCTTCACCGCCTGTGATTGAGATCTTGTATTTGAGTCCAAGATGCTTTGTTTTCTCAAATACCTGCAACCAATGTTCTTGCAATTCAGCAAGTGGTCTAACTGGGGAAGTGTTGTCGTGCAAGAAGTCGCCGCAGTACATGCAGTCGTTGTTGCATCTTTTGTGCATGCTCCAAGTAATAGAGAACAAGTCCTCTGTAGGAGTAATCTTAACAATCTTCGCAGTCATAGTTCTATTTCGTATTTCCATTGGTTGGTAAAGTTTGTACCAGATGACTGCACTGAACACATTCTTGAACAAATAGGATGAGGCTTACTTGATGTCCAGGTAGACCTAACTTGTTCAACATCACTTATGGTATCTCCTTGCGTTGCCCCTAACCAGGCACAAACACTTACCCGACCTTGTGCATCAATGAAAAGACTTTGCTCTTCTAATGCATGACAATGTATTGTACTACTGTTTTGTTTAGATTGCAACCAACCTGTTGGCCAACTTAAATTATCTGTTAGCTTACGCAACGATACCTTGGATCTAAACCACTTAAATCCCAAGTCACGTGCAAGTTGCAGGCATTGGTCAACTTGATGTTCGTTGTGCTGGTACACCAACATGTCCCAGTGTGCTGAACCGCCAGCAGCAACAAATGCATTAACATTTGTTATCAAGTTATCCCAGTTTACATTTTTGCGATAGATGTGATTGGTATCTTCTAGTCCGTCGATACTAAACACAACATAGTCTTGTGTTTGATTTAATATACTTCCAAGTTCACCCCACCACTTTGAAGTTCGCAATGCACCATTTGTATTCATTCCTAATACAATGTCGGGGTTAAGTTTGCGAAACTCTCGGTATATGTCTAGCGTGTGTTTGCCCGCAGCTGGATCACCGTAGTTACCACACATGAACATTTTATCTAATTTAGAAATTTGTGCAGCATCAAACACCTGCATGATTTTATTCATGTCAAGATGATGCTTTGTACTCTTGTTGAACTCTGGATCAGTCTCACGAGCACACAACGGACATGCTGCTTGGCACACATCCGTTGTTTCTAAGTGTAAGATCTTTATATCACGCGACATCTATATCAGTGTTGTATGATGTGAACCCATTCTCTTTAATTACTTTGAGAATGTTCTCTACTCGTCCGGCTAGTTCGTCTCTGTGTGATACTAACCAAATTGACTTGTGACGCTCTCTGCTCATTTTCTTCAGCAGGCCTAGTGCGTTTTCAACACCAGCTGTGTCTAAACCGTTGTCAATTAATTCGTCGATGAACAGCAAGTTGATCGGGTGATACAGTGATTCCCACACATCTCGGAAGGCCCATGACATTGACAAAATCAAACGTGTGCGCTCTCCTCGACTCAAGTTGTCAAAGTCAAGTTCACGACCAAGCTCTTCAATGCTAACAGACAGATCGTTATTAAATTTAACTGTGTGCGGCAATCCGATACGATCTAAGTAATGAGTTAATCGTTGATTTAGGTACGCTAAATTTTGATCGATGATCTTCTTGCGAACAAACGAGTCTTTGCTAGTTAACAACTTGAGCAAGAAGTCTTGATGTTCTTGTAAGCGTGTAAGCTCGTTGATTCTATCGTAATCAACTTTTTGTAGAGCTTGTTTCTGCATGTCGTCAATTTGCTCAGTATACGGATCCTTCTCTTCGCCCTTCTTGGCAATCTGATCTAACAAGTTGTTTACTCGGCTGCGGTGCTCAACTGCTTCTGTTTCAGTATCGTAGTGCGTTGTGGGTTGTGGAGGAACAACAACTTCTTCTAATTCTTCAATTTGTTCAGAGAACGGATTTGTTTCTGCTTCCTTGGCATCTAACACTTGCTTCAAGCTGTTCAACTCACTTGAGTGGCGAATAGCTTCGGCTTCTGTGCTGTAGTGTGTTACCGGCTTTGGTCCTAATTCACCTAGAGCTGTTAACGCATCTGTATTTTCTAACCATTGACTGTTAGTTGCTAATGCTTGCAACGCAGCTTCTTGCAACGCTTTTTCTTTTGCAGCTAACACAGTTTCGTGATTGGTGTCATGGAAGTCTTGCCCACACGCATAACACTTGTGGGCTTTAAGCTCTTCCACTTCGGCTTTTAACTTATTGATAATTTTTTGTTCTTTAGCTTCGTCGGAAACACAGCGAGCAATTAATTTTTCAAGATCTGCAATGTCTTTGGCTTTTTGGTTGTATGCTGCCAACGCTACCCACGCTTCGAGCTCAGTTTCGATATTGATTCGATTCTTGTCTAGGTATGCATGCCCAGCAGCAGCAACTTCAGATGTGTGTTTTTGTCGCCAGGCAGTTTCTCTTGCAACCAGAGAGTTGTATATATCTTGTTGAGACTTTTTAGCCGACCATACTGCTAGATCTTTATGTGCTTGCAGTTCAGCTTCGATGTCAATTTTTGACAGGTCGGTATATTGAGCAGCTAGATAGGTTAAGTCACTGTCTACTTTCTTTTGCCATAGCCCTTGTCTACGGCGCAGACTTTCGATTTGTTCTTCAATACGTTTGTTTGCTTCTTGTACAGCCCGGACACGAAACTCTTCTTGTGCAATACCGTCTTTGGTCTGCTTGTTAAGTTCTTTGATCTTGTCGGCACGTTCCGAAAGTAATGTAATGCCTAGCAACTGCTCGATAATAGTGCGCTGCTCATTGGCTTTTAAACTTAGAAACGGTTCGGTGTAGGTGTTAAGGGCTAGCACATGTTTGAACATGTCATGACTCATGCCTAGGATACGTTCAATTGCTTCTTGTGTCTCTTTGTTTTCGCCCTGTGCTTCGTCTGTTGCTGCTTGTTCTTCGTGATTAACGTAGAACTTTAGCACGTTGGGCTTACGACCACGTTCAATTTTGTATTCTTTACCGTTAACATCGAACTCTAAACTAACCAGCATAGCCTTGCCGTTAGTTTTGTTCACAAGATTATCTTTACGAATATTACTTAGAGCATTGCCGTACAGGGCATAACTTAATGCATTGATAATTGTAGTCTTGCCAGTGCCATTGCGGCTACCGTCGCCGCCTAGGTCTAAGTTTTCGCCTAGCACAAGGGTAAGATCCTTACGATCAAAGTCGATGCCTTGTGTAGCGTTACCTACACTCATAAAGTTTTTAACAGTTAAATTTTTAAATTTGATCATGATTGCTTATATTTTAACACATGTAGTATGAAAGACACTCTACATTTGGACGGTTCAGTAATTAATTCGATAGAATGATAACAGTTATTAACAATCAACAACTGTCCGGGCACAATCGGTATTGTTTCGGCTACTTGATGATTATTAGAATCAACTGAAGTTTGATAAACTACTAATCCTCCGCCCCACAGAGGGTCCCAACCAGTGTTTAAGTTACACAATACAGTTAACGACTCGCTAAATTTTGTTGTGTCACCACCAGATCGATCGGGACCTGCATCTTTGTGAATAGGAGTTCCGCCTTGAAGAGATCCAGTCAGTTTAACGTCGACCCAGTGTACATAATGCGGCGGCAAATGAGTAGCAATTTTATTGTATAAATGTTCCCAATCTGCTGGCGTTGAATCTAGCCATCTAGCATCGTCCCAATTTCCGTCCCACTTGTAATGGTTGTACAAGTCTTGACTAACATATTGCAGTGTATCTAAGGTTGGCGTGTCAGAGAGTCCCCAATTTCTGTTTTTCAATAAATTTTGATAGTGAGTAACTTCACTCAACGATAAAAATTTATCATTGCGGTACAGTATATTTGGTGTTATAGTATTCATTGACATAAAAATTGTTAAAGTATTTTACTAATTTCTGAAGTGTTGGTAAACCAGTTAGCATACGTGTTTGCTGGTACCTCAACCCCAAACTCGAGATATAAAAAATAATTTACAACTGCTTGATCCCACAGATCGGTAACATCGGCGATGTTTATATGATCATTGGTTTTAATTGCATTGATAATTTTATCTGAAGAATGGAACCCAGAAAAATGTTGGCAGTTGTTCTTCAACATCTCACTGTGTAAACTTTTAAAATCAGTGCAGTTGATCCCAAATGACAGTAGTAATTCTACAAACAACTCGTAGTCAAGCAACGATTCAACTGATAATGTGTGGCTAGCAGGACTCGGTCTCCACGCATGCCGGTTTGGATGATCCTTGAGATAGAGAAAATACTTTTCTCTAACCGCCCAGTTGTTGTCCAACTCCCAGTTATTCTCTAGTGGCAACTCGCTATCGAGCTGAGTTTTTAATGCTTTGATAATCGATGTTTTTGCAACTATTGGCCAACTGCGATCAGTATAACATATTTTGATAACTTCTGAATTTTTAAATTTTTCACGGAACAGTGTTGATTCGTCGTTGATACCGTTATCGATTAGTACAGAATAATTTTTGTTTAGGTCAACAGTTTCTAAATTATAATTGTAATTATAATTGTGAAGATATTTTGGTAACACTAAATCAAGATAATGTAAATCGCCGACTGCACTAAATTTAACGTCGTTTTTTGGTCTTGCAAATCCGTCGCCGTGCAACGTTAGCACTGCATTAACAAAGTGCCCAAACCCTCCGCTGGGATACCAAACACAGTAGATCATAGATTTTGGTAAATCTTTAGTAGAAGTTTGTTATCGTAGAATTCTGATTCAATATTAGTAATCTGATCAGTGACAATTTGATCCACTGATTCAAACTTGACATCTCCGGGTGCCATGTCCTCATCAACTCCAACCGCTTTGTTCGGAATCAACGACATTTCCCGCAAGTTGTAATTTGTGATGAAGTTGTCTTTGATAAAGCCTGCTTCTTCGTAACTGATCTCAATGTCTAGATTGACACGAACGTGCATTTTGGCTTTAAGAAGTGTTTCAGCGTTGTCGATAAGGTTCGCAAGACCGTATACCCTATAGGTCGGTTGATCAGGCCATTGATGAAAAGTAGGCGCTTGTCCCCACTCCAGAATAGTGAGGCCTCGTTCGTCGTCGCCAGCATCTGCATAATTGTGAGGGAACGCATTACCGATGTAGGTAATGTTCTTTTTAGTCTGTCGCTTGTGGAAGTGCCCAGTGAACACATGACCGAAGCCCCCAAGCTGATCTCGTTGCAATTCCCCATGATCCGGCATCTCCACCATTGCGTTCATCAAATAACCGGGCAGCTCAAAGTGCCCAAACAAGTAATCACCTTTTAGTTTGGCCAGGCGTTTATGATCATCTCCACATAGCCAAGGGGCAATAGTGACATTACCATCGCTGAACCAATCATTGCAGATTTGAACACGAGGGAGGTGCTTTGCAAACTCCACGCTTTGAATGTCACGTTTATCGCGATAATATAAATCGTGGTTACCAGGAATAAAATACACACGTTGAAAATTAGCATTTAGGTGTTCCAGTGCTTGCAGGCTGTAGTTGAGTGTAACAATGTTAATAGTCGATCGATTGTTGTGCCAATCGCCGAGGAACAAACAAGTTTCGCACCCTTCCTCTTTTGCTTTGGCAGTTGCCCACTTGACAAAAGACAAACAGTCCTCGTTGTGGAGAATACTGTTTGACTTTAAGCCAAAATGGATGTCAGTGAAGATTGCAGCTTTTTTAAATAGATTACTCATCTATACAGTATACTACTCACTGTAGGTAGATACAACCGGTCCGGACGCATAGTTGCCCGTTCCCGAGTTTTGTCTTGTCCAACTTGGGTTCAAACCGTTTATTTCCAAAATGTCATCTCTGATATTTTGCATCTTCTTTTCGATGTTGAGAATTCTTGTAAAGCTGTTAGTAATGGCGGCAGTGTAATATGCAAAGGGATTCTGGCTTTTGGATTCGTCAAACTGTAGACCAATTTGAGATAGTTGTAGTAGAGCCTGTCCACGCATTTCCTCATTGTAAGTATACCCACGCCAGTTTGAACGAGTAGCATATCGTTCACACAATTTCATAAACATTAGGGCAAGCTTCTTGGTCATGTTCCCATGCTCCTTTGAGAACTCGCCGGTTTTCAAATCGCCCTTCCAGTGACTACGACCTACCAGCTGAGGAACCTTTTCTTCGTCTAATCGATAATGCTCAAATGGAGGGAAGTTAAGACGCATCTTGGCAGTATCTTGCACTGGCACTTCTAGCGTTTCGTCGAGACCATCTTCGTTCTCAATTAGTTCTTCGAACTCTAAGATATCTTCAATTTTTTTCTTCTTGGCTTGTGTTTTTGGAATTTTTTTAGGTGCTGCCGGGACATGATCCCAACAAGTAATGCGGAATACCAACTCGCTGTGCGGGATTTTCTTTTCGTTTAGTACTTCACCGGTTTCACGTTTGATTCGATCAACCCTGTTTCGGCGTGCTTCGGCTATTGTACGCTGATTTATCTTGCTCAAGCTAGGTAAAATAATGTCGTATTGGTGGTCGTTTACACGATCTTGATACCAGCAATATGTGTTCTTGCTTAAATGAATTTCTTTTAAAATGTCGCGATTGTTGAGGTAATTTACCTTGGCAGGCGTTCTTGTTAATGTTGTTGACACAGGGAAAAGTCTCCTAATAGATTACTTATTATAACACAAAAGCACTACATGTCAACAGTTAGATAAACTGGGCAGATATTGATCTGGGTAAATAAAGCTATGCATAACCAAACCTACAACCCTACTGATACTTTCAATGACGACCCTGCACTATCAGAGTCTGATCATGTTGACATTGCATTAGTTGCAGATAACACTGCGACATCCAATGAGCTGCCTCCTGAGCAACGAGTATTAAAAACACTAACCGAAGGGCATGATATGGATGTGCATGCTTTGAATATTCCAAAAGGTAAAAAATTGCAACTAAAGTCCGCAACAAGAGAACGAGTAGTTGTTGTAAGTCAAGGAACAGTTGCAGTGTTAATCGACGGCGATTCAAGTAAAGGTTTCAAGGCCGTTGCGCCAGCGCATTTTATTCTCCCTAAAGGAGTGCCAGTTGATATTATCACGCTAGATGACGTTATTTGCTACGGCATCGGACAGCACTATCAAAAGATAGTACCGCTAGATGAAGAAGCTTCGGAAATAGAACATTTTTTTACCGAAGGCGTATATGCTAGAAAAATGGTAATCCCAAAGGGAACAAAAGTTCCAACACACAAACATGCTTACAATCATCTGAGTATATTAGCGCAAGGGCGTGTTAGAGTTGCAGTCGGTGTAGTAATTCAAGAGTACATTGCTCCTGCAATGATTGAAATTGAAAAAGACATTACTCACACTATTCTTGCACTAGAGGACAGCGTTTGGTTTTGCATACATGCTACAGATGCTAAAGATATTGAGTCGCTGGAACAAACAGTGATTTTAAAGGATTGATAATTTATGCCCTTTGATTTTATTTCGTTTGATTCCATTGACTTCGGTAGCACCTTTGACTTTAGTAGCGTAACTTCTGTTGTTGACACATCAGGTACAGAATTCTTATCTAGTATTGGAGCAGTTGGTGATTTTGGCACAACGTTTGACGTTCCTATTAGTGATCTTGCAAGCATTGACGCCTGGTCTGCAACCGGTAGTTTTGCAGGCAGCGCAGATTGGTTTGACACATTTAACTCTGGATCTATTTTAAGTTCAATTCCTAGCGTTGGGGATTTTAGTTTTAGTTCCATAACAGATTCCTTTCCATCACTCAGTTCATTCACTGACGGTGCTAAGTCATTGGGAGACTCTATTTCGGCAGGTTATACCGCAGTTAAGGATTCACTGCCGTCGCTGGATAAAATCAAATCAGTAGCCGACACTGTATCTAAAGAAGTAGGGACAATTGCCAAAGACGCACAGAAGGTATTGGCATCATATCAAAAAATAGCACCGGCTGTTAATGCTGCCACAAACGCATTGGGAATTCAAAACCCAATCAATCAGATTATACAACCGTTGACAGCCGCAGTTTCTGTTGTTGGTGGAGCAGCCAGTGCAGCCGGCGGCGTTTCTAGTGGCATCGACAGTGCCCGGAAAACAGGCTCGTCTATATCTGACTTTTTTGGCCCTAGCCCGACAGAAAAAGCCGAAACATATAACCAAGCTGTAAAAACTGTCGAATCTACTGACACAGCACTTAAACAATATGACTCTGAGAAAGCAACGTATACAGCCGATATTGTACGCACCTCAGACAACATTTATGCTATTCAGAATAAACTCGAAGATCCTAATATCTCCGAAGAAGAAAGAGCAGTTGCCCAGGAACAGTTAAAAGGTGAATACGATAAGTTAGCAGTTTCGTCGAAGTCATTGGAACAAACTAATGCTGCTGCTGAGGCAGTAACAACAGCACGAGATTCGGCTGCAAAGGTAGTTGCAACAACTGATTTAAAATCAATTAAAGCACCTTACACAGTGGATAGCTCTGGTCTTGTTGTGATAACAAGATCGGATTCATACAATCAAGCTGTGGCAACTGTTGATTCGACAAATGCTGCACTGAAGCAATACGATGATGATAGAAAAGTAGCAACAGCAGATATCGTCAAGACGTCTGACAATATCTACAATATCAATCAACGACTTGAAAATCCAAATACTAGTGCAGAAGAAAGAGCAATACTCGAAGATCAGTTAAAAGGTGAGTATGTTAAATTATCTGAAACACAAAAGGTACTGGAACAAACTAATGCTGCAACCGCGGCAGTTACAACTGCAAGAGATTCAGCAGCAAAAGTTGTTGCTGGGACAGCATCTAGTTCAATTTTTTCTCCAGCCGCAGTAAGCGGAACACCAGAGAAGTCAGAAACATATAATCAAGCCAAGGCAACAGTTGATTCAACAAATGCTGCATTAAAACAGTACGAGAACGATAGAAAAGTAGCAACAGCAGATATTGTTAAAACTTCAGACAATATCTACAATATTAATCAACGACTTGAAAATCCAAATACCACCGCAGAAGAACGTGCAATTCTCGAAGAACAATTAAAAGGCGAGTACGTTAAATTATCTGAAACACAAAAGGTATTGGAACAAACTAATGCTGCTACTGAAGCGGTAACTGCTGCAAGAGATTCAGCAGCAAAAGTTGTTGCATCTACAGATACAAGCGTACTAGGGCAGGCTGCTGCGGTATTTGATGCAGGCGCTAGCAAATTTAAAACAGCATACGATTCAGTAACCAAAACTTTTTCTGTTTTTGATAGCAGAACTGGGCAAACAGTACAAACAGGGCTAACACAGCAACAAGCTACCGCGGCTGAAAATAATTTAAATATTTCTAGCGGTATTACATTGACTAGTGTAGCTGCATCAGTATCTGCTATTGCATCCGGAATCGTGGGTGCCGGTGCAAATGCAATATCAAGTATAACTAATTTGTTTACTGGACCCGATGGCGCCAATGCAACATCTACAACCAATACGATTACAGTTGCACAGACCAACCAGGCAAGAGCTCAACAAACAATTAGAGAGCTAAGGAACACCAAAGCACAATCTACAGATTGGCGTGTGCGCTTGCGCCTGGCGCCAAACAGCAATTATTTGTATAATGCTCCGCAACCTGGAATTTTATCAGCGTTGAAACTCACTGACGGTGTGATATTTCCTTATACACCATCTATCGAAACAGCGTACAAAGCAAATTATGATCCATACGATTTAACACACTCAAACTACAGAGGTTACTTTTACAAAGGCAGTTATGTTGATGCAGTTAACATCCGCGGAACATTCACAGCCCAGGATACAAAAGAAGGCGATTACTTGTTGGCCGTGATTCACTTCTTCCGTAGCTGCACCAAAATGTTTTATGGCCAAGACACCCAACGTGGATCGCCACCGCCTTTGGTTTACTTAAATGGTTACGGCGATTATCAATTTGCCGAGCATCCTTGCGTTGTAAGTCAATTTAACTATACATTGCCGCCGGATGTTGATTACATCCGTTGTCAAAGCACCCTTCAGAATAATACCAACAGACTTAACAGTCGGTTAAGAAATCCTCTTTCAAATAACCCGCTGTCATACAGTGTGAATCGTTTACTAAACAGCAGCTTAGTAGCAGGCGCATTAACAAATTCACCTCTGTCACAAGCGAATAATTTAGCATCTTCGACTCCGACCTATGTGCCGACTAAGATGGAAATATCAATTACATTATTACCAATACAAAGCCGTTCACAAATAAGTAATAACTTCAGTGTCAAGGAATTTGCAAATGGTAATTTACTAAAAGGTGGATACTGGTAATGGCAACAAGTTACGAATCAACAAGTCCGTATTTTAATACAGGATACACACAATTTTATCTTGATGTTATGGTAAACAGGCCTATTCCTAAATTTCAAGACGACCAGGATTGGGTTATTACAGAAACATATCAATACAGACCAGATTTGTTGGCATATGACTTATATCAGACGTCAACATTATGGTGGGTATTCTATCAACGAAACCCTAATACATTACAAGCACCGCCACTGGATTTTAAAACAGGAACATTGATATACTTGCCAAAGATCACAACGCTTCAAGAAACATTAGGATTCTAATATGTCGAGCATAGCCGAACTAGAAGTCAAATATCAACGATTGGTTGCTGAGAGAGATGCACTAGGCGCACGATATGAAGCTGGTGAAAAAGATCTGTTACCACAGATAAAGGATTTAAATTCTCAAATACGAGTAACTCTCACACAACTTGAATCATTGCAGGCTACTGCAAGCTCAGGGACTGTTGTTCGTGATGATCAAGCTGCACAAGTTGACCGAGCCAACGAGATTAACCCTGGCGGCGGAATATTAACGTCTAACAACGGTAGAATAAAGCCAGCACCGGACACTACTTCGGGGTCAAATGCAATCAAGTTTGATCCAACTAAAATTAATGACTTCGGCACAGATGCTGAGTTACGACCTTACATACAAACACAAAGCCCGTCGGCAACATCAGGCGGCCAAAATGCAAGCACGGGCCCAACAAGGGCTAATTCAACAACACCACAGCCGGGCGGCAGACCAGGGGTAGGTGCAGCAGGTGATGACGGCGGTGCCAGCAGCAGCCCGATTGTGTCGGCGTTGAATGCAATTGACTGGGAAGATAAAATAAACCCTCAGCCAAATGTGCTCGATCAATATTCAAGCTATACCTATCAGGCTAGTTTGTATTTGATGGATAAAAACTCTTACCAGCAATCTATTAATACAGGTAGTAAAAGTTTAGCCAATGCAAAACTATTGGTACAAACTGGCGGAGCTCCGCAAGGAGCTGGCAGAAACGATTTCTTTAATTTAGATTACTACATTGACAGATTTGATATTAAAAGTTTTATTGCTGGCAAGGCTGTTCGGTTGTCACATAACGTCAAAGAAATCTCAATGACTATTGTTGAACCAAATGGCATAAGCTTCATACAAAATCTTGATGCAGCGGTGCAACAATTTTTAGGTAGTGCAGAAAACAAAAAAAGAAATTTTACCAGTCAGATTTATTTGTTTGTTGTACGATTCTATGGGTACGATGCTCAAGGTAATTTAGTACGTGGCGGCACAGCCAAAAACGGTACTAGCGATCCTAACGCATTTGTTGAAAAATGGTATCCGTTGATTTTTTCTAAAGTAGGATTTAGAATTGCAAACAAAGCAGTTGAATACGAAATTGTTGCCAAGGCGCCTCCGTATCAAATTAATGCAAGTTCTCAACGAGGTACTATTCCCTACAACGTAGAATTTAGCGGCAAAACTCTTAAAGATGTACTTGGCGGATCGGGGCTACCTGCAAACGGTACTGCACCTGCTAACGCACCCGCTGCTACTACTAACAAAAAAACAGTTAGACAAAGTTTAGTCACAGCATTAAACGAGTACCAACAAAAATTAAAAAATGACGGCGTAATCCAATATCCAGATGAATACAATATTGAGTTCATCCTTGATAGCATGTCATCTGCTACTATTATAAATCCTGGCCTAAATAAAAGTGCAACTTCGATGTCAACTCCGGGTACTGCGGCTGATCAGAAACTTGGATCAAAGCAAAGCATGGATCCTAATTCGCAGACAATCGCTGCTACTGCTGGCCAACAAATTGTTCAGTTTATTGACAACCAGATTAAAAATAGTAGCTACATTAGAGACCAGCAAACTCTTATTATTAATGCCAACAACGGCAAGGAATCTGCTGGCCCAGGTGTAAACTTAAAAAATACTGCTTGGTATAAAATTGGTTTCAAGGCAGAACCAAAATATGATCAGTATGACGAAAAACGAAATGACTACGCTTACAAGATAACCTATACTATTGCGCCATACAAAGTATCTCAGCTAAACAGCACCTATTTTAAACCTCCAGTTTATAATGGTGTTCATAAAAGTTACAAATATTGGTTTACTGGGCAAAATAATTCTGTTTTGAGCTATGAAGAGAATTTGAATGGCCTGTACTATCTTGTTCTGACTAATACAAACCTAACCGGGACTAGTTCAGTGAGCGGCGCAGAAAACATCAACGAATTATTAAAATACGCACCAAGCACTACTAGCGGACAGCCAACATCGGGTGCCGAAGGCCGGGCAAACGAACCAGCAGCCAACGCATCGGATCAACTGTACAATCCTGGTGACTTAAAAGAATGTAATATGTCGATTGTGGGAGATCCTGCTTGGCTACAACAAGGGGAAGCGTTTGTATCTTTGCCCAAAGGCGATCCTTATTATTTTAGAGCGTTCCTTTCTGATGGCACAATCAATTTTGACAGTCAGCAAATCTTGTTTGAAGTTGCCTTTAACGCACCTAGAGACTATAACTTAGCAACAGGCTTAATTCAGCCCAGTGCCGATAAATTAAACTCTACAACACAATCTAATCAATATACACAAACGCCAGAGAACGCACAATTTAGTAGAATTTACATTGCCAAGGAACTTAACAGCAGTTTTAACAAAGGTAAGTTTACACAGGAGATTAAAGGGTCGTTGATGGTATTTTACCCACCGGGCAAGGGCGAAGGTCGCCCAGCGCCTCAAGATATTAGAACGGCTGCTAATAGGGGTGTACCTCAAAATCCCAAGACTATACCATGGCAGTACACAAGATCAACTGTTACAGATCCGACTCCATCGTCGTCGTTGGCCAAAGGAACACAGCAACTCCTGACACCGGCTGTGCAAGCAGACAATCCAAGTTTAAGTCAGCTCCAGGCAAGTCCAGTGTATATACAAGCACGAAGAGGCGGCGCAACGCCTGCGGCAGCACTAGAAGCGGCAAAATCATCGTTTGCTGCTGGAACTAACAATGCAGCTAATTTTGCAGCACCGGGTATTAGAACCGGGCCGCAAAAAATAGTTAAAGATCAATAATAGGTAGTATACAATGGCAGATAATTTACAGAGAAGTTTAGGTCGTCCCGAAGAATACAAATTTGACCGCGGCGGCAACCCTGTTGAAATGGGACCGTTTGTAGGCATTGTTGTGAACAACATTGACAACACAAGGTCAGGAAGACTTCAAGTTTGGATTCAGCAATTTGGTGCTGTGTCTGCTGACGGAAGCCCAAACTTAGACGATCCAACTACCTGGAGAACTGTTAGATACATCTCTCCATTTTACGGAGCAACAAAGCAGTCTGGGTCATCAGGAGTAGGGTCGTATCCAGGAAACAGAAATAGTTATGGTATGTGGTTTACCCCACCGGAACTTGGCACAAGAGTCTTATGTTTCTTTGTAGGCGGCGACCCAACAATTGGCGGCTATTATCTCGGGTGTATACCAGAAGACGGTATTAACAGAATGATTCCTGCTATCGGTGCAGTGTCTAACTACAGCGCAAATAGTACATCACAACAACAACTTCTTGCTGGTACTACTGCGGCACCGGTTGCAGAAGTCAATGACATTGATCCAAAATTTACAGACGATCCAAGATTCTTTGACAAAGAAAAGCCAGTACAAAGCACTGTAGAAGCAATTTTATATCAGCAAGGTCTAAATAAAGATCCTATCCGTGGCCCAATTAAAAGTAGTGCTCAACGAGAAAGCCCGTCTAACTGTTACGGCATTTCAACACCTGGTAAGCCAATCTATCAGGGCGGTGGCACAGACAAGGCGTTAAAGGCAGCATTTGAAAAAGGCCAAGTTAAACTACAAGACATCGCTGTAGTCGGTCGGCAGGGCGGCCATACATTTGTTATGGACGACGGAGATATTGATGGCAATGATACACTAGTTCGTATTCGCACTGCTAAAGGCCATCAGATTACAATGAGTGACGACGGTGACGCCTTCTATATTACCCATGCCAACGGCCAGACCTGGATTGAGCTTGGCAAACAAGGAACAGTTGATGTTTATTCTACAAATTCTATTAATCTTAGATCCGAAGGTGTGCTTAACTTCCATGGCGACAAAGGCATAAACATGTTCTCCGGCGGAAACTTTAGAATCAAAAGTAAGCAAACCATGATTGTCGAAAGTGATGACAAACTACTGATGAAAGGAGAAAACTTTGCACTATTATCATCGTCACAAACGTTGGGACTAAGAAGTGACGGAACTCTTGCTCTGCAAGGAAAAATGGTAAGTGCAAGAAGCGACTCTCAACTTAATTTCACTGGCAAAATGATAAATCTCAACGGTGGTCAAAGTATTCCGGTGCCGGCGTTCCCTGGGTTACCGGAATATAATCTTCCTGACACCGAATATATAACAGGTAAGGGATGGACAATTAAAGATGCATCACTGATGACAGTTTGTAATAGAGCTCCGTCACACGAACCTTATTTTGGTCATAATCGAGGCGCAGATGTTACTACTAATATGAATCCAGTTAAAGTCGATGTTCCAGATTCAAATAGTATTATTAGAAAAGCCTACGAAGAAATTAATGCACAGCCAGTTCAAAACGGTGTGACATTAGAAAAGTTAGTAGCTGAACCAGTTGCAGTATCGGCGGTTGGCCCATTATCGGTTGCACAAGTAACTGCGTTAACGGCTCAAACAGCACACGCAAAGGCCGCGCAATTTCCTGCATATGACGACGACGGCAATCTAATGCCAGGGTGGCAACTAACTGAGGACAACAATCCTGTATATGTTGGCCCTGACTTGGGCAAACCCGGCAGGGGTGTCGGGGTTTATGGACAAAGCGTCGAGGGTTTGGTATCCACTGGATTTGTTAAATCGTCGTCTCTTAAATTAATCAGTGGTGGCGCGGCACCTTCAACAGTGCTAAGTTCTGATTCTGTTTGGTCTGGGCAATATGGCATTAGTGGTATATTAGACTACTTGAGCAGCAAGCCTATACAAAATATTGTGCAAGTTGGACTTATGGCCGCAGCATTTGTTGGATTAGTTGATTCTGGTGCAGTAAGTGAAAACGAAGATCCTAGGCTAGTTGCTACATTGTTACAACCAGCTACAGAATATGGTGTTACTGATGTTGTAAAATGGGTTGATGGATTCGCAACGCCAGAAGAAACAACAGAAATAAAAATTGCAGCACGTCAAGGGCAGTTTGCAATAGATTTTGTTGAGTATTACGGTGAGGAGATTGACCTGGTAAACGTGCCTGCAGAGGGAACAACCGAACGAGAAGTTGTTGATCAGGACATGGCCGAGATTATCGACAACCCTAAAGTACCAGTACCTCAGTACACTGAGACTCCTACAGAATTTACTAATACTACAGAAACGGTTATACAAGCCGATGGTGCATTAATTAAAGTTAATAAGCCAACTACAACTGAAGAAGATGGGTTATTCCGCTTTGCTCCAGGTAACAATCAAGGGTAAATATACACATGCCTGCATTTATTGGTTTTAATACACAAGGACAATTCAAGAAGTTCACGTTGACAGACTCGGCGTTAATCAAACGTGACTTACTAAACGCTCTTAACATACGTCAAGGACAAGTTCCCGGACGGCCACAAGTTGGTACAATATTGTGGGATAGTTTGTTTGACAATCAGTCAAGTGAAACAGAACAATCTATTATCAACGAAATACAACGAGTAGCCGGCGGCGATCCAAGATTACAAATATCCCAGGTCGACGTATTCCCGCAGGAAAATGGCATGCTCATACAAATTGAAATACTTTTAGTCCCTAGCACAGAGCCAGAGCGCCTGTCAATCTTCTTTGATCAAAATTCACGAAACGCAAGTTATGTTTAACTGAGCCGTTTTTAGTAGCCATAAATAAAGGAATAATGGACTACTATGGCTAAGACTACAAGACAAACTGCTATTTTTGGGGTAGAGGATTGGAAAAGAATCTACCAAACTTATCGTGAAGCTGACTTCCAGAGCTACGACTTTGAAACGTTACGTAAAAGTTTTGTAGACTATCTACGCTTATACTACCCAGAAACTTTTAACGATTACATCGAAAGTTCGGAATTTATCGCATTGCTCGACGTTATTGCGTTTATGGGGCAATCGTTAGCTTTCCGCAACGACTTAAACGCAAGAGAGAGCTACATTGACACAGCAGAGCGTCGTGACAGTGTTGTGAAATTAGCAAACCTAGTGAGCTATACACCTAAGCGTAATACATCTGCTTCTGGCTACCTTAAAGTTTTTTCTGTAACTACAACAGAAAATGTTACAGATGTAAATGGTATTAACTTAGCTAACGTTACGGTTGATTGGGCTGACCCAACTAACTTTAACTGGCAAGAGCAGTTCTCTGCTATTATCAATGCTAGCTTAGTAAGCAGCCAACGTATTGGACGTCCGGGCAACAGAACTGAAATTTTAGGTGTTGACACATCGGAATACACTGTTAACTTGGTAACAGGATATCTGCCGGTTATTCCTTATACTGCGGTAGTTGACGGAGTAAGCATGCCGTTTGAAGCAGTAAATGCTACTTCGGTGAACAAGGAATATGTATACGAACCAAGTCCACAGCCCAACGGTGAATTTAACATTTTATTCCGTAACGACGCCCTGGGATTTAATTCAGCAAATACAGGTTATTTCTTCTTGTTTAAGCAAGGTGTCTTGCAAAGCCAAGACTTTAACTTAGCTGACCGTGTTAGCAACAGAGCTGTGCCTATCAACATCGAAGGATGTAACAACGACGATCATTGGTTATACCAACTTGACGATGTTGGGTCAGTTGCATCAGAGTGGAAGTATGTTGAAAGTGTATATGCCGCTGCCGCTGAACAAACTGAACCTGGTGTTAGAAAACTATTCTCAATCACAAGCAGAACTAACGATCAAATCACATTAAACTTTGGTGATGGTGTATTCTCTGCCATCCCTGTTGGAACTTTCAGAACCTATGTTCGTGCTTCCAACGGACTACAGTATATCATTAACCCTGAAGAAATGCAAAGTGTAGTGATTCCAATCAGCTACATCAGTCGTACAGGACAATTAGAGACAATAACATTTACTTGCGGTATCACAAACCCAGTATCTAATGCTCAACCACGTGAAACAATCGACGAGATTAAGCAACGTGCCCCTGCTCGTTATTACACACAAAACCGCATGGTTAACGGCGAAGACTACAACAACTTTCCGTTCACTGCTTACAACTCAATTATTAAATCTAAGGCATTGAACCGTGCAAGCATTGGCACAAGTAGATACCTTGAGTTAGTGGATGGCACTGGAAAGTATGCATCTACTAACAATTTTTCTAGCGACGGTGCGCTGTATGAGAACTATGCATTGCCAGCGTTCCAGTTCACTTACTCAACCAGTAATGAAGTTGCAAACATTATCAGTAACAGAATTCAACCTATTCTACGTGCAAGTTTAATGCAGCAATTTTACTATGCTGAATTCCCAAGACCTAGTTTAACTGGGTTGATAGTAACTTGGAATCAAAGCACCACAATTTCCAACACAACAACTGGATATTTTAAAAACAATATTGGCAACCCTGTGCCAGTTGGTCCGTATACCGCTGATAATAAAAAATATATCATAGTTGGTAGTTTGGTTAAATTTGAGCCTCCTGCAGGATATTACTTTGACGCCAATAACAGACTCAAGGCTGGTGTTCCGACTCGCGCTGATGAAAAATTAGTAGTATGGGCAAGCCCAACTAGTGTATACTTAGATGGAACCAGCAACGGCGCAGGTAATTTGCCTAGTGGTGTCGGACCTGTAGTATTAAACAACTTTGTGCCCACTGGTGCTATTGCTACAGATGTAATTCCAATTTTTATTACTGACTTAGCAGTTGAATTTGAAAAATCAATGTCTGACCAAATTTTGTTAAACAGAAATTTTGGCATTGGATATGATAGCCAAGGCGACATCACAGGCACTGCTGGATCTTGGTATTTGATTACGTCAACTAACTTAGCCCAAGGCGCTGACTTTAGTTTATCAAATGCTGGAAGTACCGCAGGCACAGGATTGGATGCAAGCTGGCTCGTTCAATTTGTTACAGACGGTAGCACATACACTGTAAGTTCGCGAGCACTTGAATATTTCTTTGGTTCTGTCTTGCAAAACCGTTTCTTCTTTTACGGTGCTGAACAAGTATATGATAGCAGAACTGGCACAGTGATCAAAGATTTTGTTAACGTGTTAAAAACAAACAGCAAGCCTGA